GATATTGAAGGCACGGCTCTGTCAAATCCACCTATAAAAGCCGTTTCCGGTACATTCACACTTGCATCGGCGGCTTATAAAACCACTATTCCATTTGATTCAAGCGTTGTCGACCTAAACGAATATATCATGTGGAACCTTTTCATCATTATGCCAGACGAATTTTGGGCGAACTACGAGGGGAACGAAGAATATGACAACTACGCCGCTGGTCTATTTATAACGCGCACACAGAACGCTTGGCCTTCGACCATTGGTGGGACACAACTCACGCCGATGTTTTACACGCCAAATGCCAACGACCATTCATGGAAAAGCGGTGGTTCATACGAACATGTTTTGGAGGACAATAGCCTTAGGGTAAGTACTGCTGGGAGTGCTTATAAGTTTTTGTCCGGCGTTGAGTATAGGTACATCGTTATTTTTGCAAGGAGGCGTTCGACAGCATGAGTTTTTACAAAAACATCTGCGGCGGCTATATCGAGTCGCTCTCAAATGGCTTTGGGCAGAAGCAAATCACCGAAGAAGAATACAACAACCTCCTGTCCATCATCCGTTCCGCGCCGTCTGCACCCGATGGTTACACCTATATGCTCCGTGCTGACACTTTGGAGTGGGAACTGGTGGAAAACCAGCCCGAACCTGAACCGCCTGCTGATGATGATGTGGACGATGCCGAAGCCCTGTCTATTCTCTTGGGAGGTGCAGAATGAAGCGCTCTAAACTGATGGCGCTCCGTGCGCTTATCGAAAAAGCCGCCGCCAGCCTTGACGATGGTGACGCGCTTGAAGCTGTCGAACTGTTCCCGGCGTGGGCGGCAGATAAAGCCTACACCACCGATGACCGCATCCGCTACGGTGTCAAACTGTACCGCTGTGTACAGGCGCACACTTCTCAAGCCGACTGGACTCCAGATGCTACTCCCGCGCTTTGGACCGAAGTGGCGAAGCCAGGCGAGATCCCTGTCTGGAAACAGCCGACAGGCGCACAGGATGCGTATAACAGGGGTGACAAGGTATGGTATCCAGAAAAGAATACCACGGTCTACGAATCGACCATCGACAACAATGTGTGGAGTCCTGACGCATATCCAGACGGATGGGTTCTTGTAGAATAATAACCAATATATACAATTAAATACAAGTTTTATAACGAACTGACCGCCTCTTTTCGAGGCGGTCAAACTATTATATGGAGGTCGAGCTAAATGACAAAAGCAGAAGCGATTGAGAAGATTCTTAGTATCGCACGAGGCGAAATCGGATATCGCGAGAAGGCAAGCAACAGCCAGCTCGACGACAAGATTGTTAATGCAGGATCTGGGAACTATACAAAGTATGCAAGAGACCTCGATGCTATAACTAATTTCTACAATGGTTGGAAAAACGGGTATGCATGGTGTGATATGTTCAACGACTGGTGCCACTATAAGGCATGGGGAGCTGATCTCGCTATGCAAGTTCTATGCCAACCACAGAAGAGCGCAGGTGCAGGTTGTATGTATTCTGCTCAGTATTATAAAAATATTGGTAGATGGCATACATCTAACCCGCAACCTGGCGACCAGATATTCTTCTGCTCTGGTGGAGAAATCGGGCACACGGGTGTTGTGGAGTCCGTCTCCGCTACAACCGTTACTACCATTGAGGGCAATACCTCTGATATGGTAGCTCGCAGAACATACAACCTTAACAGTTCCTATATTGCCGGGTACGGTCGCCCAAGATATGAACTTGTCTGTGACAACGATAGTGACGAAAGCGATGTTGAACAACCTGTAACAACTGCACCAGAACAGTCTGTGACTACTCCCGATAAGTACAACCTGCGAAAAGGCGACAATAACTCTTATGTAAAAGAGCTTCAGGAGAAGTTGATAGAACTCGGCTATTCTCTGCCGCGCTATGGTGCGGACGGCAATTTCGGCGATGAAACACTGGAAGCGGTAAATAAATTTCAGGATGAGAATGGCCTCGTTGTAGACGGCATCGTTGGTCATGCAACTTGGGCGAAAATTGAAGAACTCCTGAATAAGAAGGCTCAGCAGGACACCAAAACGCCAACCATGTCAAGTCCAGAAAAGCCAATTTTAAGGTTTGGTTCTAAAGGTCCTTCTGTTGAAGAACTCCAAGAAAAACTGGTCGCGCTCGGATACTCATGTGGTTCTTATGGCGCTGATGGCAAGTTTGGCTGGAATACATACAAAGCAGTTCTTCGGTTCCAACGCGAACATGGGCTTGAAATTGATGGTGTTGTTGGCCCTAAAACATGGGCAGAGCTGCTTAAATAATAATATTGGAGGAAAAGACTATGAAACTCAACGACAAACTGTACGACATTCTGAAGTGGATTACCATGATTGTGATTCCTGCGATGGCGACTGCTTATGTTGGCCTCGCCGCTGTCTGGGCGTGGCCATTTGCGGATGAAGTGGCTAAGACTGCCGCTGTAATTTGCACGCTGCTTGGTGCTCTGCTCGGTATCAGCACGGCAGAGTATAACAAGCAGAAATAAACGGGGTGTCAAATGGACGCCCTGATGGGGCTGACGGTCAGACAAATCGTCGGATGGATAACTGCTGGTTTGGCCGTACTGTCAGTCATAATTGAATTTAACAAGAAAATCAAGTTTAATCCTTTGTCTACTGCGCTGAAATGGATCGGGAAGAGGACTAACGGTGAGCTCGAAGAGAAGATCGATAACATGGAGAAAAAGATGGACAGTCTTGAAGGATCTGTGGCGGACTTAGAGAGGAATGATATTATCGATTGCAGGCGTGAGATACTTCAATTTGCCGACGAACTGCGCCGAGGAGTGAAGCATTCCCAAGAGACGTTTGATCAAATTCTTTCCGACATCGACGCATATGATCGATACTGCGTTGCACACAAGGATTTTCAAAACAATAAAACACTCGCCGCAAAGAAAAAGATTCTTGAAGTGTACGACAAACGGCTCGACGATAACGATTTCCTGTAAAAAAATAAGGGTCTTCTACTATAGAAGACCCTTATTTTTTGCGCTATAAATTTCATTGCAACCTTGCAATCAACTAACAAATGTAATAAGATACTACAAGTGCTCCAATCAAATTTATGCATATAAATATAATACATATATGTGGCGGTCAGTTCTAACACAGTTCTAACGAATGTGTTTTAAATTTAGTTAATTCTTGTTTAATTTCGTCAAATCGCACAAGGTCAAAGCCATTTTGTGAATATCAATCGCACTACTTTTGTATGGATTTAACAAGATTTGACCACATTTGATATCTGATATTTGGTTCGGGACCATGAGGCCGCGAGTTCAAGTCTCGCCACTCCGACCAAAAAGTCGCTGATTTTGAAAGAAATTGGCGACTTTTTTAAACTTTTCAAGGCAATTTATGAATCGCGTCCAACTGTTCTAACAAAAGTTCTAACATAGTGCAGGAAAGTGCACTTAGAAAAGTTCATTGCAAATATCGTTTCCAACAGTCTTCAAATGGTCGTTTGTTAAGTGTCCATAGACATTTCCTGTGGTTTGGATATCTGAATGGCCAAGCCATTGCTGAACATCTTTGAGGTTGTGTCCGGACTCAAGAAGGATGCTCGCACAGGAGTGTCGAAGATCGTGAAGGCGGATTACTGGAAGACCATACTTCTTGAGAATCTTTTTGAACTTACGAGAAATATAATCCGGCGCGTATGGTTTCCCGTTATCCCACTTAAAAACATAGTCGTTTTCAATATAATGGTCGCCAAACATTCTCCTGTTCCGGTCTTCTGTCGTCTTTGCTTCTAAGAAGATTTTTTCAATCTGTGGAGTCATGTGATATGTTCTGTGGCTCTCTTCTGTCTTCGTGTCATCCTTTTCGACAATAGTGGAAAACTTAGAGACAACATGCCTGATCGTGATTTCTTTGTTTTCAAAATCAATACTATCCCACTTTAGCCCAAGCAACTCGCTGCGCCTGAGCCCAAGAACAGCGGTCACTATTATAAGTGGCGCTATCGGTTCCGAATCGATTTCAGAAAACAACTGTCGCATTTGACCGGCGGCGTAGAATGAAGGTTTATATTTTACCTTCTTCGGTTTCTTGACAAATTTCACAGGATTTTCTGCAATCTTCTTTTTCTCTACGGCATCTTCGCAAATTTGGCTTAAAACGGTGAGATAGTTCCGCACAGATTTGCCAGATAACTTCCCACCAGTTTTCAGATTCCCATCTTTGGACAAATGTGTTGAGAATGCTTGGATTACCTCTGGCGTGACATCGCAAAGCCGAATGTTCTTCTTCTTGAAAAATGGAATTATATGGTTTTGTGCGGCGCTCTTATACCCCTGATAAGTCACGGGATCATAAATAAACTCTGCCGTAGAGACCCAATTCTCTGCGTACTCATAGAACATATCGCCGCATGGAACCCGCATCGGTTTTGGCGTTTTTTCATATTTGTCGATCAAGTCATCAAGAACTTTCTTCGCCGCTCTTTTGTTGTGCCCGGTCGTGTTATACCCTGTTGATATCCACTTTTGTTTGCGCTTGCCGTTTTCATCTTCAAGATTCAACACGGCGTAATAGATGTTTTTCTTTGTTTGCAGGCTTCCTGTTACCATTTTGCACCTCCCATTGGTAGAAGCCGCCACATATATGTATTAGTAATTATACCATATATCGAGCGTTTACTCAAGGATCGAACTCTCAACAAATCGAATTACCTCCGTTTTCGGGATCACGTAAGGCTTCCCTGTATTCAGTCTTTTTAATCTCCCATCTTTAATCAGTTCATAAATTCTGTATGGCTTCATGCAAAGCATTTCCGCCACTTCATTTATTGTCACAATATCTTTATACTCAGAAAACATTTTAATCCTTTCTTATGCGTTTAGGCGATGGATACCCATCGCCTTTTGATTATAAAACACTGTTTTTATTCAGATGTAAGTTCCCAATTCATGGGCACTTTTTATTTTGCGTTAGTCGCTTCTGTTTCTGTAAATGGTTCTGGATCGTTGACTCCGATCATCTCTTTTTCAAAATCGATCTTGTCAGCATCTTCAATCTCGGAATCAGGAAACTCGCTATCAACAGTTTTGTAACTGTGAACTACTATGTATAGGTTTCCGAGTTTTGATTTCTTGGACGACTGGTTGACATTATTAGCGCCAAGCATATCTTCCTCTCCTGCCACCACTTTATAATCAAGATACAGTTCTTCTTCCGAGCCATTATCATATTTTAATGTTACGCTGGTGATGTCGTCATAGGAAAGGATTCTATTAAACTTGTCGAGGTTGTCACACCAGGACGAATAAGTATCATTCCCTTCCCCATATATCTCTGCACAGAATTCGTGAGCAACGTCCATATCGCAGATTGCATTACAGGCGATGCGGCTGACTTCATGGCTGATATCGCCAACGTAGAAGGCTCCTATGTATTTGGCATCAATACTGAAGTATTCGCAGTTCTCAAACTGGAACTCAATCGATTGTAGATTTCTCATCTGTTCTCCAGATAAAACACTTCTTTAATCAAGTTGACCTACTCGTAAAATTTTCGATAACACTGGCTGCCTGTTTAACCAGTTCACTATGTTCTCCGTCTCCCCGTCTGTCGCAGTAGCCTCCAAACTTCCTAAGATCGGCAATCAGTTCTTCGATACTTTTCTCTACCTGCATGTTGGCTCCGCAACTTGGACAATACTTGGATTTAAACGGCGCACAATCGCCGCATTCACTGCATCTATATGCAGCCGCGTATATTCCGTTTTTGTTGTAAACCAGGTTAGCATCTACCTTTGTCCAATTACCTTTGTTCATAAACTCTCCTATATTTTATCGAACTCTAATTTCTTTGCCAAACTCGTTTGGCACATTTGTATATATATGAATATCTGGATACATAGCGAAAACCACTTCTTTTGGCAGATACATGTCTTGATACCAGAACAGGCTGCGTCCTTTATATTCCGGTTTACGGAAATCGTCGTTGTCAAGGGAGAAGTCGCCAGACCTGCCACAGATTGAGCAGTGCGTTGACCAGTAGAATGACGGAGGCAAGTCACCGTTCAGACCAGTGTGCATTGTGATGGACTTTTCATACTGGTGTTTATGATCTGCTCGCTTGCTGGCCTTTGAGTTCTGCGGCTTTTTCTTTCTGTATCTCGCTACCTCGTCCATTTATCCTCCATCAAATAAAACCAGTATTTTTTTTTATCATTAATTTTGACCTTTAAAAGTGCCCATGAATTGGGCACTTTTATTTTTGCGGTTCAGATTCTAATTCAGGCTTCCATCCTATGAACGTGCCGCCGTGTTCCATAAGCGGTTCGCCGCAGCATGTGCAATAGTGCATGTCACAGTCATCCGGTGAAATACCAAGATCAAGCCAGACAGTCTTCATGCAAATTGGGCACCTCCATCCATGATTAAACCCGTTACCAGGAACATGCTCCCACTCACGGACGAAGCACTGCTCTACATCTGTTTTCATGATAAAAGAATCCTTTCATAACAGCCGCTGGATATCTTCATAGTGGATGTGATACTTACCAAGTGCATCATAAATCTGATGGTAATGTCCGCAGTGCCACTCTTTGAACTTAAGTCCTTCTTCCAGCAGTTCGTCGAAGTATTGAGTCAGGCGGTCAGAGCCGTAGTAGCCGAGAGCCCCGCACACTGTTTGCGGCAGACAATGTGTTAGAACATAGTCAACTTTATGTCCGGCGTTTCGCAGCGTATCTTTGCCTCGTTCCAGTTCTTCCTCACTTGGGATCTCACGCTCCCACCAGGACACATGGTTTACACGGAACATGCGGCCTTGGTTATACCAGCGACGATAAGTGCGCTCAAAGAGCTCGGGATCGGAATATTTCTCTGGGTCGAGAATGCCGTCTTGTATGTCGTGCGAACTCGCGCCGCCCATGACGAAGAACTTCTTGCATTCAAAGTCGAAAATGTGTCCGCGCATTAGGTGGAAGATGTTGCTTCGGATCTGGTGCGCTTTACCGCCATGGAAATCAACGACCGGGAATTCATCACCGTTCAACCTGTCGTAGTTTTCATGATTGCCATCGACAAAGCAGAAAGTGCATGGTTTCTCTTCCAGGAATTTGAGTCTTCCTTTTTCCCTGTCGCTGCTCTGCTTGTAATCCCAGATGCCGCCGAAATCACCAAGGATGATAACAATGTCATCCTTGGTCATTTCTTTGATTTCCTGGAAATTCCTTGATGTGAATCGGCTGAAGTCGGCATGGGTGTCGCCTGTGATATAGACCATTTAATCCTCCATATCTCCGTACAGTTCGCACTCATTCTGATCTGTCTGATCTGCGTTGTCCCACCAGCCGAATGACGTTTCTCCTGTTACAGAATTGCGCCAGATCTGCACCGTGCAGTTTTTATGGATTTCTTCCTCATCATAGAGATTGGTTCGAACGGATATCAGTTCGTTATCATCAAACTCTTTGACCGGAGCATTCGCAAGAATGTGCTCGTAAACCGCTCTGTATGAATATGGAAAGGCATCGGTCTTCCCCATGAGGTAGTCAAGGCTTATGTATTTATGCAATATTCTTTCTCCATTCTTTGATAGCGGAGATCACGTCATCAATGTTGCTGACGAGAACACCGTACTCTTTGATGAGCCCGGTGACATAAATGTTCTGATAGGAGTATTGCTGCTCTCCCGGCGACGAGGCTCCGCCAGCATCTTTCGCTTCGCTGTGGGTCAGGAAGCATTGTCTGTTGTCCGTGCAGATCCCGACAAGGCATTTGTTATCGCCGCGTGTGATCTTTTCATGGAATTTGCCGATTTCGGCACATGTGCCGGCAGGGAGAACGTCTCCATCAATGCAGGCAATGAGCACATCTGTTTTATCGAGTCTGGCATTATCCGCTGCAGCTACTTCTTTTGAGCCTGCGAACTTTTTCTTCCCTTCCACACCGTTGATATCCGTATTCTCTACAGGAGAATAAAGGTCCATCTCCGGGAAAGCATTGCGCAATTTTGACGCCCACTCTGTATTTCGGAGCAGGTCTCCATAGGTGAAGATTGGACCAGCCAAATAAGCATTAAACTTTTTCAATCTCTTTCTCCTTTAAGATAAGATTCAGAACAACGCCAAACACTAGCGCAAGCGCAGTTCCGCTGATGGCAAAGGTAGCACCTCCAATGGCCAGCCCGCTGATGCCAAGAGACAGAACGCTGGACACCATAATAAGGTTCTTCTGGTTATTCAGATCAACCTGCTGGAGCATCTTGACGCCGGAACAGGCAATGAAGCCATAGAGAACGATGGCGGCTCCTCCAAATACGCAGCTTGGGATCGACGCGATGAACGCCTGTACTGGCGCGATAAACGAAAGAAGCATAAGCATCAGGGCGGCAGTTGCCGTTACGATCGTTGACGCGACCATGGAATAACCAACACAGGCAACACCCTCGCCATAGGAACAGATGCCTAGGCCGCCGAGCACGGACCCAACAAGATTTGCCAGACCTTCTCCGGAAAAAATCCTGCCAAGTCCAGGCTTTTTGTATAGATCTGTGCCGATAATGCTGCCAAGAGCCGCGTGATCGCTGAGGCATTCCATCATGGCGCTGATTGTAAAAGCGATATAAATGACAACGATGGATGCGACATTAAATCCGAAGCCTGTTCCCCAATGCGTAAATGCGAGATCAGGCATTGCAATCAGCGTCATGTTCTGAAACACACTGAAGTCTACGATCTTGATGATCCCAGCGATAGACAAGATAATCGAGAATACATAACCGGCAAGCGTACCGATCAAGAAAGGCAGGATCTTCGCCATCCCTCTCGCATAGTGGCTTGTAACCGCTATAACGATAGCGGTGAACAATGCAATCAGGATTCCCCATATATTTGTTTCCCCTCCTACCTGAACGTATGTACCGATAAATCCCATGAGCGTGATTCCAATTACCATCGTGACGGCACCGATCAGTGCTTTCGGAAAGACTTCGTAAATCCTATCGACCGGAACTTTTGAGAAAATATAGCCAAAGGCACAGTACACAAGGCATGTCGTTAAGCCGCCAACAGCTACAGCAGGATACCCGCCAGCCGCCAATGCGATCAGAACCGGAGCGACAAAAGCACCGCTATTGGAAACGAACATGGGAGACTGCCATTTCGTTGTGACCAGATAGGTAATGGTTGCGAGGCCGGCACCAAACAAAGCGCCGCTGACAGAAACACCGCAGATATTTGCAATAAGCACTGAAGCCACAAACACACTAAGCATAAGCTGTAAACCAAAGAGTAATGTCTTGCCTACGCTCGGTTTGTCGTTAATACCATAAATCAAATTCTCATTCCTCCTCAAACAGACCTCTCTGCTTTTTAATAAGTTCTTCTGCATACTTCTCCCCGAGCGGAGTCAAGGAGAACACGGCATCAGACGGGATATATCCTTGCTCCGCTTCTTTAAATGCATCGCGTACTTCTTGGAAGTCCATAGTCCTATGGACATCTTGCAGTTTGCCATCGTGATAGACCTTTGCAGAAATTGTAACTTCGACCGTATTTTTCGGAACGGCCAGCACAATGAATTCGTTTTCGAGTTCGATGATTTCTTGATCCATCACTTTACTCCAGTGCTTCCATGTCCGCCACGGTCAGGATTACAAAGATGGTCAGTTTCCTCAAACTCAAGGTCAGGTTGTTTCTTTGCGATACGGAACTGGCAGATTCTGTCGTTCTTACGGATGATGGTATCTCGCAGAGCGTATGCCGGGAAGAACCACTGATCGTTGTCCCCGCAATAGGAATTATCGATCACGCCGAAACTGTTCGTCTGGACAATACCGAAATTCTTAAAGGTGCTGCTGCGAGGTACGACATGCGCCTCATAGCCTTCGGGGAGCTGCATGGCAATGCCCAGAGGGATCAGCTTGAACTCACCTTTTTTCAGCTCGACTGTTTCGGCTGCGCGGATATCGCACCAGTCGCCTTTGGCGATCTTGTGGATACGCTCAATCTCTGGGTCAAAATACTTGATAATAATTCTCTCGCTCATTCTTTCTCCTGTTTATGAAATCTGCTGTGCGTACTGGTTATCGCTCGCCAAATTCACGCCGAGTATCTGGTCAAAATGCGGGCAATTGTCGGGTCGGAACCGCCCATATTTAACAACGATGTTCGGAATTGAAAGTAACATGTTGAGTTTCCCATCAATCTCGTATTCGTCGTAGCCCGTGTAGATAACAACTGTATCTTGGCAGTCATAATCATTTCGCAATTTGAAGATCAGATCATATACATCTACAAACTGATCAAATGGTTCCAGACCGCCAAACACAATAGCTTTTGTAATGGGATTGCCGAGGTATCTTTTGATAATTGTATCGATGTCTATGTCGATAGGCTCTTGTTTGACGAGTTCGCTGTTTTGGCAGTAATGTCCGCCATTTTCATAGTCGCACTTAAACGTACAAGTGTTTGTACTAATGAACATGGATGGGACTTTGTAGTTAACAAAGTCCTCATCTAAAAGCCCTTTTATCAGAATGTGACTCAATCTCCTCTCGGATTTTCTTTATTGCATAATCGATCCCACGCCTATGCTTCCATTTAGCGATAGCTCCTTTTGGGCGGTTTAAAAACCTTTCCCACTCGCATTGAAGTTTTGTAACACCGTCAACCGTGATATATACGTTTGTACTTCTATTGAGAAATTGATCGTGCAATGGAACAATCCTACAATTATCTGGGCTGTATCCACGTTTGTTATCAATCCTATCGATAGACATGTTTTCATTCCAACCATGTTCTATTGCCCATGTATAAAATGGTACAAATGTCTTCCATTCGTCGCAAATGCCAATCCCTTTCTCCCCATACCAACGATAATTATCGGAATTCTTATTGGTACATCGTTCCTTCATGCCACGCCAGACAGCATTTAATGGATGTTTGCTCAGGCCATGCCGATATACACAAGACCTTTTAATCCCATACTTCTGCAACAAAGTGCCTATTTTAACTTTGTTAACTCCAGTTTCGGATTCAATTTGGCTCCTCGTTTTTCCATTCCTTATATACTGTTCTTCTAAATAATTTTTCGACAGTTCGGGAACGGAGCTCATGCATCCGTTCCCTTTTCATTCAGCGGCATCCATTCGCGAAGTTTGAACTCCGCCTTTCGTTCTTTCGACCAAGATTTTGTCTTCGTATAGAAACCGACCGTCCTGGTATATTCAGATGTCTTTTGCTCTCCACACTCAGGGCAGATATCACCGTAAAACAAATGGCCGTTGTCGCACGTGCTCATTTTCCCATTGAACGCAAAATAAGTTACACCTTTGTCGGTAATATAATTCAGCATATCCCACGCTTGCTCATCTGTTGCAAAAGGAGCATCAACGTTGATGTGGCAAATAGACCCACCATCACAGTAGTGGTCAAAGGCCGCGCAAATATCAATGCGATCCTTTAGAGATGCCGGAATACCAAGAGCAATCCACTGATTCCCATAGAGTGGAAGATCTGTGACGACCTGCTCCGGATATAGAAGCGTGTCTGCCTGCTGGAATTTTGTCGCTGCCGTTTCGCCGGGAACCTGCTCAATATTCACCATATAATCTTTATCTGCCGTGAACTCACTAATCGCTTCGTGGCACGTTTTAAAAATGGCTTCGCCAAACCGATATGCGTCCTTAGTATAATTTGTTTTACCTAAGTCATCTGTTATGGTGTAACCGAAAGATTTCATGACCTCATAAACGCCATTTAACCCGACGGTATTATAAAGATGCTCAAAGTCAAGCATGCCGTCGTTGAAGTTCGGGAGGAGATTCTTCTCCACATTTCTCTTTATGATACCACGTACCACATCAAGGAGTTTCATATCAAGTACGAGTCTATCCTTCAAGATCTTCAGAAATCGTTTTTCGTCTCCCTCAGACTCGTATGCAATACGCGCAAGATTGATGGTAGATACCTTTATAGATCCAACCTTCAAAGCGGTTCCGCCGATACTATTGAAATATCCAAGATCTTTGATCGAACTTTTTAGACGGCAGCAATTTGACAGCGACGTAACATTGTCGTCACAGAAGAAGTTGCTGTCGTTCCAACGACGATTGTGATTTGAAGAGAATCGTGCAAACGGTTCATCTACAAATTTGCCGTCTTTGCGCAGAAGAGAAATTGTATTCACAGGGAAAGTGAACATTCTACCCTTATCCTTGATGGCTGCCATTTCTTCGAGAAACCATTTTTCGAACTGCATGATTTCCTCTTTGTTGTCGATGGCAAAACGACCATCAGGAAAAGTCATTCCGCCAAATAATGCGTCAAAGTATTCCCCATCAAATATAGAAGTGTTCACGAATGCCGATTGAATCCCATCGCGTGTGTATGGCTGGTTCATCCCAAAAATAACGCGCTGGATTTCGCTCTTTGCAAAAATCTCGGGCGTCTGATTACGAGGATAATGCCCCGTTTCAACATCCACTTTCCAGAACCACCACATATAAGGAATGAGATTCGGAAGTCCGCATGCACCAGATGTGCGATTGCTTGTAAAATTAATAAATTCCTTAACAAAATCGACGAATGTCTCAAGATGTTTTGCTGGTTCTGGTTTGTTATGATCCTCAAGATAGTACAGCCCGTCAGTAACAATCTTTTGAAGGTCGTATGCGAAGCAGTATGGAACAAAAGTAGCGCTATTGGCATCGTGAAGATAAAGAGCTTTGTTCCATTCCTCTTCAAACCACTTTTTTGCTATACGCAGGCCATACTTTTTCTTCATTTCATAAAAGATTTTATTGTATGCCATCAGCTTTTCGTGCGGTTTTGACATTTCGGAGCGCAGGGTAACTATGTCTTTCTTTTGTACATTTGAACTGCCATCTACAGACGCATCCGCCACCGTATCACTGTCAATAAAGTTGTCCATAAAGTCAGAGTAATCGAGTTGGCTTTTATGGAGTCCATTAAGCTTTTCAAAGTCCGTTCCATATTTCTCGGCAAGAGAAAACAGAAACCGCTCAAAGTCTTTATTCAGATTAAATTCAATTTGCATCTTATACCCCCTGATTGTTGACCCAAGTAACAGCATGCCCAAAGTCCAGCAATTCGTCGCCAACCATCAAAGCGGGAGCAGACATCATGCCAAGCGACTGCATCTCTGCAATATTTGTATTTTCTGTGTATGTAATACTTTTTGCTTCCAGCTTGTTCTTCAAGACTTTGCACTTAGGGCAACCGGTTGAATAAAAAATTACTTTCTCTGCCATATAGCCTCCATTTAGTTGTTTTTGACTGCTTATTAAAGGAATAAATAAGTGCCGATGAATTCGGCTGCGGAATCATAGTTATCTTCGATACGAAGCAGGCTGTCCAGAATCCACGGGTGAACGCCTTCTGGATCACCTATCCCAATCACGGGAACGAATCTATCTTTGATCGCATCGACAGTCGCTATCTCATAGTGTGAACCAACGCTGTCGTTGATCCCATCAAGATTGACAACCACTACATCGCACTTGTCTCGGACGACGCCGAGCTCCCATCTCTTAATCTCCTGCTGCGTTCTCTGACTGTCATACTCGTAGTTATAATAGAACGGAGGATGGATAAACGTAACAGCAACATTCTCTGGTTTGATACGTTCAACCGCTTTTTCGATTTTGAGACGCCAGTTCATCTGTTCAGAGAGGGTCAAACCGCTCATCTTACCACAGGTGTAAATCGTATAATTCTTCACGTCGCCACCTCATCAAACAAACTGTGCTGACCAGGAAGCACTGTGCTATCCGGAGGATTTAGAAACGCATTAGCAATTTTCAGGATCTCATCTGGTGTATATTTAAACTCACAATTATTTATAGTGAAGTCAACCTCGTCCGATACACCATCGAACTCGCCTACGTCCGTGAGGTTTCTGCGGTATGCCTCCTCGATATCATCTCCGCGCTTCAGCATATTGATCAGTCTTGTTCGGCGGTCAACGTCAAGATAAATCGACGTGGTAGAAATGCCGAGTTTCTTCATCGTGCGCAGGCCATGCGGAGTAAGTACGGCGGCTGCATTTTCTTCCAGACAATCCTTCTTTGCGATGCCGTAAAACCAGCCACGATAGTTCATACTTTCAGCGAAGAAATTATGTTTATCAAGATAGTGAAAGTCTTGCTCTGATATGAAATTGTAGTCAATGTGGTTTACTTCGCCGTCGCGTTCCGGTCTGGTCGTATATGTAACAATGCGTTTGTACTTGGAATCCTCGCCGGCCAAACCCTTAATCAGGGTAGTCTTTCCGCTGCCGGATTCCCCAAGAATCACAAGCAATAAATCAACCTCCTATATTTTGCAAACCAATGGCCAACATACTAGCCTGCTCAAAAATATCAAAGTTATTGAACACTTCGAGAATGCGTTTCTTGGCGCAATCTTCGCAGAGCTCTTCGTCGTCAACTATGTATTCGGCTTCATCTCCGCACAGATCGCAGTAGACACGCTCAACATTTCTATATGAACACGCCTTACCGATACAGCCAAGGTCCGGTGGACAGCCGACGCATTCATTCTCCACTGCCCGCATCGTCTACCTTTGCTTTCCCGAGTGTCGTGTTGCAGAATTCTACGATCTCGTTGATGCGCTGGTTATACGGCTTGTCTCTGTGCGCGATCTCCAGAACCGCGCCACAAATCATACGAGCTCCAGTGCGTAGGCTATTAACCCTGACCTTTTCGAACTCTTCTTTGAGGGCTTTATCGAGTTTCGCTTCTTGTTCCTGTGTCATCGTTACCTCCTGATGGTATTATAGCATTTATTTTGCATTTGTCAACAGTTTCTGTTGTCTGCTTCTAAATTTTTTATGAGGCAGTTCCACAGGTCTTCAATGGTCTTCAGTTTGACAATAGATCCATCTGCCTCTGTGACGCAGCCATCCTTGTACTCATTGCCGCAATCCAGTTCAAATACCCAGTATGCGATCCAATCATCTTCGTCATGCATAATCGTTGCCAAGAGATCCACCACATTGTCAACCATCATCGGGAACATCAACTCACACTCATCTCGCGACTGCTTGTTAAACGCAACAGTAAGATCAATCAGCCCATCTTGGAATCGCATATTTCTTACGACGGCTTCCAGGTGCTTCTTGAACTCTTCATATGTAATACCTAATTTTTTCAAACGACTTTCCTCACAAATTCTCTACTTTCTGATACTTCGTAATCCAAATCTCATTGACGCCGGGAATAGGCTCCCACTCCCCTGCTTCGTTCTTCCTGACCTTCGGTTTGCGTGTCTGCCCCTGAATCTTGATGATGTCGCGCTCTTTGAGCCTTACCTTGTTGAACGTCTTTCTGTCGATCTTGCAGTCGATAGTTTCGCCCTGTTTTAAGGAATATACCTTCAGCTTCGGGGAATATTTGGTGTCAACTTCCATAACCATACCGATACCCATGTACTGTTCTCCAGAGGTTGTCAGATAACCAAGGTACTCAGCTTGTGCTTCAAGCTCCTGTCGCAGCGTGCGCTTCGTGTAACGGATGTGTCTGCCGATCTCTTTTACCACAGTGGCCTTATCAAACTGTGTGAACATCTTATCTGTTTCGCGGCCACACAGAGGACGAACAACGTCCAAGTTGATACCAAGCACATCCAGTTTCTCTTTTCGGAGTTGCTTGTCAGAAAAACTGTCAAAGATTTCTGACAACTTCAGCAGATAGTTTGCATCTCCAAACTCAGAAAAGAAATCAAGTTCGATCAGGATTTTGAGTTGGCGAGAATCCAAGGATGTTTTTTCTTTGATGTCACGAAGAAGTTCGGCAAACGATTCATAACGGTTATCCCGAAGCTCATACAGAGCATCTGCCGCATCATCGTTCATGTGCTTGATGGAGCCGATCCCTTTATAGATGCTGTTATCTTCTCTTGACAAAACATAGCCGCCTTTGGAGTGCCTGAATTTGATAGGTTTCAGCTTGATGCCGAAATAGGAAAGCTCATCCGTAAGCTTCATGGTTCGATCTGCATCATCGGCATAATAATTCAGAGCAACGGTGTAGTATTCGAGCGGATAATGGGACTTTAGGTAGGCTCCGTACAGGCTGTCATAGGCATATGACAGCGAGTGTGACGCGTTGAAGGAATAATGCGCGGCCTGCTCTACCACCGTCCACGTTTCGATAAAGCCATCCTCTTCGCCGACACGTTTGATCCAGCCTTTAAGAAGCTTTTTCTTTAGATCGGCAAGCTCTTTTTCCTTGAATTTTTTCTTTGCAATCTTCTTAATGATATCGTAGCTGCCTGTTTCCGGGATGCCGAGCCAGATCAGATATTTCATGATAAGCTCCTGATAGATCATACGGTGCTTGCCTTCGATCAGAATGTCATCCAATTCCGTGACGCCGGTCGTATAAGGCTTGCGATCGACAAAATCCTGGAGCAAGCTTGCGCATCCTGGGCGAATGATAGCGACAAAGGCGGACATTTCTGAAACGCTGTGCGGCTTATATCGCTTGGCAAGCGCCGTCGCAAACTCACTATCAGCCTGGTTGATGGTACATGTCAGACCTTTTTCGTAAACATCAAATGTTTTCTCATCCAAGAGCTCATCCATTTCCCGGATCGTAGGGATTGGGATGTCGGCCATTTCACACACATCTTTGATGATAGCCCATACTGTGACGGTCAAATAATCGTTCTTGAGATACTTATACTTATCGCAGTTATAGCCATCCAGCATACAGCAGATCTTGCCGCTGCCGGTCATGCGGACGAGGCCGATCTCTTTTCGCACAGGCTTATAGTACAGAAGCATGGAGCACGGCGATTCCGACACGCTGTCGATCACGCCGATAAAACGTTTGCTCTTCTCGATAATGTCCTTCCACTTTTTATCTTCGCGGTAGGCGTCCAGATTCTTGGCAACATCATCGTATTCGGAGATGTGAAGCCCGATCCCTTTGCAATAGAGGCGGAAAGCAGAGGAATCCTGGAGAGGCTTCCATGCCAGCATCCACGCACAGTTCTCTTTACCGAGAAGGTCTTCTGTGGCCTTGATGAACGGGACACGATCGGCTGTGTTAAGGTCGATCCTTTATACCCTGGGTTTCCCCATATTTAAAGGGAGTAGACTATACCATCATCGTTGATATTATCTCGGATGCCCATTGGTAGTCGTTGCGAGCTTCCCTTGCCTTGCGGTTTAGGGCTGTCTCTCAGGATTGCCAAATCCATTATCTTGTTACCATACCGCTGTAGTTGGCAGCGCCACGCTTTGTTTTCACTCGCGCTTGGTAATAATGGCTCTAACGGTTTCCCCTGATATTCTGGGTTTTCTATATGTATCACTGCATATAGCGACATTTATAAATGTCAAACATATTCCCAATGATAACCGGCTGCTGTCTTTCCTTTTTTAATTGCTGCCGTGAACGACCCTGTTGATTTAAGTTCAAATCGTTCTTGTGCATATTTCATACAATTAAAAACTTCTCCGGTTTCAATACACCGAATCTTTTTCGCATTTGGGTTGGTCTCGTTTTGATACATAGGATTGTTCTTCTGTTTTTCTCTAAGACTCTGTTTCATTTCATCTGTCCATTTGTGATTGAAATTTGGATTCTTTTCTCCTGAAACGAGCATTGAGATTTTATTTCTAAACTCTTCGGATTGATACGCTCCATTACAATCGTTTCTTAACGCCGTCATTTTTGCTCTAAAGGCTGGATCTTCCCACTTTGTCTTGGAGGCAACAGACATTTTGGTCCTGACCTCTTCACTTGGAGATAGACCAACGGTTCCATCGCCGCCATCCGTCATGTTATAACCATTCGGGATTTTCGTATCGAAGCATTTAATAAATAGACGCTCCAAGTATTTTGCATCTTCTTCTGATAAACTACGGAAGATTACTTCGTGCTGGAAGTTATCCCATCCATATTTTTTGATAGCGTTTTTAAAAACTGATTTTTGGTATTTGTTTCCGTCAGAACCCCACCTTCTTTCCGGGTCCTGGCTTGTAATTCCTATGTACTTTTTGCCATTAACCTTGTTAATGTGCATGTAAACTGACCATATGTTTTCATTCATACTTGTTTATCGGGTAACGACCTGCTGCCTAAGATACGTTCGACTGACATAAATCTTGACGGAAAAAGTGTAATTGGCGCGGAAACTCGGTCAATATCCGTGAGACCAAGCATCTTTGTGATATAGAAGCTGGGAGCAGAGCCTCTGCCGGTATTAGTGAGGCGACCGCCATATTTCTCCTGCGCGAGCTTGGCGACGTTATAATCTATAAGGAAGTAGTTCGCCATGTTGGTATCTTCGACGGTCTTTACTTCTTCCCGAATCGCCTTCAGATACTCGTGGTGCTTTTCTTTGGGAATCGTTTTCTTTTCCTGTTTCCATCGTTCGTTGATAATATCTTTCAGATCCTGATTTGGATCATCCGACACAGAGGGTAGCTTGATATCGTCGTTGATGATAGTGATCGGTTCACACTCATCAAAAACAAGCGTGTTTTCCAACGCCTCCTGCACCTGCTGCCTTGTGAGAATCCCCTGCTTTTCATACCGCGCAAAAATTGTGTCGGAATCCGGATAGTCCAAGACCATGCCATCCTCGGACTCGTAGAACTGTTCATGCCCGCGCAGATAGACTTTGCGAAACTCGGCATCATCCGGAAGAATATAGTGGCTGTCGTTGGCGTGGATGATCGGAATGCCGGCTTCCTTGCTGAAAGAGAGCATCTGCTGATTTACAGTTTTCTGTATCTCAATATCATGCGCCTGAAGTTCAAGGAAGAAATGATCTCCAAAACGTTGTTTGAGTTCCAGGAGAAGCTCTGGTTCATCCCAGATGCCGGCCACGCATGCGCTTGTGACAATCACATTCTTTGGATCAAGAGAAAACAAGAGCTCGCGGTCGATACGAGGCCGATAATAAAAGCCTGTGTCATGCGCCTCAGACATGATATCGTTGAGCTGCATAACGCCATCGTTATTTCTTGCGATGATAATGAGGTGCTTATTGCTTCTGTCTTTTTCAAAACGGTTTGGCACGAAATAGGCTTCCGTGCCGTATATCATTTTTAGGCTGGTATCCTTCGTCTGTGTGATCCAGTCAAAGATGCTGCCGGTTACGCCATGGTTCGTGGTAAAAACAGTTGTATGTCCAAGTTCTGTCGCTCTGGCGATATAATCCTCTGGCTTTGTTACGACATCTCTGATCCAAGGATTTCCGTAGTGGTCGTGTTTATGATAATTATTGTATCTCATGTATCACTTCCAATCCGCAACTGCTGCGTATTCGCAAGAATTGCGAAAACCGCAAAGTTGCGTGCAGTAGAAGAAATTGAGTACAGGCTCGAAACCTTCTTCTCTCTCAATCTTTGCAATAGTATCGGCTACCCAGTTCATAGTCTCGTTATACTCGTTCTCATCAAACAGCACTTCCATAAACTTACCACCATCTGCGAAATGGTTCCACGCAAGCACCTTCGGGAATACACCGAAGTTCTGCTTGACCGCTGCGGCGTAGATGTAGCCCTGGCGCTTATGCGATTCAAATGTCTCCTTGTGATTCTTCAGCACTTTACCGCTCTTGCCGACCGGGCAGGCGGAAGACTTGTGGTCAATGACGATGATGTCACCGGTGTCCTTATCTCGAATCAGCAGGTCTATGTATGCGATGAACTCTTTTCCGGCGATTTTGAAATGCAGTTCCAACTCTACGCCGAGGATCTCATAGTCCTTCAGCCAATCAAAATCTACAATGGAGAAGTAATCGGCGCAGGCTTCAAACTTCTTATCCATGATTGACTGCTTGACGCGGTTAAAAATCTGCTCGTCAAATTGGTTGACATAATACTCTGCCGCTTCGTCCAGCGACAGTTCGCCTTTGAAATACTTCTCCAGCGTTTCGTGGGCAAGGCTACCGTTCTCCGCGTAGAAGTTGCCTTGGTTTGGATACAGATCGGGGTCGTTGATGATGTAGTTCAGATAGAATTCATAGGGGCAGTTCTTGAAGGAGCTCAGTCTGGAATACGACCAGCGCATCTTCTCAATTTCTTCTTTATACTCGCTGATTCAGACCACCTTCCTCTTATTAGCGTATAACTCTTCCCATACTTCTCTTCCACAGTCAACCGGTGCGTTCTTTGACTCCTTGCCGCCGAGTAGTTGCTGCGGATCTTGGATAATATAAACATTCGTGATTCGTTTGAGCGCGTCGATCTGTTTTTTTGTATCGCCTGAGCGATAGTCAACATCGGTGTCCCAAGCGAAGACCACATTCACTTTCAAACTCAGGATCAACGCAACTTGCTCGTCGGACAGATCGTGCGTTTCGGCTGAGGCACAGTTCTTGTAGCCCCAGCCATACGCTTTCATCACGGACTTCACGGACTCAAAAATGATGATCTCGTTCTGTTGCTTGACATATGTCAAGGCAATGTTTAGTCCTTGCAGATAGTCAAGACATCCAATCTTGAAGTAGTTCATATATTTTGAAAGCCGAAGCTGTTTGTAATTCGGATACCGCGTCCTGCCTTTGATATTGATCAGGTTTCCATCAATATCATAGACCGGATAAACAATGCGGTTTTGCCAGGTATCAACACGGACGCCAAACAAGTCCATGACATTCTGCTCGATGCCTTCGTCGAGCCATTCCGGAATCTGTTCTTGCTGGTACTTGTCCAATTCGGAGCTGCTCAGAATCGGGTGCTGATACTTGACAGATGTTTTTGCGGTCATCTTCTTTAGCTTTTTGAGGTAGATGACGGTATCGGACTGGCACATCTTGGAGATGTCTACATCGGCAAGGCGTGCGGCCTTCTCTACTGCTTCATCAATAGATAGACCCTCGTAGTCATGCAGCCACCAGATCATGCGACCGCTGCGACCACAGGAGAAGCAGTGATAAAACCCGTCTTTTATACTGAAGCTGAGGGAAGGGGTTTCGTCAACGTGTTTCGGGCAATGCGCCCACAGGTTATCTCCTTTCTGCTCCAGCTCCATCGTCTGGCTGACATATTCGATCAGGTCGGCGCGGTCGTCGATCTCTTTGAGCATTTCGCCGTCGTATTTGGACATAACCCGCGCCTCCTCTCTCAAAATTCATCCGTCTTATGGTGTTGTTCAGCTTCCTCTACAGTCATGGTGTCGCCATTGAACCAGAAGTCGATATAGGCTTCCTCGTCATCCTCCTGCATCTGCTCGCCGAGGCGGTTCACATAGATCTTGGCGTACATGTTGCCGCACTCAACACCGTCACGGATCTGCATCTCCTGCGTCTTGTAGCCCCACTTAATAGCGACGGACAGATACATGTTGATCTTGTAACTGTCTGCGATCTCCCCTGCTCTATTGAGCTGCGCCGCACTGAGAACAGGAAGATCAAGCTCGCCGGCAATCTTGTTTTTCAAGAAATCACACTTTGCACCGAGGACGTTGTAGATCTCAGAGCTTGTGCCATTGTTGAACTTCAAGTAGTCATAGATCACAAAACCGAGGTCGATCTTACGCTTGAGCATCTTGCAGATAGAGTAGAGTTTGTCCATGTTCATATTCGGATCATAGATATGGACAAAGGGTTGGCGCTTGAGCCACGCTCTGGCTTCCTGCACGCGCTGGAACTCTTCCTCGTTATAGGTGCCGTTCTTGATCTTCTTGTTGCTGACGCCGGAGATGTGAGACAGCAGGCGCTCCGTATACTGTCTGGTAGACATCTCGCTATCGACCACCAGCGTCGGAACACCATTGCGCAATTTGTGGACTGCCTCGTTCATCAAGAGAGCGGATTTGCCCTGCTTGTACTTCGCCTGGATCAGTACCAATTCGCCTGGTTCATATGTAAAATACGGAAGGAAGGATGGATACTTCGACGGTACGCCGTATATTCCGTCCGCCGATCTGCGTTTTTCAATCTCAGCCCAGATATCATCCAGTTCATCTCCGAGCGTGTGGATCTCTTCGCTGGTTACAAACTTCTGTGTCAGATCGTCGAGTTCGCCATAAACCTTATTGCTCAGAACGGTCAGATCGGTATCACGCTTGAAGCAGAGCCCTTTAAGGTTGTCGAGCGAATTTACAAGCTCGCGTTTGAAGGCAAAAGAGGTAACGTCTTCGGCGAGAACTTTATACTCTTCGAGCGAGTGCCTCGCTACCTGACGGAACATCTCAAGCCATTCCTGGATGGCTGGTAAATTGAACTGGTCGAGCCGCTTCTGCACCGCCTTGTTGGACTTCAACTTGTTCGAGAGGTTATAGGCGTCTATGGTCTGGATACCGTCTCTAGTCAGTTCGCGAATGCCCCAGTACAAAATGCCGTTGTCAAGGTTGAAGAAATAGTTGGGCTGTAAAAAATCTGTATGTTCGATATATTCCGGGTGGTAGATCAGTGTCCCGATGATACCGCTCTCGCTTTGAATATCCGAAAGCTCTGCGATATCTGCCATGCGATCCCTCCCTTACTTATTGAGTATTGTTCCGAATCCACCGCTCTTCTCGCGGTTAAGCGCAAACTGCGGCGCGTTGGTTTTCCTTGGTTTGATTTCTTTCTGCTGTTTGAGGAGCTTCGTTGCCTGCTGTTTCTGGTATGCATCCTGGATTTCCTGCTTGTCCAGCATGTAGCGGAAACCGGGTGGATAGCGGAGAGGAAGCTTGTGACTGACGACATATTGCATCGTGAACACCATGTAATCGGAAGAGATGCCCCTCTCCAGATATTCGTTCAGTATCTTACGCAGGTAGCCGTAGTTGACAGTATTGCTGATATGCTTCTGCCAGAGGTCGAGGATACATGCGATGTCTGAATTGATGATAGCCTGCTTCTCTCTATCCTTTTTCATCCGCTCGTAGCATTCTTTGTGGTAAAACTTCTTTTCCTCAGTTTCGTATTCGTCTGTTTCGAGGTTAATCAGTTTCCCTTCCACCGGGCAGCATGCGTATCGGCAAATTCGAGTGTTTTTTGCCAAGATGTATCACTCCTCTTTTTCGAGCAGATAGGTTGCTTCAAGGTCTGCTTCGTGGACAGCAAGGATAACAGGATACTTGCGGATCGCAGCGGAAAGATAGTTGTAGTTCTCTTTTGGCTCGGTGAAACCCATGTGCCAGCGGATTGCGTATCTCTCAACAGGCTTCAGTGCGATAAACTCATCGACAAGGAAAGCACTTTTCTCGCCATGACCAAGAGGCATTTTGTCATCCACGGTATATCCGGGAACTGACTCCCAGTCGAATCTCCCCTGACTGTCGCTCTTGCTGCCATGTTCGCTGTAAACCTTCTTGTTCTTGTACTCTACTGCGTACATATAGGTTTTGCAGATATCGTGGAGCAAGGCGATAAGAATAATTGAATCGCCGTCTATCTGATTAAGAACACTCTGCCATATGCCGCTGGCATTCTTGGCGCAGAGGCAATCATACACATTCAAACTATGCTCCAGTAGACCACCCTCATGGCAGTTGTGAAACCGTGTGCTGGCCGGCGCAGTATAGAAGTCCGACTTGCGAATGAACTCCAGAAGATTGTCCATGCCGTCCCTGCCGCATGAAAGCAACAGGGACTCAAAACGCTCGATGTTTTTATTCTGCATGGACTACCTCTTTAGAACGGAAGTTCGCTGTCCAGATCATCATCCTCTGCGGGCTTCGGCTCTGCCTTCTTACGGTAGGTCTTCGGCGCAGACTTGCTCTGGCGCTGACCACCGCCGTCCTCCTGGAGCTCCACGTCATAGACCGCGATGTTCATGCGGTTCTCCTTGGTCTTCGGGTTGAACCAAGTGGTAACATCAGGAGAACCAACGACCTTAATCGTCTTGCCAACAGGATTCTGGCGATCAGAAGTCTCCGGCAGGCCGAGAGAGCGGATCTTCTCCTTACACTCTTCACCGATAAAGTTTACGAAACCGCTGAACAGCGTCCGGTAGCCGCCGCCTTCCTGCTTCTTGCTCACGCTCGCCTGACAAGTAATCACCTTACCGTTATCCTTCGCAGACCAAAGCCGCACATATGCACCATCTCTAAGACCCATAATTCACACTCACTTTCTGACAGCCATGAGCTTCCGTTCGAGAGAAGCCAGGATGTCTGCATCTTCAATATTCTTATAGTTACCGGCGATCTCGTCATCAGGGATATCCGGGAACGCTTTCTTCTCTGCTTCCTTGCAGAGATCCGCCACTTGCTTCTTCGCCTTATCAGACAGCGCAGCCTTCTTCTTGGCAAGAGCGTCAACCTTTTCGAGCAGTTCCATCGTCTTGGTGACATCTTCGTTGTAGTCTTCACCATAGAACAGGTGCAGGCCAAGTCCGGTAGCAACAGCAACAGCCTTCGTCAGACTGCGCTTCTCAGACTTGTTAAAATCTGCGGTCGTGATAGAGTCTGCCGCCATCGACTTATTGCGAAGGTCAAGGATCGGGTAGGATTCCGTATGCTGGATTTCCTCCGTATCGCTCTTGATCACAACGGTCGTTCTAACCCATGCCGTTTTCCCATCATCGAACCACGGACGCGGGACAACTCTGTCTTCCAAGTTGATTTCCTGAACCTCGTCAAAGTAATCGGACTGCGGGTAATAACTCTTGACGATGCTCCAGCATCTGGCCCACGGCAGGTACTTATTGCCATTCTTCTCTTTTACATATTCTGATACATCAATGGCGCTTAGAGTTTCTACAATTCCTTTTTCAGTTTCGCTCATTCATTCTCCTTAGTTGTTTTTGACTGCATTTCACGATCTATGTAATCACCGCTGAAGCGGTGTTGTTTTAGTAGCACTTCTGAATAAAGTGTTGTTTTATTCAAATGTCGTAATCGCCGAGCTGAACTGTCTTTTCGCAGTACGGGCACTCGACTTCACCCCAGTCATCGCCCCAGTATTCCGGCACATCTACGAAACTCCAATTAAGAGAGACATGAAGGCCGCAATGTGGGCAATCAAATGAAATTGAAGTTGGTGCCATATTGATGTAGAAATTAGTTCTCTTCATTGCTTTTCTCTCCATCGTCTCCTTTCATAGAATCAATATCCGTGATGGGTGGATTCGGCGGCCTCAATCCTTGCCAGAGAGGTTCGCAATCAGCGCCGTTCCCTAAGTCACACTTCAAGCAACGATACGGTTTCCGCTCGTCAACAATCTTGTGTGCGCAAATCTCACAACCATCGCCGGAGTGCCACATCAGTGCGTGGAGGTCGCTCAATAGATCCCCGATTTCGCCGTTCAACAGCCTTTCGCAGTTCTTCGCCTGCTGTTCATTGAAACACTCTGCCGTATAGAGATTCTTTTCGAGAAGCCGGATATACTCGATCAGGTTATCTTTCGACATATGCGAAAGCGTTGAATAGGAGTATTTACTTTCAAACAATTTCAAAGTCCTCTCCGTTCTCTTCGATCATCTTCTGAATTGCGATAACGGCGACCGTATAAGCAGCAATATCCGTTCTGTATGAGGACTTTCGTCCTGGGAAAATCTTTTCATAGTTCTCAGCCGTTTCCCAGCAGTCATCGCGTCTTGCTTCAATCAGCTTCTGTGCTTCGATCAGTGTCATTTTTCAAACTCCTCAAAGTAAAACTTGATTGGCTTTTCGTTCTCGATCACGTTCCCATAGGCAACGCCAATCTTATAGATATAGTTATCGCGCAGCTTACGCGGGATCTCTTCAATGTACCGCCTGAACGTTGCGAGATCATGCGCTCTCTTGTAGTGATTGCACATCCTACACGCCGGCATCAGGTTATTGATATCATCGATGCTGTCTACGCCTGGAACTCCGCCAACAACGATGGCCCATTCCATTTTCTGCGGACAAAAGTGATCGACCTGCATATCCTTGTATTCGATCTTCCGCCCGCAGTATGCGCAGTGGCCGTTGTATTTAGCGTATACGACTTCGCGTATTTTCTTATTGATCGCCATTCACATCACCGGCTTCTTCGGTTTCGGTCTCCAGTGTGACACCCAATCTGTCTTTATGTAATGCCGGATGTCATGTGGGCCACGCACAATCCAGTAGTCACCGTCCTGCTCGTTGTTGCGCCACTTAGCAAAGAACATCGTGCCATCTTTACAGTGGATGATGACTTCCTTGTCAGGATTCGGCAGACCTACCATGGCGATATTACACCAACCTTCTTCATCTTCAATTGGTTTCCATGAATCACACACGCTATCTGGAGGCACGAGCGGCGGTTCCTTCTCACCCCAACACAGGAGTCCATAGGATTCCTTGTGAGAGTACCAACAATTTAGGCAGCAACGCTCAAATTGTGATTGCTTTGGCATAATAATTCTATCCTTTTATCTCCGTGAATGATGCGGTCGGTGACGTACTTACACAAGTAATATCCGGCGACTTCCACGTCGGTTCAACGACCGTGTTCCCTTTCATCGGGCAAGCTCTACCTAACAGAGTGCAATACCCACACTGAAGCCTGTGTGCGCAGCCGTTGTAACTGTATGTATTTGGGTATGCCGTGCTACTGGGTGTGCTTGTATTCAGTACTTTGTTAAAGTCCTCATTACTCATAATGAAAATCCCCTTTTATTCTTTTACAACATAATAATCACACTCAGATGTGATAAGCGCTGCAGCTATCGAAAGACCTGCCATGAACCCAGCGCTCTTGGTATCATCTACACAAGATAGGATCTGTTTATAATGGTCAGACCCAATAAAGCGCAGGATCATTTTCTGGAATTCCTCGACATCAACAAATAACCGAGTCTTCTTTTGCTCTTCACTCATAACGAAAACGCCTCCGATTCTTCGTATGCTTCGACTGCACGCAGGATATAAGCTGCGACTTCTACGGTGTGTTTCTTTTTCTCGATGGTGTCTTCATTGCCATCTGAAACACTCAGCCAGTATTCAGCTCGTTTCAGTCTGGATTGCGCAGATTCAATGGCTCGTTGCTTGATGCTCAATTCAAACTCTCCTCTTTACTTTGACTTTGCGCATCCGGTTCTTCTTTTCGCAGATCTCTATGGCCTTCTGGAGCTCGTCGTGCTTAAACACTTTCTTGCCATAAGCATCTGCCGTGAAACACCAGCCGTTCGTCATCTTCCAGCCCCAGATATTTGTGAACCAGGCAGATTCAACAGAGCACTCCTGTATGTAGTATCTGCCAAACCAGTTCTGGGCGATAACGTAGCACTCAGAGTTCGTCCCAAAACCAGGTTCGAGTTCCGTCTGCCACTCGGACTTACACTCCGGATGCTCGCCGCCGAATATATCGGTATAAGCGGGATAATATGCCGTTAATGTCATGATAAAAACTCCTATTATTCTCTTAGATACTTCGCAGATCCGCGAACGCTGGCTACATTTCTGCTCTTAACATCGGCAAAAAACTTCTCACTCCAAGGAACAGCATAAGCGAATTTGCCTGCAAAATACACGAAGCATTTCTGGTTACACGTTACCGGGAGAAACACATAAGTTCTCGCTGTTGTTATTGCCTGTCCGCCTATGCCACCAAACCCAAGAGCCGTGCTGCTCCATGTCTGATCGAAGATTTCAATATCGAAGTCGTCAAAAGATGGGCAATCATTTGTGTAGTCAAAGCGATGCGGGAGATCGCTTTCGATAGCGAAGATCTCTCTTACAATGCCTATCAGTTTGTTACTCATAATGAAAACTCCATTTCATTTCACAAGATCCTTAAACTCTTCGTCTTTTTCGAGTAGTGAGTTAAAATACTCCGTCCAAATAAGGCTAATGTATCGCTCAATTTCAGCCATAGAATATTTATCATGAGAATCAGCGGGAATACTATTTTTTTCTTTCATCTGCTCAACGATATATGCCCATGTAATTGAGTAGTCGATAATCAAAACCTCATTTCATTCTTGATTCAGCGGGCAACTTGTAATACCGCGCTCTTTGAGGTACTCAACAACAAGACCAGCAGGATAATCGAACAGTTTCTTCATACTGACTTCGCTGCTACGGACAGTGTACTCAAACTTGACAGCAACAGTTTCGATATCTTTTTCAAAGAGCTTGTTCTTTCCGTTGGTAAGAAGCTCCCAACCATAGGTGGTTCTATCCCACATATAGTTGGTGGTATAGTACGGCTTCTTGGTAAAGACAGTCTCTGTAAAGATTAAGTCAAAAAGCTGTGCAAGAATGGAACGCACTTCGTTGTTCGCATAGTTGTCGTAAATCCGCTCAATATCATCTTGGAAACCTCGCGCAAGAATAATCTCTTTTCTTACCGCACAAGGCACACCATTGATCTCAAGGGTTGCGCACTCGTTCCAAAAATTTACGTTGTTCATAAAAGCCTACTTTCATTTGTGTCGTCTTCCCATGTCTTTGAGGATAAGCATGAGGAAGAGCACGATTCCTATACTGGCAAGATCGGAGTGGATCAGATGCAAGTTGTGAGCAATTTGCTCCAATATTTCAAATTCCATCAGTTCAAGTCGATCGGATCTACCTCATAGACATACCCACCCTGCAGCCAGCTTGTCCACGGATTGTCATGCATGTGCCTCATGGAAAGGATTTTTTTGTTATATTCACCGAGCGCATCACCGAGGTAGAGATGGTTCTCCATCTGGTACACAATTGCATTCCGTTCAGCCTGTAGCTCAAGCACTTTGTTCTCGGTAAACGTATGTTCTTTAATGATACAGACCAGCAAGCCGATCAGAACAATTACAGCACTGGACTCTGTGATCGCTGCGCATAAATTAATAAAGAAGCGATCGTCTGGATCTGCTTTTTTAAGAACAATGGCAGACACAACAAGGATGAGCGTAGTAAGCAACGTAATAATCATCTGTGGTTTCCTTTCTTTTTCTTTCTTTTCGCCTGCTGCTCGTGCCGTCTCAAATAGCGACGCACTCTCCTGGCAAATCTGTTTAGGATTCTGGATGAATCATTTGTCATTTCGATCGAGAAGCTTGCCTCCGACATCATATCGCACCATATGAACTGTTCGTTTTCATACGAGTTGTCTCCAAACTGGATCTCGGAAAGAGTGGCAATGCCGTTTATCTTTACAGGCTGTCCACCGTTTTCCGGGATTGCGTACAGTTCGCATTGTGTTGCCTGTTCACCCATAGTATTCAGGAGTCTCCTTTATGCCATTCCATTCGGAACAGCCTCCGTTTCGTTTCCAGATGCAGCGCTCACATAACTCTGGTCCATAACAATCTTTCATGGCAAAAATGTCCTTGCCTGTTACACGCTTCCCTTGGACGAAGATGCCGCCTTCTCCTGATTCACATTCGCAGATCTCAGCGCCGTATTCTTTTGCGATCTGAAGGAACAGGTCGAAATCGAATCTGAAATCGTTAATCGGCTGTTCTTCCTTTCCTGCTGACATACGCAAGAACCAAGTCTCGTGCTTGCTGCTTACTCACATACTGTTTACATGTTTTGCAACAGCCGCGAGGATACACATCATGCTGATAAGCACAATAAGGGAGCGTTGCGTTCATGTCCTGATCTTCCTCGAAGAAAAAACAATCTTCTGAATATTTATGCTTTTCTTCTCTGGTTTGCTGCCAGGGACCGAGAAATGCTTGCAAAGCTGCAAGTTCCTGTTCAATCGTCATAATCAAAGCTCCGTTTCATTCCTGATCTGCCAGCGCTTTCGCTTTGGCGTAGCTCCAGCACCTAATACAGTCATCAGAACTGCAATTGTTCTGAGACAGATTTGGATTCGTTTTCCATCCAAACACGCCGGGGCAATATCTCATACCAATTGCCACGCCCACAATCGCATCAACGAGATTGCGGCGCTTATCACAAATGGAATCCGTTTCAATTGTGATCTTCATTTCAATCCTTTCGGGGCATAAGATCGTCATCGAGGTAGAGATAAGTTTCTCTTCCGTTCCCGTCATTGACGATGACCGTATAGCAGATCCCATTTTCAATGTCGATGCGCTTTATGCGCCCTTTGATATTGAAGCTGATCTCATCGCCGACGTTATACTTGAGAATCATTCTATTCTCCATTTCATGGCAAAGATTTGTCAGTCTGACTACCTCTTGCGTATCCTCTTTGTGCAACTGAATCAGATAATCAATCGCATCCGCTGCGGCAAGCTGGTTCTCTCTCCTGATATCGCCTTTTCTAAGTGATTCTGAAATGTCCTTCCACACTTTACAAAATTGCATAATCAAACTCCGTTTTTATTCACACAATTAGTACCAACAGTTTGGTAGTTGTTATCTATCACTTTCGCCTCTTGAACCGTCCAACCGCTTTCATTTTCGAGCATGTAACCGAGATACGGCAGCAATGGGATCTCGATGACTTTCGATTCCACATGGCTGAAATTGTTGCAGTTGCTCGCAAGATGGCGAGTCAAAAGCACTCTGAGTGTTTTCATTGCAGCTCAAACGAAGTAGTGATTGGCGACAAATTCTTCGCCATAACTCTTCTCCTCTTTCTTACGCATCTCTTCGATCTCTTTGTTGCAGATTTCGGCAAGATCGCATATACCGTAAGGCCCTACCTCCCAAGAATGCAACACTCTGCCACCACCCCAAGGCTTTGGCCCTGCGATCCTGGTGTCATTCACCGCAATGCAGCAACCTTCACGGCCCGAGATAAGTTCAATTCTCATGATAACAACCCTCTTTTATTCGTCTTCTTCTACCGGCGTCCAGATAGCAACCGTGATGTGATATGAGTCTCCTTCTTTGCTGCATGTGTACATGTACAAAAAACCGGGATCATTGTCTCGCATAAAGTTGTATCCAGACGAAAGGTACATGTTGTCTCTTTCGTTGATTCCGTCCGGATCAACGCCGACACACACATATTTTTGATAGTTATCTCCGTCAATTATGTAACAGATATCACCAGGTTCACACTCTTTGATGATATCGAATCCCTGATTGCAATGATCAGCTATGATTGGCGATTGACTTCCAAACCACATAAACCACACAGCACTATCTGTTGCGTTGACGATCACCTGAGCATCTGGCCCCTCATACTGATCGCTTTCAAAAATAGCTACACTGAAGTCAGTATTATCAAAAACCAGTCTTCCTTTTGTGCCCTGGCGTCCGGTTTCATCAAGCATTTTTAAAATCACGATGTTCTTTTTAAGCGATAGGTTCTCCGTTGCAGGCGTGTCGGTTGCCTCAACGATATTTTTATCTGCTAAGTTTGGAGTAATCTGTTCCTCTGGCGGGCTGGCATTGCTTGCATTCTTATCCGGCAATGTACTACTCCCTCCCGTTAGCAATCGCGTTAATACGGCGGCAGAGAATAATACAATTAGCAAAATTTTGCTTTTCTTTCCGATGTTCAATTATGTAGAAACTCCTGTCCTATTGCATACGGCGCAAGCTTTAATAGTTATGCGGGTCGGGATTTGCACCCGACATAGCCTCAGTCGTTCAGACCCGTTTATCAGACGGAAGCATCGGCCTTACGTTGTAAGCGTCTACTATTGCCGTGTCCACAGTACCGTTTGCATCACACCACGTTCGTGCTTACGCGCATACCGCAGGCAGTGAACTTTACCATCCTCGGAGTCATGGTCTCTGGATGTCTATTCCGCCACCGCATAAACTGTTTACTTTATGTATTCGATCTCATATGGACGAACCAAAGTATCTAACGTGTAACTATCGATGTCTGGATCTGCCACAAGCGAATGCATCCTATGCCCACGGCAGCCATCGCTTGGAACGGCAACGGTAATCGAGCTGCCGTTGTTAAACAAAAAGTCGTAGTTGGTTTTTGTGTTTCTCCTGAGCCGTCTGAAGTTAGGAAGATACGTTATCTGCAGCAGATCATCAACGATATTTTTGACTATTCGTTCGTTTGGAACATAGATGCCGGCGTGATAATAGTCGTTTTGAAAACACAGCCGCGCTATTTCAACAAGCTTTGGCCGGTTGATGTAGCACATCTCGAACATCCTTTATCCTCACGCCCAGGCGATCTGGTTCTCCCACTTCTTGTATGCGTCCATGTAGCACTCTTTCTTATCGCCATTGTAGGTGAACTCATAGTACATGCCGTCAGGCACTGTCGTGCTCAGAAGCGCTTTGTGGTTCTGGAGCGTCTTGCAATACCAAACGACGAACACGTCATTTGCCGGGTCGATCCCACCATTCTTATCGGTGGCATCCGCCTTCTCATTGAAGTAATTCGCTACACATACTCTGCAACGATCTAAAAATTCTTGACTGCCCAATTCTCTGTTCTCCTTAATTCTATCTACTCGCACATGATAAGCTGCCAGTTTGTCATAAAGATCTTGCGCCTTTTCATTTGCAAATTTCTTCTCTGCGTAAGCAGGTTTACTCGCAGGACACGCGCTGCAGCTTAACATTTCATATGGGCCACAGCCGCCTTTTCTGTAACATGCCATAATGAAATTAACCGTTTATTTGCTCAAAAGTCCGGAAATCAACTGATTATCGTCATAAGCAGCGGCTTCCTGGCAGAGTTCATTCAGTTCATCGTGCATCTTTTCATAAGGGAACAGGCTCGGCGCGTGGAGCTCGACGTTCAGGATCGCTTCACCCACCGTGGACAGGCCGCACTCATCGGCCAGTTCCAGCGCTTCTTTCAGTTTCATGTTTCAATCCTCCCAGGGAACTTCGGTCACGATGATATTGTCATATCCGCGTTTGGCGATCCGGAATCCAAGCTCGACGGCTCGGATGAAATCAGTGGCGTCAAACAGATCGCGTCCGATGATCGCATCCTCCGGGCATTCGCACAGGTTATAAACGCTGAACGAAACCTTTTCATCTGGATTGTCCGACCAGACCTCCTGGCCGGTGACTTCATATCCGTCACCGCGTTCTGAAAACTTCAATTCAAATTCTTTCATTTACACCTCGTCATAAAAAACATCGTGGTATGTACTCTCATCGTAGTAATCCGGCGCTTCTGTGCCGTCGTACCAGCAATACTCGACCAGCCTTACATCGTCCATGTCGATCTCCGGGATGAGCTGCTGGAAGATCGGCAGATACTTCTCCTTCTCGCTCGGATACAGGGATCGGGTTTTGCCAAACTCACCGGAGCAGTCATACTTCCGGAGGAGAAGGTAATCCAGAAATGGCTCGTCGGTCGGTGCAAACTGGAAGTTGTGTGTGCCGCCGAACAGCGTCGGATGCTCGTCCTCGAAATCCATGCAGAAGTCCAAGCTATCTGTATCGACTCCGAGGCCATACTTCTGGTACGGAACGCGGAGAACTTTTTCGTGTCTGTAATCTGACATTTACTCCTCCATTACCGGGAGAAAGACGTAGATAGAGTTCTTTGTCGTAACAGCAAATCCGCCGTCTCTCGTGTTCGTCACTTTTTGTACTTTTGTTGTGAAGATGCTATGGATACTCAAAAACGACGGTGCATCCTCCATGTCCACAAGCATCATGCCGCGCTCGCCAACTGCGAAATAAGCAGGATAACAAATTTTACCTCGGATCTGTTCGTGCATCGGATTGCTTATCGTCAATTCCTCAACGCTCTCGATGCGGTATTTTGTGCTGAACAACTTATTTCTCCTCATATAATCTACGTTTTATCTCTTTGTTTTCTTTTTAATGGCAATGTAGATAATCAGATACACAGCGAGGATTACAATGCCAAGAAGGAAGCCACCCCAGATTGGCGCAAGCACCCACACCCACGGCCAGTCAATTACATGGAGTAGCTTCAGGACGATAAAGATAAGCCCCAAAACCGAAAGGAATCCCATGCCGCTACTACTTGTACTGCTTGTATGTTTGTTATTCATATCATTTCTCCTTAGTGTGCTGCGATGTCTGCTTCATGGAGCAGGAGCACGTCTTCATACATCTGCTCGGTCATAAGCCGCTTATCGCGCTCTCTGGCTTTCTCAGACTGCTTCCAAGCCGTGTACGGCATCATGTGCCAATAGATCAGGTTTGATATGTAAAGATTTCTGGCCTCGTTCTCAGGAGAATCCAACTCACAGGATTTCTCACAGTTTCGCAGATAAAAGAAGCAGTCATAAGCGCCGGCGCAATGGTGCTGGTAGTAATGACACTGACCATCGTCTTCGCCTTTGGCGTTCACCCGCGTCTTGGTGTTGAGTTTGCCAACATCATGAATCCACGCTGCGTCAACAAGAGTAGCGAGCCGGTTAAGTTCTTCGTCGTCTGCTCCGTTTCTCTCTCTTTCGGTAATAATGCCCGAGATATAAGAAGCTGCGGCATCGCAATGAGCGCCCAGCGTAAGACGATGATGCTTGTTCTCCTGATCAAAATTCATAAACCACGAGTTTGGCTTGAACATCTTTTCAAGATCGTACTTGCGGAAGGTGTCTTCGATCTTGTAGCTATACTCGATCGAGATCGCGTCAAATCCCTCGGAGTAAAACGGCGGCTGGAAGTTCATGTACATACGATTGATGACGGGGCCCGGAACTTGGCGTTCAAAACGGTTGTCATTGCGGACATGACAGATATCCAGAGGTGCGAGAACGAGAACACACTGCTTGAAACAATCGATGTGCTTCAACTCAGCAAGAAAGGATGCCCGCCGTTTCTTGTTGAGGTTGGTGGCGTCGTAGATCACGTTTCTGTTGGCAACGAGATCCGCTTTGATTCGCCGGTGCAGCTCTGTGAAAAGCTGGTCGTTCTTGCTTTGGTCGTTGACGTTGCCGAAGAGTTCACCGCGAAGCTCGTCCGAGGAATGGATCACGGTGTTCGGTACGCTGCGCTGGATGATCTTGGCGATGGTGGACTTGCCGCTCCCCGGCAAGCCAACCATCATCCAGAAAATAGGCTTGTTCATTTAACCTCCGTGTTTCAGCAGGTACTGACGGGACACGTTCTTGAAGGAATCCTGTCCGTCGAGAGAGCGATAGACGATACCTTCACGAGCTACGGCAGGATTGACGACAGACTTACCGTCTGCAAGGAGCTTGAGCTCCTCCATTGATTCCGGCATAGTGACTTCTCCGAGGATCGGCACCCACTTCAAGCCGTACATTCCCATCAGCTCCTTGCCGCGCCGCGAATCCCAGCGGCCTTCCTTCGACGTGACGAAGTTGAAAACATACAGGTCGTCGGCAGAAAGCTTCAGGGGGTTGCCCTGCACAGAGCCGACGCCTTCACCCTGGATGCAGGCCCATTCCAAATCAGGAAACGCGCACAGGATACTGCGCAGACAATCTTCGATGTTGTACTTGAAGGCCAGATCCCAGTAGATATTGTGGTCGTGATAACACGCCTGATTCTCATCCTTCTGGCGGACGTTGCGGGAGCAGACATAGAACTCATACTCCTGCTTCCGGAACGCCTTCTTCGGCAAACGCCGGAGTGCATAAGTGCAGCTCGTACCATCCAGCTTCTCGGTGGCAAGATAGGTCTTGCCGTCCCCAATGCGCCACGGCTGATTCTCGACTCGTTCCTCGTCGGTCTTCTTGATGAAATCCGGGAAACCCTTGGGATTATCCTTCTTCCTGCCAAAGAGCAGGAACATGAACTTTCTGCCCCACTTGCGGCGCATGAACCAGCGGACAGGCTTGGTCTGGAACAGCTTCTGGTGGCGAGCCGCCATGGATTTATATTTGGCATTAGGATCGCCGAAATTGCGCTTGCGGTCGTTATCGTCTGCGACCGCGTATGTAACACCGAGTTTCTTTGTAACGTCGGTTCCAATCTCGGCATCGCCCAGCTCCGGGAAAGCGGACAGAGGCATCAGCAGGCCCTGAGAGATCACCTTGCACATGCGCTGGGTCTTGATCTTATAGTTGCGCTTCTCAAGGAACTCGAAGCGCTTGTCGGAAGCAGGAACCTTGCTGTCGATCTCAAAGTAGACACACTTGTCGCCGACCTTCAGGCCGTCTGCCTTGCCGATGATGACCCACCAGCCATTGGTGCGGGCGTATTCCACGCGGTCATAGCCATCAATAGGTTTGATTTCATCGATGCTGACGACGTAGGCCAGCGCTCTTTCTCCGTTTACAAGAATTTGCGGTCACACTCCTTTTCTGATTCTCATTTCTCTTTTGTTCTTCTTCCTCAAAGTGGAAAATGAAGTGCTTGGATTCTGCCCAGCACTTCGGACAGCGCCAGAACTCATATGGTTTTTTGTTCGGTTCGCACCCCAGATAATGCCCCATCTGGAGATTGCAGCGACGGCACTTCATATGATTTCCTCCTATGGATTGGTTATATGTATTGGTCAATATCGCCTTCGAGGCCGGCTTCTTCGTCGCCGAAGTGTTTCTTCAAAACGGCTACACAGAACTCGCTGATCTCAGAAGAAAATCGGACAGATTCTTTCCCGTTATGTCTGGCCCAAACCAGATCAAAGCCGCCGATGCCATCAAACAAGCTGCCAAGGGTTGGTGGTTTCTCGTATTGAGCTGAGATCCTGCCGGTCAGCCAGTCCCAGAACGGGAGCGCAAGACTATTGCCGAGCGCCACATAGCGAGGACTGTCGGCGTCCTTGTGTTTCTTTCCTTTGTTGTCTGTCCATGGCGCAATATCCGTCCAGTGATCCGGATATTTTTGCAGACGCTCACATTCGAGCGGAGTAACACGGCGGATCAGATACTTGCGATTCTCATTCTCTGTTATTTCAGTACCATCCCCATCAGGTGATACCAAAACGGCCTGTTTGTCGTGCATGGTATCCAAGGTATTGCACTGCTCGGACATGCTGATTTGATTGAGCTGCCCATTGCCGACGCTATATGCAATCAATAGGCACCACACTCCTTTACAATGGTAAGGACCAGAGGCTGGTTATTGCCGCCGGTTCCGTACTTGGCGCTCACCGTTTCGTTCACATCGCCCATGTAGCGGTAGCGGCTATCCTGTGAGTGGTTTTCAAAGACGATCTGCTGCAGGACACAGGGGACATGATCGGAATCGGTTGCAGAAGAGGTAAGCGTTTTCGACACGGTGCCTGTGAGGCACTGGTCGAAACAATCAAGACCTAATACCCCCCCCGTCTGCTGAATCAAAGCTTCCTTCAGGATCGGTGGGAGCTCCTTGCCGCGCTTCTCCGCCCTCTTCAGAATGCCAAGACAGGCGGTCGGACTCAAAGAGTATTTCTCCGGCACTGAGTCCTCCAAAATCTGCGACAAGCGCGAGTCTACGACGACGTTGGGGTGTGCCCGCTTCGACCAGATTTCCACGGTTGTCAACGATGGACTTTCCCCAAAACTGCGCATCATGTACTCGCCAAGCAAGGCTCCAGGTTCCCAGCTCATCGTAGAGGAGTCCGGCGCTTGGCCATGCTCCGTCTTCAGGCATAGGCACAAGAGGGGCTTTCGGCTGCGCGATGCGGACGATTTCTGTGAGGACACTTTGGAAGTCCTTGCCTTTGTTTTCTTTTCCGGGGCTTGAGAGTGCTCCATATACGTTTTCCCAGACCATGAATCTTGGGCGAATGTCCTTTCCTGTTCTGCCGCGTTGTTTATCGCTATCCCTCATTTCTTTTGTCACTCGGATCTGTTCTTTGAAGAGCCATGACTGGTCTCCGGCAAGTCCGTCGCGTTTCATGGCTGCTACGCTGAGATTCTGGCATGGAGAGCCTCCGGTGATGACATCGACCGGCTCAAGAGCATATCCGCTCAGTTTTGTGATATCTCCGACGTGTTTTATGAAAATCTCTCCTATGTAAATATTTGGTAAGTCCCCTATTCATGGGCACTTTTGAGTACCGTTTTTGGTAATAAAATTAGCTTTTTATTTTACTTTCTTTTCAATGCGTTTAAATCGCTGGAAGAAAGAGCACGCTTGGTGCTCTTATCTTCAGAACGGACTCTTGATCGGCTCAATCAGTTTCGCAAGGTGTCCGTCATAGTTGATTACGAGGTAATCGTAAAGCAATGGCTGCCTGAAATAATATGTAGCAAGCAAATGGTAGTAGTTTGGATCTACTCCTATGAATCTGACCGGCACAGGAGTTTCATCGTGGTACTCCTCCATGAATCCGTATGATTCCAACGCTTCAAGCCGAAAGATTTCGCACTCGAAGCATTCACCAATACCATCAGGGAGAGCCGTCAGTGCAGAATCAATTTGCTTTTTATAGTTTGTTATATCCGCATCAGAAAACAGTACATCGTCAGGCAATTCATATAGCAGTCCATCCTGGATATATGGCTCAGGCTTGCACCCGAAGAAACCAGAGAGATGATGCGCCACAAGCGATAGATACACCGTCACGAGCTGCGAAATTCGTGCTTCGCCGAACGCAGCAAGAATTGCATCGTGAAACTCTTTGCTTGTAGTAAGGTGTTTATCGTATGTTCGCAGGAATGCTTCCGGTGAGTCTGCCTGAAAAATGCTCCTGTCAAAATAATTGATGGCCGAAAATGCGCCGTGCTTGAATCTGATTCTGGCGTATGTGTGTCCGCAACTATTGCACGTGTAAAAGTTCTCTTGCGTCCCACAAGGAAGCAGTTCCGCTTCACCGAGCAACTCGGAGAAGTCTGCCTTGAGAAACTTTTGGATCGCAGAGAGATGAGTCCCTCCACTGAGACGGAGAACACAGGCATCGAGCGAATATCCTCGCTCTATAAAATACTGCTCCTCACTGTCGTACTTCCGCAAATCAACACAAAAGGTTTTGAATGCCTCTTTGCAATGGAAGATCCGGTCGAGTAGGTTCAGGCGCTGGAGGAAGTGGACGCCATCTGTGACGGTGATCGGAAGGTTATTATCTCTTACAAACTGCTCCTTAAGTTTCTTGCTGCCAAGAATCACATCTCGTGTCATCATACTTCTCCTATGTAAAACTTATATATTAACTACGAAAATTGGATAGAATATTGTCAGAAAACTATAAATTTATCTTGACATGGTGGAAATTATTCACTATATTGTAATTGAGTTCTATCTAATTTTCTGACCGCAAGAGAATAATACCAGACTATCAGATAGTTGTCAAGCTATTTTCTATCTTATTTTCTTATTGGAGGGATTCTAAATGTCTAATATCACATTCGAAAGAATCAAAACGCTCTGTGAAAAGAATGGGATTACTGTTTCAAAACTTGAATCAGAACTCGGATTTGGTGCGAACGTAATTTATAAATGGAAGGTGTCTGATCCGCGTTCCAGCATGATTAGAAAGGTTGCCGAATATCTCGGCGTGTCTGTCGATTTTCTTCTCGGAAGCTCTGATATCGAGGCTGGTGCTAAAGAAGTCTTGGGAGACGAGAGTATCATTGCTCTCCAGCGAGCCAAGCAAAACATGCCTGAGAAAGACTGGGAGCAGGCAATGAATATCATTAAAGCTGGTTTTAAATATGCATTTGGAGATGATTCCTAATTGCGAGACTTTATTTTTGATCGAGTAGATTATGCTATCTTAACTATTTTCTGCAATTTAGATCGCATCCAATTTCCATTGGACCCTAAAATGGCCATATCGCTTTATCCGAATTGCCGAGCGATGTCTTATTATGACCTTGCGCAAATCAGTAGCACATCTCTTCATGATGTAATTGCTGCCTGCAAAAGTTACACCGGATGCACACAATACGATTCATCAAGAGATAGATATTTAATCCTCGCAAATCAGTCGTCCAGGTTTACGTCAAGTTACAATAGAATTAGATGGACGTTTGCCCATGAATTTGGACATGTTATTTGCGGGCACTTCGATGAGATATGTGATGCGTCCAATGAAAAGCGTCTATCTTCTTATTTCGATAGACACGAATTGGAAGAAGAAGCAGACTTTTTTGCGGCATCCTTATTGTCACCGTTCCCAACCTTCTCTCTTTTTAAAATTCATACGATAGAAGATATTGAACGCGTTTATGGTCTATCAAGGCAAGCCGCAGAATACAGATTTTCAGAATACAAAAGATATCTAAATGGCGAAAAAGAAAAATACCATTACCACGATTCTATGAAAAAGATTCTTCTCATGAAATGTGTTTACAGGCCGTCTATGGCTAAAGGCTATCGCCAATTCTCTTCTTAACCTCCAAGAATATCAAGCGCTTTCCACAATCGCCTAACCGTTCTATTTCGCATCCCATCATCGTAACAGGCACCCTTGATATATTGAATTGCAACCTCTATCTTATGACACAAATAAATATTCTTCACATCCAACTCCTGTGCGCGGTTTGCCAATGCAGTCAACTTATGTGATTGCCGATAAACCTTATCGCGAAGGGAGGCATTTTCGGCTTCGAGCTCCTGAATATGTAATATAAGGTCTTTTATTACGGCGTCTATAGCACGCATAGATTCATCAGAATTCATTTCTATCTTTGGCCTCCCGCAACGCTTTTTCTTCATGCCTGCTTTCTCGTGATGACGTTTTCAACAGACACATAATGGACAATCCAAATAGTGATCCTAAAATAAAACATGCAACGTGTGTAATTATATCGCCTCCCAGATAAAAATGTTATTTGATATGGCGGCGGCTAAAGGGATCGAACCTTTGCTGACTTACTAGGCCAGACCTCCGATTTCAAGTCGGGTGCATTGCCGCTCTGCCAAGCCGCCGTATGGCCCAAGGCGTCGGAATCGAACCGCTCTTCCACATCCCAAATGTGGAGTGCAAAACCATTACACTTCGCCCTGGATATTAGGAATCTCTGGCCGTTTTACATCGTCCTTACCATGACGATGGATCTTGTCCTACTGTCGGGTCAAGCCCGAAGGTTAGCCGAGAGACGCCATCTGACTCGGCACACATCATCTCCGATCCTGCCCGGAGAACCCCGTCGCAACCATGCCCTCTATCATTGATCCGGAATCGAACCGGCCTTCTGGTGCCCCCGGAGGGAGTCGAACCCTCAATCCTTGCGGCATACGGACTTAAGCCGTATGTGTATACCAGTTCCACCACGAGGGCAGATGCCGGATGCGTTTCTTTCACTCACTCCGGCGGCAAGCTCTACCTGGCTCACGCAGCCAGCCAGCAGGATCTACTCGCTCTGCTGAATACGGGTTTATCGCGTTGCGCACCGCCGCATAAACCAAGCGTTTGCCGATTCCAAAAGCCGTTGAAACGAACCGGCAGCTCTCGTTATCCACACTATCGCGAAAGCATTGTTTTCGCTGAACCGTCTCTGCCATGGTGGAGAATGTTACAGAGATCGGGATCGCGCCTCCGCAGCTTCTACGCAGACCTCCTCGTAAGATCGGCTCCACTGACGGTTTCTCGAATGACTAATCTGTTTCTCCTCCGGGACACAACCCCATTGGAGTGGTGGGCCGCCTGGGACTTGAACCCAGGACCTGATGATTATGAGTCAACTGCTCTAACCGACTGAGCTAACGGCCCCAATATGGTGCGCCTGCGGAGGTTCGAACTCCGGACACCCGCCTTAAAAGGGCGGTGCTCTACCAACTGAGCTACAGGCGCGTGTTCTCCCTGGTGTACACAAACGATTTTCTCAGGATTGCACACCTTACTCCTGACGACCAACCGAAAGCGCGGGAGAAGCACTTATGGTCGATTGATGGTGGGCCGCGTTGGAGTCGAACCAACTGAGGCGTTAGCCAACGGGTTTACAGCCCGCACCGCTTCCACATACGGTATACCGACCCATATAAAATCGGGATTGTTGCCATTCCATATGCCCTTATGTTCTGGCGTCTGGTGTTTACCCGCACTTACCAGCACTTCCCTCCTCAACGGGCGAGGTGTCCGAGGCACTTAAGGATAGCCCTTGAACCTTTTGGGGAGTGCAGCCCCTCACCTGTCTCTGCACAGACAGGATGGCATCTTTTTGAAGGACATTTTGAGCGACAGGGCATGGCGTGTGTCCTTCCCCTGTGATTAACGCCCCGCCTATAAGGCCCGCTCGACGTATGTATCATTTCGCATGTATCGCTACCGATAGATGGCAGCACATGAAGGCCGTGGAGCCCCATTGGAGATTCGAACTCCAGACCTGCGGATTACAAAGCCGCCGCTCTTCCGACTGAGCTAATGAGGCATATATCGAGGATAAAACCTCGATTTGATTAACAGCCAAGAAAGTGCCGTTTTGACTCTTTCTTTTTCGGCGGCGTTTTAACCGAGATTGGCTCATAAAACCTCTGGTTCTCAACAATCACCATGTGCCGATCAAGTTCCCGCTTCATGGCAACGCGGTCAACGGTATCATCGTTCTGATCGAATGGATAACCCCATTCGTACCGTTCAAGAAAACTTGCTACAGAATCTATCATGGCTCACCTCGACGGATGATCCGAGTAGAAGCCGGTGCAATTCAGCGAGTAGGCGGTACACATATCTGACACATCTCTCACCAGCTCCGCACCGCACTCACATATATGGCCGTCAGATCGATATTCGCTCATTCGCATCTGGATCTCTGTTTGCTTCCCACATGACGGGCATTTGAACTTGTAAGTCATATCGACTCTCCTTTTAATCTATGTCCCAGAGACCTGGTGCCACCAACCTATGGGCAACTCTGGGATTACAGCAGGCGTCTGCTGCGTTTTAGTTGAGTCTAAATTTCGGAAGGAGAACTATGAAGGAGACGGTATATAGTGACAATATGTAGATTAGACTCAGCAAGGTTTTAGTTGCTTTTCAATGTATTTGATTCTCTGTTTATGGGGTCTCTCGTTTGACCCTCTTGTATTATAGCAAAGCGTTTTGCATTTGTCAACAGTTTTATTATAGAATTTTATATTTTTTATGGCAGCCGGTGATGGGGTCGAACCATCGCTGCCGGAGTCAAAGTCCGATGTACTACCGTTATACGAACCGGCCATGAACACGCAACAAATGCGTGTTGTTATGTGAAAAGTTCCGTCAGAACACGAGGTTCATACCTGCGTCCATTCAAACCGTTGATCTTAGATATTGTTTTCTTCAGACCGCTCATGACATCCTCAACATCTGAAAGCACCGTGATCTCATCTTTTACCTGCCGGCGTATCTTGAGCCGCTTACGCAGCGTCATGTAAGCCAGCCAGCCCTGATAGGCGTTCAGACCATCGCTCAGTTCGATGTAGTGTTCGATGTCCATAATCTCTTTTTCGATAACGCTGTGTTGCTCTTGGAGCGCAAGTTTTCTCTCGCGCACTGATTCTATATTACCAATGGCGCTGAGAATATTGCTCTTAGAGAACGATAGATCTTCCTCTCCTACCTCCTGTGCCGCCAGCCGTCGAAGTTGATCCTGTTTTGGACGATATGTAATCTTGACCGATATATCTGGTGTTTGCTCGGTCTTGGTCTGCCGAGTGACGGTTTCTTTCTCGTCAATCTCAGTTTCTTTTACGCTGAAAAGTTTGCGCATATTGCGGTTGATACAGGAATTTAGTACGTTCTTTGCCTTTGTCGGCGAATCATATTTCTCGGCATAGTCAAGATCGTAGACCGGCACGTACTGATTGGCTGCGTTTTTCATGATATACCGACCGCTGGAATCCGCAATCACATAACAAAGGGACAATGCCTTCACCTCGATTTTTGTTTCTTTTGAATGCGTTTAATTTTTTCATCAATGGGAGCAAAATGCTCCCATTGGCTATTACAGGAATTCAAAAAGACTTCGCTTTATTTTGTATATCTCTGAATCATCGGTTATCCTGGCCCCATACTCACGAAGATATTGCTTAAACTCATCGGATTCTTCAAAGGTATTGCGCCCAGTATCTGACCATATGATTTCCTTAGCATGCTGCTTGCCGCACTTAGAAACGATATAATCATAAATACCGCGATAGTACAGTGCATCTGGGCGAATAAAGACACCTATCTCGTTACGGATCTTGGTAAGCCGCTTGCTGATCAGGTCTCTGACACGCCCTTCTGTACGCTCTTGGTGTTGCCGATAGGCATAGTCATAAGGATCGGAGCCATCCGGCGTCTTCGTCATACGATACGGGAACCACACATAACTGCCGTGATAAGGAAACATTAGATTGGTGTATTTATAAGCTTTGTAACTCTCAATCTCGTGGTTCCGCCTCAGCAATTCCATGCATTCCTCTTGCGGATGAATATTTCTATCTGGAAGGTGGACGATATTCCTTACAAAGTCAACTCCATCCTGCGGAATAGCAAGGATATCATCCAGTGAGAAACATCCGGAATAAAACAACCAGAGAATAAGCTGTGTAAACTCTGCGTCACCCGGATCGAATCTATCACCGATAGAAAGGCAAAGGTTCTCCAGCGTTTCTCTCGTAAAAATTGTGACATTATCCTGGCTCTTAAATCCAAGATAGCGAAAACGCTTGTCTTCTAATGGGTTCTCTCCGCCGCCGGTTTCGGCAAGATAGAATGCAAAGGCTCTGCGATAATAACTAACCAGATTGCGGAGATAAGATTTGGATGGGCGAATCTTATCACTGCGGCGATATGCGTTGTTATATAAATTGCTCAGATAATGCTCTATCTCGCTGGCCGAAAAATCAAAGAAGCTTTTATTGAGCTTCGCTTCTTCCTCCAAGAGCTCTTTTCTTGCAAGTAGATTGTAGATTCTGCCGCGTCTTGTTTCATCTGGAAAGGACTGTTCACAAAATCGCGCAAACACATCAAACGTATTTGATGCCATAGTCATCACCTCTTCCTCAATATATAGTATCTTATTACATTTGTCAACAGTTATAACTGCTTTAAGAAGTAAGAGGAAGAGTTGATAACGCCTGAATGATCGGGAACTGGACACTGACTGCGGTATAAATTTGGGCCAGCGTTTCATCATCCGTGATCTGCCCAATCTTTCTGTCGAGCGCGTTGACATGAACAGTTGTAAGCTGCTCGATCAGAATCGTGCTTGGAGAGAGCAGGCCATACGCCCTGTTGTTCCAGAGCTCCACATGAACCGGCAGATTACGTTTGTTCATTTTTGTTGTCAGAGGAGCGACGTTAACTGTCGGAGAGAACAGATTATTTCTGTCATTTGACAGGATCAGAACAGGACGATAACCACTCTGTATCCCGACGCCATTGCTGCCAAGATCGCACATCCATATCTCATAACAACGAGGATAACTCTGCTGCCTATGATCCGACATAACGTCATCTTCCTTTCTTTTGATTTCGATGACATTATATCAAAACATTATACATTTGTCAACAGTTTTGGCAACAAAATTTTACTGTTTTGTAATTTTTATTCTTCTGTCAGGAAAGCCTTAGCAAAATTTTGCAAACAACGATGGTCGCTTATGTATTTCGCGCTGATTTTATCGAGGAGTTTCCCCTGGCGGTAGTAAAGAAAACTCACAACCGCCAGAGCAACCGCCAGAATTATAATGATTGCCGTCTGCATATTCCCTCACTTCCTGATGTTGTTGATCTGCTTGGTTAATTCGATGACAAGAGCTGCGTCGTTTGAACCATCGCTGTTCTTCCCTGCGTAGAACGCTTGCTGGATTAACTGGAACAGAGCCTCAGTATCTACTGAGATTACCGGAGACGCAATCTGCATTGGGATCTCTTTGCCGCCAACGATGTATTCATTGAAGAATTTTCCCATGTCCTCAACATAACCGTCAGTCTTCTTTTTCGTCAGACCAATGTATCGGTTTGTAATAGCACTGGAACTATGGTTATAGTAGCCTTGCAACGCCTCGATACAAGAGGCGTCGCCGGGATGGAGCATTTTCGTTGCGGCACCGAATGTCTTTCTGGCGCTGTGTGTGCCGACATTGTACTCGATCTCGCATGCAGCAGCAGCTTCTTTCAGCGCCTTTTGAACGCCTGCATAGGAAACAACCTTACCCTTGTGCGTCCCGGAAAGCTGGAGAAAAACAGGGTTTTGATAGTTGTTTGCCGATGGATCACAGCCTGTTTTCTCGCAATAGAGCGTGATGGCATCACGCATCGCCTCCGGAATCATGGGACTGGCCAGTTTGCCGGTCTTCTGTTCCTTGAAAGAACGGATCTCTCTACGAAACTTGCCGTTCGCTGGATGGAAGAAATCACACCAGAGAAGCCCGTCGCTTTCCTTTTTACCGCTCTGCTTACTGCAATACCCGATCAGATCACCGATTCGGCGGGCGGAGATCGTCTGAATCGTAAACAGGAGATAGTGAATCCACTTTTGATGCGAGGCGAAATAGGCAATCATTTTTGCGGCATCGGCGGGTTCGTAAGCGAACACTTCAGACTTCTGCCCCACTCTTTTGCCGCAATGCTCACGCTTCTCATTGCTGGCAATCTCTACGATCTCAGTTTGCTGCGGCTCGTTGTACCAGCCGAAATCGGGCTTCAAGACGTTGCTGCCTTCGATCATGCTCTTCATGGTTCAAACCTCCTTGGCTAACTTTCAATGAGATTCTACCATACGATTTTACATTTGTCAACAGTTTTGTGGAGATAATTTTATCCGCCCCAACCTCAGCCGAGGCGGATCAAACCACTCTTTTATTTGCCATTCGGCGTCTTATCGTTCAGCATACTGGTGAAGATAAAAGCCTTGGCGGCTCGGCGTTCCTTAGGATCAGTCCAGCCGGTGGCATTCAGGATGCCGTCCACCAGCCAGAAGAGCAACGCAAAGAAACCAATGACATATATTAACCACATAACCGAGCCGCCTCCTTTTTAACAATGCTCAGAGCTCGTACAGGAGTGTGTACTTGTTGTAGACCAGCTTCCCGTTCTCGTCGAACTCGCCCTTGATGGCGTCGATCTGCACATCCTGCCCTTTATAGGCGTCACGGTAGCGCTGTTTGCCAACAAAAGCGCCTTCCTTGCTGCTACACACTTCGAGAACGGTGGTCTCATTGCCTACTGTCTTAATAACACCATACTTCTGCATTTTCATTTCCTCCTAATGTTGTGTTTTGATTTTACCATGACGCTGTTACGGCGTCAATTCTTGTTATGATTCTCTTTGAGCCTATCAATGATGTTCTTGTGTCTGATCCTGACGACCACGCGCTTCCAATGCCCGCAACCCTCGCAGAGATCCAGGTCGTCTTGCGCGGAGAGGACGACGGTTTCATTCTCTTTCAACGGATTGATCTCAAGAAAACAGTCTTTGCAAAACTCGGCCATAAGCGGCACCTCCTATAATTGATATGTATAGCCGAGATCAATCCTTTGTTTTATTCGCGCTGACAGAAAGGATCTTGCCGTCCGGCGCTTGCTTCACCCAGCAGGCACCACCAAAAATCATGAAGTCTTCTCTGGCGATGCTATCCAGGAGAAGCAATTCCAGAAGAGAACGCACCATTGTTTGATACTGCTTCTTAGATCTGCATGTCTCTTCGATAGGTCGTCCGCGTTCCAGAAAGTTATATACATCCAAGAGCGCGGCCTTGTATCCGCCGGAATAAGTATCTCTCACGGCTTCCTCCTGCTTGTACGGCAAGGCATGACAACTGCGTGAATTCCCTGACTCAAATTGCCATAGTCGTATTCCGGCTCTATGATCAGATACGGTTCTGGGCAATGTAAGTTGGCGCTGTTTCCGATGTAAGCAATGGCATCTTTGCCAACAGCTTCAAATGCGTTGACAAGGTTGCCGTAGTCAAAAACTGACCACACTTCATCGCCTCTGATATCATGAGAAGACAAAGAAACAACGACATGCTGCCCATCATCAGACATGAAGGTATGCTCCTTCAGCATGACACGAAGTTTAGAGGATGACTTTCCGTTCGGAATCGGCTCCTCGACGCGGTAGAAGTCGGCACCGTAATCATCAAAGGCAGCATGGGAATACTTGTTCATACGCTCCGCGCTCTTCGAATCCGATTCATTCTGCTGTTTGAATCCGAGAGATTCCGGAGCATGAAGCAAGACATGCCCATCTGTAATGATAATACCATCCGACACAGGTGCTTCTCCTGACATATCTTTGTGTCTCGGATCTGAAACACAGTTAATAATAACGCGCTGGATTGCCGCAATCTGTTTCTTGGTGAGAGTCATGCATCCTCCTTATTGAAAAGTAGTCATATTTGCTCCAGTAATTATACGAAAAGTGTAATTCGTGGAGAAAATACGATGATTAAATCTGTGTTTTATTACTCTGCAATTCCCATGGCTCTGCAGGAGTGTGCTTAACCGGGCGAACATCAATCGCCATGATGTCCATTGTTCTGAAGTCACATTCAAAAATCACGACTTCACTAACATCCTTCCACGCACTGCGCTGCGCGTGAGTAGCCATAGCTTTTGCCGCAGACAGGTTCTCGGTGGCAAATGGTGTGCTGGATCGCCCAGAATGCATAAATCTGAGCTCTCCATTTTTATATTGCTTAGCAACCATGTAGATCATTTTAAATCTCCTTTCGGCTCGCCAAAGGCGCAGTAGAAGTCCGGCTCTGTTACGAGTCCGCCGAGCTTCGGACAGCCTGTCCATTGGTTATGCGGAACGGCGCAGTTCTTACAGAAGACCACCGGCTGCACATTGGCGGCAGGGATACGTTTCAGACGCTCTCGCATCTCGTTCAGGTTCATGGATTTGTTTTGTGCAGACAAAGCCTTCTCTCGTTCTATGTATTCTTTCATTATATTGTGTTCACTCGCTTCTCAACATCTATATATTGTGGTATATGTGGTAATCAAACAGTCGTTTTATCATTCGTCCATAAGGTCTTCAATAAAATACCTTACTTTCTGGAAGGCAACAGCAGCAGATGTATTCATTAGATCATCTGTTTGTTTCTCGCCACATGTCAACCTGGAATAATGATAATCTTCGTTCCTTGAAACAAAATCCAAAACCTTTGCTAATGCTTCGTTCATGCAATCTCCTATGCCAGTAACTCTGGGTTATCATAGATGTTCCCTATCACTTCCATTACGGGCCCATGTGCATAGCAGTACGCTTCCAGAGGTTTAAGATTGTAGCCAGCAGGGATCTTCTCTTGCCCGTAGAAACAGCCCATTTTAAACACAACTCTTTCAAGCCGGATACAATCGTCAATCATGATGATATCGCCATCGAAGACTTTTACTCCATTCTTGTCAAGCAAGCCAGTATACTGGCCGACTGTTTCAGGATCGACAACCCCATACTCCAAATTCCATGGATCACATACACCGTCCGGCTGCGGAACCCATATTTCAACACGACGAGCACCTGTGCGCATTTCATTTGCATTGACCAGATCGCCGTATATCCACTCGCCGCTATCCAGGCGTTTACCTCTAAAAAGAATTTCTCTCATGAAATAGCCTCTTTCTCCCATGCGTCAACAGCTTCCTGGCTTGTAAAGCACAACAGTCTGTTCAGAATTTCGTTCGCCGTTTCAATACAGCACGCGCCATGCTCATCGTATGGCTCCTGGCAGCTTTCATACAGCTCGTCGCGAAACTCTTCAATGCAGTTTACAGCCGCTGCAACCGCCATGACATCCGGTGTTCTGCGGTTCCAGTTTGAAATGAGCTTTTGTTTGAAAATCTCGCAATCATCTTTCAGTCCGTAGTGAATCTGCATGCCGCCAAGACAATTATGATCCGAACACACGATAGCATAACCGCCTTGCAGCTCAACAAATTCGACTCGTTTATTACAATGAGGACATCTTCTCAGTTCAGCCATTGATAATCTCCCGCTGCTCATAAGCGATTGCATTCTTGATTTTCTTCCGGTTCTTCTCTGCCCATTTGTTTACAGTTTCGCTCAGTTTGCATGGCTCCGATTCCATGACGACGCTGTAGGCATCCGTTCCATCTACGTTCCAGAATGTAATCAGATACTTTTTCAGCATTTGGAATAGTCTCCTTTGTCTGTGTAATAGATTCCGCAGTTGATATACTCCCCACAGCGGCAACACTCGATTCCAAGATCCTGGTGTTCGTAGGCAATGACTTTGACAGAGTTTGAACCGCAGCTCCGGCATGTGATGGCAAACGGATGGCTGCGTTTACTGCTCATTCGCTGATTCTTGGGCGGATCGCCCCAGCCGTCGTCATAATCGTCCCAATAAGACATATCATTCCTCCTCCGGCAGATAGCCGCACACGGAAAAGAATTCAAGTTTCCTCGCAAGCTCTCGCGCCTGCTTCTGGTTCAAGTGCATCCGTCTTTCTACAAGAACTTCTTCCGGAATCGGGTAGTCATACCACCCGGCTTTTTCGTCTATCTCTATCCCGTACTTTCCCGCGCTGCTCCACATAACTTTGTGCGGAGGATTGTGAACCCCAAGCCATACATGAGGTACCACTGCGCTGCTTTCCTGGATGGAGCATTTTGCTCCATAATCATCGTCGAAGTATTGCAGTTCAAAGCCTCGATTCGTTTTCATCAACCGCCTCCATGCTTAGATATAGGGAAGTTCATGTGTGATATCACTCGGGATATTGCCATCCCATACAAACGAGTTTTTCAAGATATACTCATTGTAAGAAACCGCTGTTTTATTTGCCCGAATACGCGCCATCTCAGCCCAAGACTGTTTATCTTCATCTTCGCTGTCTTTATATTGCTCGTACATCATTATGTCGCTTGTGTAACTGGCAATCATGGAACGGCATGTATCTTCAACATTCTTCCGCGTCTTGTAGCTCGTTACATCGTCTGCTTTTTGGACGTGGAAAAACCACTCATTGATATTAGCTCTGCCAACCGGGGATAATCCCCACGAGAGAAGAACAATCACGACCAAGACGCAGACGGCAGCGATGATCTTTTTATATTTGTTCATCCGACCACCTCATAATTGACGACAGGATTTTCAACCTTGAACGGAATGTCGGAGTACAGATAATCGCCAGACCACTCGATGTACTTGCCATCCGGTGTAAAGAAGAAGATGCCGCTATCATTCTGACCGTATGTACCATCAACATCAGCCAACCACTTATTCGTATAAGTAGTCGTGCAACCAGTTGTAATTTCAAAATACTCGCTGTCCGGCGTGAGGTAGCTATTCAGACTTGAAACTTTTCCATCAACGACAAAACTCCCGACCGCAGCGTTGCCACTAAACAAGACGATATAGCCAAGTGGCTTTTCGATTTCGCAAGGTAAAGCGTCTGCCTTTTCTCTCTGTCCATTTACCCAATAGGCACGACGGATCAAGTTGTAACGCTCCAAAGAGTAATTCAGATCTGTAGGCGTCGCCTGGTTTCCCTGAATTGTATTTGCTGCCTCTTTCGTGTTCTGCACGTCCTGTTCGGAACCGGTAGGGGTATACTCCGTGCAACCGGTAAGCAAAAGCATAAACAATAATACAAAAGCAATAATTCTCTTTTTCATTCTCACTTCTCCTTTTTTACAAGCGCCCAATTCATGGGCACTTTTTTCATGATAAAATTCGCATTTCATTTCAAAATCACATATGGTTCACCATCGTAACTGTTGCCAGCAACATCGTTGCTCCCATCGTTTAACCTGACAACACTAAATTCTTCGCCTTCATAACTAACAACGGGAAGATCCATATCAAAATTTTTTAAATGTTCAATCAATTCTTTTACTGTCATGAATAAACCTCTTTCACTTCCCCATAGCAGCCAAAATCGAACCGCAAAGAACGGCTATAAAAGACGCAAGCATAAATAAGCCACGGTAAAAATCCGTTTTCAAACCTGGCACAATGGCTGCGGCCACACGAAACAAGTAGTAAGCCAATATAATGCAGAATATTGCTCTCATACTTACTCCCCTACGAAGACCAGGTTGTCAATGTACTGCCGACCGTCTCCCTTGAAAATAGGCGGGTTCTTATCAACAAACCACTCACCTCTGCCGGTCTCCTGATCTGTCAGACGGATACAACAGGAGCCGCGCTTCAGGTGCTCCGGGATCGTATTCCAGTTCAGACCCTTCTCTGTCATAAGCATATCCTGAATCTCGTTGCAAGACTTGCCGTGGAGCTGCGCCTGAGAGAAATATGCCTGTCCAACAGCTTCAATGCTGTTTCTTGTGGCGTCGTTCTGCCTCCAGAGGATATTGTTGCAGACCTCTTCCTTTGGGACGTTGAACACGCGGGCGTCGAAGGTGGCGCCACCCTCAATTGCTTTATCATAAATAACTAAATAGGACGGATTCTCGTCTGAATACTCTCGAAACATTCCGTTTTCATCCAAGTATTCTCGAATATTCTCTTTATACTGAGTAACACTCCTATAGAAGAATCTGTTAAAAGCCATAGTCGCCATGCTGGCCGCAACACTCACCATCTTCTGGATGTTGTTATCAAACCACGCGCAACTGTTCAGCCGCAGATAGTCCACCAGCACCAGAGAAATCTCGTCAGACTGCGTATAACCAAGCACACAGCCCTGGATATTCTCGCAGAGATACTTCATGGTCTCCTGCATGGACTGCACAAGGATGGGGTCGAAAGGCTTTTGAAAGCCTCTCGTGAAGGTGTGAAACGCCTTGCCGTCGATACGGATGATGACTGGACAGCGGCGCATCAGATGGGTGCGCGTGACGTTCTCATAGCCTTTCATGCGCTCGCCGAGCGCGTCGTATTTCTTCATGATCTATCTCCTTCCATCATCGTGTTCAGCATTGTCCGATAGCATAGCATGTTCGGACAGTATCTTGGATTATCAAAGATCGGAGTATCGTCTCCGTTGTAGTATTTCATCAGAGCTGCAGCGATCCCGGCGGAGCGAGAAACGCCGGCATCACAATGGACGATGATCGAATCTTCTTTGTGTGCTTTGACAAACTGTTTGATCTTCTCGGTGTCCTCTTTCTTGATGCAGTCCTTCCCACTCTCCACGTCATCAAACCAGAGGCGCAGCACGGAAGAAATGCCGTTATACGGGCTCGTGTAAACGCTTGTGTGGTATTGCTCTCCCGGTGTGCTGATCGAAATGACGGATGTTTTCTCCTGCTGAGGATGGAAACTGTACCGAACGGCATCGCGCCGGTTCATAACGGTTATCTTCATTTGTTTCTTTTACCATTTTCCTTCTCTGAATCCATTGATGTATCCGTTATCATCTCTAACCTGTGTGCTCCGCAAGCATTCAAGAATGGCTGCAGTCGTATTACCGTTGCGATTAAAAATATCAAAGAATCTTTGGACTTCGTATGCAGGATTGCGTGCGGTTTTTAAGTAGTCCACGAATACCATCTGTGCAATACGCCCCATCTCGGCTTCGTTATAGTATCCGATTGGAGTACATGTGTACGAGGCGAGAAAAGCAATTGCTTCATCTAACAGCGTATCTTTTTCATAATTACGGCGTTTTAGCGCATAGATAAGCTCCAGGGTCGTATCATTCATGCGAATAAACCTCACATTTCATTCTGCTTTTTGCATAAGCCAGTCAAGCCAGCAAGTTTTGCAACTCTCACTATGGCAGCCAGTCTTCGGACAGCCAGACGGCGTTATAAATCCTTTTGTCAATTTCTCTAGAAACTCCGCCATCTCATCCGACGTTTTGCGGATAAGCAGGTCATAGTGTGTAGCGGATTTCTTTTCTTGACTCGCTTTTGCACGCAGATGAAATTCACCATCTGAGCTACGAACATAAACTGCATCGAGATTCATAGTATATCTTTTCAGCATTTTACTTCCTGCATCAACCAGTCTTCCACGTTGTCAACACCGCAGGTATTGCAGCAGTCATACATCGGGCACTCCTCATCGCATTCGCCACAACGCCCGGAGTTGAAACAGCAATCCATCAACTGAGCCAGAAAATCAGCCAATTCATACGGTTTCATTTCATGGAAATTATCGTAGTTTGTTTTACGCATAACTCTCCTCTGCCGGAATGATGGCCGGTGCATATCTAACCGCGTCTGCCAAAGACTCATCATCCCATGAATTCTCATACAGTTTTTGTCTGTCTATCACATCTCCGTGTGCCGGGAGGTTGAAGGCGGTGCAGTTTGGAAGCCTTTCCTTTGCCGGGTCAAACCCATCCGGGATAAATGCACTGTCTTGCGGATCATAGAAACTGACCTCAAGGCTTTTGCAGTAAAAGCAATCGTAACACAGGTCGCACTCATAGCAACATCTTGGCATTTTCATGTTCGGGAAATATACACCCATACGTCAGTCCTCCTTTGCGTTCACAATTCGGAGCAGATATTCATCCCAACAGCGGGTGCAAGCCGTCTCGTCGAAGCATTCGCTGACGCGGCATATGTATTGCTTTGGGTCAGGCGGGCATCCGTCGTTCAGGATCAGACGCGCCGCATCGAACAGGCGTTTATTCTTTTGTGTCATTGCGTTCCCTCCTGTCTAACGGCGGATAATTGGTAAGCGCGTTCAGGATATTGATGCAGTTATGACACAGGGCTATCTGCGTGCCTTGGTTGGAGAGCCGGAACGTATACTCACGAAAAGCCTTGTCGCCGCAGCATTGGCATCTGCGATAACTGGCCGGAATACTGACTTCGATCATAGTTCATCCTCCTCGTTCTGCCGGAATGATGGTGTGGGCCGTGGACAGGCACTTTGCCGCTTCATGCAAGCCATCTTTAACGCCCTCAAGATACTCGCTAAAAGGCGAATCCTCGATGTCTACATACGCACGTTCTTCTCTGCGGTAGATGTCCGTCGCATCCACATCAACCATCCTCCCATGCGGCGTTTCAACCGGGGAAATCGGGCACAGGGGATGTCTACCGCTGGACATATCGTGCTCTTCCGGAAGAACCAAGCGCTTGGTATAAACACAATTTGCAATGGTGGCAAGATCATGCCCGCATTCTTTGCAATTCTTCGGCGCGTCAACGCCGCTGACGTAAAACCCCATTTTTCACCTCTTCGAAACGCCCATGGTATGGGCACTTTGTTTTGAATAAAACTTATCTTTTATTTCCTATCTGCCTTGGTTACACGCAAGATTCTCGGGATGATATTCAAAATGGCAATAAGGATACCAGTCATCCCAGTTCATTGTTCCGACCTCTAAGACGACTTCCCCGGTCTGCGAGTCTCTCACAACGAGTACATCATTTCTTTCAAAGTGGTCATCTTTCATCATGCTGCAAACCACAGGTACATCCGGAAGTCTGGTCTTCGGAATTTCCTTGACGACTACGAGCTCTTCGCACCGGCTTCTGTAACCATCGTCGGGGTCTTCAATGGCGAGGTACGAAACACCATCCATTCGGAAAAGAATTCCCGTTACCTCTTCCGTACCACCGTACCAGGCGTCTCGCGTATATTTAATGCCATAATCAACACCCTGCAAAACATGCTGCCCACACAAATCTTTAAGTTCCATGTTCTCTCCTTTACTCCCATGTTTCTTTCTTTTGCAGACACCCTTCGTAGATGTCTTTATAGTCTGTGTCGATGATGATTTCATCACCGTACTCGAAAGCGCCGAACGAATGACCGCAAACCGGGCAATCAAACTTTGTAAAATTGATCTCGTGTTCAAACTGAATCCAGTTGTCGGATATCTCCTGACCACGAAACCAGCGTTTACAGGACGGGCATTGCACCGCGATATGCCGCACCGGCGCAGGATCTAATTCAAGTCTGATATGCATCTACCCTATTTATCTCCTTCTAACTGCGTGCATGACTCAATCATGTAGAAGAAAAGCTCTCCAGTCTTCTTCTTTTCATCGAGTTGCTTCTCTGCCTTCATCAAGGCGAGCCGTTTTGTTTTGGCATCCACATAGATCATCAGATGTTTGTTCGCGCACATGTTGATTTCAGCGTCGATAACCCAGTGCTTTTTCATGCACACCTCTTATAAATCTCGCGTTTCATTGGACTTGTTTTAATCTTTTGGATGCTTCATATAAAAGCTGGGCAGTATCTTCTTTGACCAAGTGCAACCCCTCCAAATCCCAATAATCCCAGTAATACTTGGCATGATTCTCTAACTTCTTGGCCAATTCTTGATTGCTTAAATATTGGATTCCAAAATTGTTATTACAATTAGTCATTCTCATCTATCTCCTATCCAATATCAAATTCGTGTTTTATCTTTTCGCGTGAAATAGCTCGGCAAACAGCAGGGACAGCCTTGGTTTGAACTCATAACACCAGCCGTTGCTGTGCAGGCAGCCTATGCTCCACCGGCAAGGTGCCTGCTGTGATCCTCGCTTTCGGTATCTGCAATTATGGCATGTCCATTCTATATTCAGTTTTCTGCATATGGTTCCCATTCTGATCTCCTTACTGAATGATCCACTCGGTCACGGCGCGGCCAAGGTAATCCAGGTCGTATTGTCTGACCGCCTCCTCTTTCAGAGGGACGGAGTAGATCAGAATATCGTGATACTTCCCTGTCGTGTCCTCCATGCGATCCAGAAAAGTCCCCATCGGCTGAGCACCGGGGCTGAATCCACGCAGGCGCATCCCGTAAGCATATCCTCTTTCCATAATTCCTCCCGATACAATCCGTATTTTGTGTATTTAGTTTCTTTTGACTGCGTTTTGCTTGCTATTTTAACGGGTCTTTCGTTCGACCCTCTTGTATTCTATCAGAACATTTTGCATTTGTCAACAAGTTATGTAAATATTTTTCAAGATTTTTCAGGCGGAGAGATAAGTCCCCGCCTGCTCTTCTATCTAATGTTATAGAACTTCTCGTATCGGCCAACACAGCCCTCCACTTCGTCCTTCTTCCGGAGAAACACCCCTGCGCTCATTTCACACTCGACCAGACTGGCAAGGAACTCAAAATTTACAAGGATTCTGCTGCGGTATGCGTCCATGAAACTGAACACATCTTTGGCCTCCGCCTCCAGATCACATCCTTCATCTACTACAACAGTCGCCTCCTCGTTATGTACGGATCGTCCGAAGCTGTAATCTACCGGTGCGTCTCCATCCGGAAACAACAGATCGTCCAGGAATTCAGATTTGTCCGCCGTGTCGAGCTGCCCGGCTCTGCTGCCAAGTGCCCACAGGACAGCAAACAACACCGCTTTCCGCAGACTTCCTGCATCACAGGCATCCTTATAGCTTCCACCTGGATTGATACTGATTTCACCGTTCTTGCTCCGCTTGAATGTATACAGTTCTTTCATTTTGCAGTCCCCTTTCATTGAATTATGCAGTTATCAGATCTTCTTTGTTCACGTCAAAAGATTATCACCAAAGTTTACATAATTCAATGAACAATGATTGCCAGTTCTAATCCTCTATTGATAAACGCGGATAATGTGTAAAATTTTGCACTTTATCCATAGAAAAACGTGTTAAAAGGCACGATATTTCTATTTATTTTCGTGATGAAGTGACAATTTTATTCTGTACTATCATTGCCATCATCTTCGCTTGACTTATATATAGCATACATCGCCGCAAACATTTTTGGATTGACATCGCAAGAAAGATCTGTGCAAAAGTCACAGCAATCAATATCATCGCAATGAATCGACATAGAATTGCCCTCTTTTTATTCGGCTCGATAATAGAATACCCAATATGGGCATCCAGTTGAAACGTTGCATCCCTTTTCAATTCCAGTCAGTTTTACCGTTTCCCCAAAGTACAACGAAAGAAACTTTTGAATATCCTTGGGATTGCTTCTATTAAACACTTGCCTTCTGTCGTTCCACACTTCCATACAACAACGATCATACTTTTCTGAATCCCATTGATAGAGCCTGTCTGAGTAAACCGCATCATCATTTTCTTTGTACTCTTTAGCCCAAATTACATAAGCATCGTAACTATATGGATATGACATCGGGTGGCGCTTTGTCGGATTGCCGCGAATATCGCACAAATAGCCATAGTCTGGTTCAAGCTGATTCTGAACTTCTACAAAACCATCAACCAGAGCATCCATAAAATCCATAATAGATTTCTCCTTTACTACTGTTTATTCGTACTTTACAGCGTACTGGCCGGCTGCGAATTCTTCTGCCATATCTACCGCCTGCATCAAAGCGTCACAACGGCCAAGAAGAATATAATACGTTGTATCTTTACCGTTTTCTGCATTGTGTCGTTCCATCTGTTCTTCGGTTTGATACCATTTCTGGCGCAGTTCATAGATAAAATTCTGAGCATCCAGGAACCTGGCGTTTCTCTTACTTGCCATAGAAGCCTCCTTATCGACTGTTATATTCGGTCTCCCACTTTGTTCCCTTCCAGTTCAGGCCCTTTACGCCGTAGTGTGAGAGCTGTTCCGCCTCTTCGTCCGTGAGAGAACGCAGGAGCCAGTTCATGTTGACGGATTTCATATCTCGCTGGAACTTGTTAATGAAAAGCAGAACATCCTCCAGCTCGTCCGTCTTTTTGATCTTCCAGAAATCAGGATACTGCATGTCATAGAACATACCGCTGCCGTTGTCATAGGCAGTCGCATAGTATCCGGTGTCCATCATGACTCTCTTGCCAGGATCGATGATAACCTTGTGAAAGCCTTTGAATTTCCCTTCTACTGTCTCAAAGAACTTCTGATCAAAGATATAAGGGTCTTCGCTCCCATTGTGGAACAATGTGCTCGTATACATGTTGTAGCACATCTTATCCGGCTCGTACCAATCCGGTTCAATGTCTGCACCGATCACATAGGTTCTGCCGCAGCCGCCGCAAATGACAAGCGTATTCTTGTTCTGTTCAAGCGCCTCGTCAATGATCCCGGAATCAATGAAGTGGATTCTGCCACAAGAGCAAATTCTAATATCTTTTCTGTTCATTATGCGAACATCCTTTCAATCTCTTTATACCACTTGTTCCAGAACTCTTTTCTGAGTTCTTCGCATCTTTTCTTCCCTGATTCAAAAGAGCCGACCGTTTCCTTGATAAAATTATTGTTCGGGAATTGAACGAAAACGCTAAATGTCCCATCGTCCATTCCGCTTTCAATGCAAGTATTGGCCGTTACATCATATCGGATATAGATTCTTGTACCGCAAACGGAAACATCGTCAACTCCGGTAGAATGCCTGACCACTCCATCAAATCCTGGCCGATCATCATGCCATTTTAAAGCTTTCAATGCCTTTAAAACGAAACTATCCATAGATATAACCTCCTTATACGCTCGTGAAATGGGACAGAAGCATCTGCCCTACTCTATTCCGCGCTGCATCATACACGACGCCGTAGGCATCTCCGTCTGCGTCAAGCCAGATAGAAAGCCTGTCGATTATATATGCTCTGCCAACCTCGATCTGATCCGGCTTTGAATCTCTGGTTGAAATACATCTAACCGGAATAAAAGCAACATTCGCATCGATCCCATTCATAATGAAATCCTCCTTTTATTTTCCCATTCTCTGACTATAGTTCTTCAAAAACTCATCTGAAGTAACAAGATTAATGATATCATCCTTATGTCTGCTGATTCTTCTTTCTAAAAGTTCCTTATTCTCAGGATGTTTTCCAAGCAGTTCCTTATCAAGTCTATATCTATAAACCAGACCAGAAAACTCTGTATCAATCTTGCTCATCGTCTCCGAATTCCTCATATTCTTTCCTCAATTCTTCTTCGATCTCGTCGGTCTTGAGATCCAGGACGTAATCCAGGCAGTCCAGCGCTTCCCTGCCGCAGTATTCCTCCAGCATGTCGCGCAGCTCGCGCTCGGCGTTATCGTTATCGATCAGACGACCAGTTCCGTCTTTCAGGTGTATGTACATTGTTCCCTCCTATTCGTCAATCGGTACGGTTGGAATGGTGTTCCAATCAGCAGGGCGATAATGTTCCGCGTTATACAGCCCAGCGCGAACTGTTTTCAGATCGTTGCTTGGATGAATGTTTTCAAGCCACAGGCCGTCGCCCAATTTCATGTCGAACATCCAAAGTTCTCCGGTCAGATCATTACAGAATACGGGCTCCGCTCCAACCTTCTTTACAATGTCATTGCGCAAGCGTGTTGCAAGGTCCTTATCTCGCGGATCAATATTGATCTCGAAGGTGGTTTTCTCCGTGTCTCCATAGGCCATATAAGCATCGAATGTAAAGGTTTCCAAGGCAATCCCCTTTCTTAATTTTTTATGTATGCGGGCGGATGATATCCGCCCCTACGGTCAGTCTGTTGTGTTCAGGAAGTAGCTGAGATCTTCTCCTGTCAGATTGTCCATGGCATACTCGTCCGCTTCGCTCCAGAGTTTGTCGTAGGTTTCTGCAAGGACAGCATTCCCGGCATCGTGGTGCTCCCAGAGCTTCCAGTTGAGCACCATGACAAGCTCAGTGAGATAGATGGGATCATCCTTCCAGTTGTCAAATGCTCTCTGATAGGTGTCCATGACGGCACCCTTGCCGAACTTATCGGCAATGCTGAAGTCCATCCAGAAGGTGGTCTTCGGCTGATAGCCGGTCATATCTTCGATGTTCCACATGGAAATTTCCAAGATCATTTCCTCCTTGTTGTAATTTGTATGTTGGATTTACAACGAATCAATTGGTATCTTCTACGGAGTGCCATTTAAGGCCGCGAGCTTTGTACAGCGGAATCCAGTGCGCCTCATAGAAGTCGTAGCCGGCGCCGTCGATGCCGAAGAAGTAGCCGAAATCATCCGACTGGAACACACGGAAGCCGCAGCGGGACATAAGCTCGATGCCGTTGTCTTCCTCCAGCCACCAGTCATCACAGGAATCTCCGAAGCTCCAGAGCGTTCCCCACATTGGAAGAATGTCATCGAACAGCAGCTCGAAATCATCCTCACTGCAGGCGGCAAGATTGCCGTTATCGAGCTCGACGGTATACACCGGCTCGTCATCCAAATTTTCTACGCCTGTGACTTCGCCCTCGCCTTTGTTATAGACACACACGCGATCTCCGACAGACGGCTTCGTTACCTCACGCCATTCGTCCGGATCGTTGGCCATAAGCTTGGCGATCATGTCATAGGGATAAGCGTTCATCTCGCGCACCCATTCCTGCGCTGCGTCACGAATGGTTTTAATCTCTCGTACCAATATGTTCTCCTTTCACTGAATAAAGTTGATCGAATTTTCCACAACGAGCCAGCCGGGAACACAGTTTGCTTTTGGGATCGTTGTTGCCCACTTGCGAATCGGCACGATGTTCTTCAAACTTTCTGCGACAGCATCCCGCTCGGCTTCGGTGTCGTAAAACAAAACGCTATTCTGATAGCGTGTCTCGTCAACCAGAATTTCCACGCCATAACGGGCGATTTTAGGTCTTGCAGCAATCAATTTTTCCACCTCCGATAAAAGTCATATTTCATTTCTTTTTGAACATCACAACGATATGTTTTCTGTGTTTGCACTTTCCGGCAAATCTTGGATGTTTCGTGACAAATTCTTCTACAGTCATGTTTTCATACGCTTCCCACATTATCCTGACTTCCTTTTTATTTCCGCCAAATGTCCGAACAGGTTCGCCATTGCAAAACACTTTGATGTACGCTGCTGCCATGTCGAATTCTCCTTATCGCTTCGGCATGATCGTCTTCACCTGCTGGCCGCACTCCGGGCAGAACGGTGGGTACTCCGGATCGGCATATGTTCCAAACCTGAAACTGACTGCGGATTCTTCACCGCAATGAGGACATGTTCCGTAATAAATGACGGCAACCTGTCTGGAGCCCTCAAACTCACAGATCTTTCCATATGGTTTTTTCCAAGCGCCAAGCTCTACGGCAGGATCAACCTCTTTAATATGCCTCTGCTGTTCTTCCTCGTAAGACTTCACGAATGCATCAATCCAAGAATCCATATCAAATCCTCCAAATCAGTCCGATTTTCCAGATGCAAATGTACCGGCAAGGATCGCTTCAAACATAGCTTTCTGTCCGGCTGCGGCATTCTTCACGCTCTGGTCAAGCAGATCGTTATACTTCCGCTCATACTCCTTGGCTTCTTTCAGCTCTCTCTTGAGCCGATAGTTTTCGTTGATGATATCGACCATGCCGAAGATGATTTCTTCCACAATTTCTCTATCCATTTCAGATTCTCCAATTCAATTTAATAATACTTCTCAATGTTTCCGACTTTCAGCAGATCGTCCGGCGTCAGCAAACCCTTCTCGTGCATAGCTTTTTCCATGGCTGCGTACAGGGCCGCCTCGCGCTCTCGCTTGCTCATTTTCGGCGGCTTCGGCGGAAGCTCCCCGTTCTTTGCGGCGATGGCTGTCGGATTATATTTATGCTGTCCCATTCAAATCCTCCAATCATCTGCCTTCAAGATAGGCATCGACCGTTTTTCTTGCCTGCTCTTCGTTTGCTTTGCAGACGACGATTAGCAGATCGTCATCCATCAGGAAGTAAGCAATCTCAAAATCCAGATAGTTCTGATTGGATTTCAAAAGTTCCGAAACGAGAGCTGTCTGTCTATGAACAGGGTCGCTGCTTTTGTCAATCTTTTTGATCGGCATTTGCATGATTTTGATGCTCGGATTATCCGCCCACAGGGAAAGAAACTCTTTGACTGTCATTCAAATCCTCCAATCACATGGCCGCGAGCGCTGCGGCAACTTCATCCTGGCAGTAGAAACTTCTGCAAATTTCCAGCGGTGTCAGGCGATAGGCATACTTCTTGGAATACTTCTTCTTGAAGATATAACCGTTATCCCACTTCTCGATCTTACCTTCGGTGTTTCCGAGCTTGACAAACCTACCAGCATAAGTCTGGAAGATTTTCTCCGCAACGCGAGTCGTGTTTTCCTTGCGTTCCTCCTGGCTCCACTGGATCGTGGCCTGCATGAGATCACAAGGATAGACAGCGAGAAGTTCCATAGCGCGTCTGCAATTTTTCCGGTTCAGATCGGCATCGTCACGGACAAAAGACAGGGTGATGTAACTGTAATCTCTGCCGGATCTTCCATCGTGGCAAGTATTGTACAGGTCATTGCACCAGAACCAGAGGTCGCAATCGTCCAAGTTTTCCATGCGAAACGCGCCGACAGTAAGATGCTCCGAGAGATACTCCACGATCTTCAGATTTTCCTCTGCCTGACGCTGACGAGCTGCCTCGCAAGAATCCTTCCATTCTTGGCTGTTCAGCCCAACCTTCTCGGCATAGGCTCTATTCGCGGCTTTCTGCTCTTCGGTGTAACCCACGTCCAGACGGATGGAGTGCGGAATTTTCCGCATCAGCCCACCGGCAATCAGTTTGTTGTTGATATAACTGTTATCCTCGTGAATACGCATTTGTAAATCCTCCTTCAAAATTTCCAAGTCATGTTTTATCTGCATGGGATAGGGCTGATAGGCTCAACCCTCAGAGAAACCTTAATGTGTCTGGATATAATCCAGAATAATTCTTTCCGATTCTGATTTAGTTACGATGCCGGAGATACAATAGCTATCTGTGTGGTGAAGATCCTGAAAGTCATACTCAGCTTGATAGAAGTCTTCCGTCTCTTCCAGATTAGTGCAGACGGCGTATGTGTCTTCCTCGTCTCCGTCAAGCCATGTCATGTCGATGAATTCATGGCCTTCCGGCGTCACTCTGTAATATTCCATGGAGTCCACGTCCAAAAGATACCAGTTGTTGCATTCGACGGGATATTTCATGTTTTCCACCTCTTTGGTTTACTGTATGTGGCTTCAAGTTTTCCGGCGAAGAGCTTTGTTGCCCATACGTTCGGCTCGCCATAGTACCAACCGATCACCTTAGTGTGATACTCGTCATCCTCCAGGATGAAAGTCATGTCCGTTTCCGGCGCGTAAGTAGTGATGATATTGTCCATTTTTTCCATCAGAACACCCTCACACATTCGATGTATCCATACTCGTTTTCGACAAGGTGGATGCCAAGCAGCCCCAGCGCCTCGCGGATGCCAGACAGTTTGTGTCTGTCCTCTACGGTGTACGCGCTTTCCATATACGGATCGCTCTCTATGCGATCGTGGAGTACATTTATGTACTGTTCCAAGCTCAGTATGGACGCAGGTTCAATGTTCATCGTATTTTCCATCATGCGATCACCTTGAATTTGCAGACGTTTTCATTGCGCAGATGCGCAGGGAAAACGCTGTAGTATTTTCCGCCGATTTGTTCATGCCAGCCAAAGCTGTCTTTCCAAACCTCTGTTGTGGTTCCTGCCGGACAAGCATTGGAGCCGACCAGCCAGGTAACTTCCAAACGGGTGGCGTTTCTCGGGATTCGATTGCTCATATGTAAACCTCCATTCATATTTTCCAGTACAACCGGCTTGCAACGGTCTTCGGCTGCATTACACCGGATTTTCCGGTGTGCTCTGCATTATGAAATCTGCATTTTATTTGATCGAATAGTTCTCATCCAGGTTGAAGGTCTGGACACAGTAGTAGTGCCGGTCGAACATATCGGGATCGCCGGAATCGTCTCTCAGTTTTTCCAGACGCTCGACTTCCTTCACAGCCTGTTCTCTCGTGGAGTAGATACCGACGATATATGTCGCGTCAATCGCCTCTGTGTAGTATCTTGGCTCCGTGAACAAGTTCTGCACGATGTTATCAGTCACGACGAAAAGCTCCATGTTCATATCCTCCTTATTTGTATTCGATTCTCGTCAATTCTTCCGGCGTGATACCGGCGACAATAAAGCGCCAGCCGATGAAATCAGGCCCGAAGTGTTCAAAAGCCGGTTCGATCTTGACCACTCGGATTTTCCGCATGTCCATCTTGTCGCGGATTTTCTTCGACCGGAAGTAATGTCCGCTGCTCCAGACAGAATTGGATTCCTCCACATGACGGAGATACACATTTTCTTCATTGATATCGCAGAGCTTGAATGCTTCAGCAAGAGTAATCATCTTTTCCACTCCAATCAAATAATCATTTCATCCAAAGAGCTGCGCTAACTCTTTGTCATTAAGGCCAAGCCCATCGAGCAAATCTTCCGCAAACGAAATACGATCATCCTTGTTCTGCACTTCATCAACAAGAAGCGAAACGATATTCCAAACAAGCGTAGACGCCGCCATATCATCCAGATTGAAATTGTCTCTGATATAGCAGAAGATTTCGTCTTTAATCATGACATGTCCTCCTTATCCGTCGATCCGATGGATCGAATAGTGTTTCTTCTGAAATGAACGGTTTGTTCCGTCTTCCATGTGGCAAAGCCAAAACCACGACATGTGGCCAGAAGAAGTTTTTGCCCAGTATTCTTCCATCCACCACACATTTTCCAAACGCTCGTAAGTTTCACGCCGAATGTCATTGAATACCACGGTCATGCGATTTCCCTCCATTCCTGTTCGTCCAGTTCTTCCATAATGTCCTTGTAAGATTTACTTTTCCACTCGGATACGTACTTTGTGTACCAGATTTTCCGGCACAGACGGCAGACGGTCATGCCATATTTTCCGAACATGATGTAGCCGCTCGGGATATCCCAATCGAAAGACGATTCCCGCTCGGAAATTTCCTTGATCGTATCGAAGTCCTTCTTGGATAGCTTGACTTTGACATTGGTATACATGACTTTTCCTCCCCATATTATGTATTTTTCCAACCGGGGCATAAGCCCCACGCTCAGAGCTTAATGGACTGTTTTAGATCGCTCTGACGATCAATTACAGTTTTTCCGCAATAGCCGCTTCACGGGCGTCATACCAGTTCATATCGTACTTATCGATGTTTCTGCGCATTTCATAGGCGATTTCGTCCAGTTTTTCCATGGCCTCTGCGCGGCTGCATCCGTACTCTGTCTCAAAATCAGAGTCTTCATAGTCATCGAAGTAGTTTTCTACATCGTTTCTATCAAAGATATGCTCCTGTTCGATATACGCCTGGTAAAGTTCGTTCTCGGTCAGCTCGATCTCAATCGTCTGGCCGTTAAAGCCTCTTGTGATTTTCATATTTTCCAAATCCTCCTAATCAAAAGATTGTTTTATTTCAGCTTGATTTTTCCGCTGTCGATTGCTTCCTTCAGATCTTCCACAGACTGGAATACCTGGCTGGCTGGCTGCTTCGGATCGTTGAAGTCTTGTGCATAGTAGCCGCTATCGTCCTCGCTATAGATGATATCAAGACCTTTCAAAGTTCTTTGATTTCCCATGTTCCAATGAGAAAAACTTTGTTTGCAACTTGGCAGTAAAGATTTCCATCCTCGCCGTAGGTCAGTCTTTTCAAGGCTCGAAACAGAGCCACCTTGTTTGTCCCGTAGTATCTGATACGCACAGATTTTCCGGTGAAATCTTCCACATGGAAGCTCGCCACTTCCCACGGAGTTCCCCAGCTATCCTTGATTTTGGCCGGTGCCTCCAGCTCGTAAGTGTTTCGCCTGTCCAGATACGCATATTTGACTTTCATGTTTTCCTCCTTTATCCGGCCAAATTGGCCGCTTTTTCCAACTCGCTAACAAGATTTGAAGCGGCATAAACCAAACTGTCCCGTGTCTTCTCGTCCAGTTTTGAACAATCAAGTTTGTCATATGCCTGATTCACTCTTGCAATCCAGTATTCAACGAAATTCATGTTTTTCTCCTTATGAAATAGTTATTTCATCCATCAAGCCCAATGCTCGTCCAGCTCTCGCAGATTGTTAATTCCCGGCTTGTGATAGCAGTAACCTTTGCACGTTCCACGTTTAATACGCTCGTCAAGGTGTCTTGTAAATTCCGTTGCTTCCTCTTCTGTTTCAAAAGTTTCCACAACTTCAACGCCTACGGAATTGATATAAGTAACTTCGTGCATTGTATTTCCTCCTTATCAAATTAACATTTCATCGTTTTTTCCAGCTCAAGGATCGCGTCGTGAAGCTCCTGTTCCTGGGCTTTCAGTTTTTCCATGCGAGCCTCCGCAATGGGCGCGGATTTTCCAAGAGCCCACAGGCGTTTGGCTCGCTCTTCTGCGTATTGGTATTTCTTCAGGACTTCCAGCCACGCATAATTGAGGATTTCAAGCTCGGAGATCGTCTTGAATTTTTCCATTATTCCCTCCGATATTCCTTGATGATTGTTTCATCCACGACCATGCCGCCGTATGTTTCGGACTCCATGAGCTGCGCCCATTCCGCGCCGTCTTCGATCAAATCTTCCAGATCGTTCAGCGCGTCCAGATCGTCCGCATAAGTTTCCAGCCCGGATGCTCCGTCCGGCATTTCCCATTCCAGTCTGTAGGTTTTCAACGGTGATATACCTCCTTCAGATTCTTGATCGTGTCCCGGTAGAGCTGCATGGTGCTGTCATCATCCAGAATTTTCTCAAATTCTCCGCGCTTCGCTGCCGTCATGCGCTTGATGCCGTTGTTGCGGCGGTAGATGCTCTCCAGCCGGTCCTGGCGCTCGTCCATCCGATTTTCCACGGCGCGGATCATGGAAGACTGAAAGCTGTACCATTCCCATGTCCTGTTGAGATAGTTACAAATTCCGCGCCCCACATGCTCATGGTCAAGAAACATGCTGGACACATGCCGGAAGCCGTTCCGGGTGCTCTCGCTGCGATTGTAAAAACTGATATCGTGGCCGTTGATGTTGATATGAACAGAATTTTCCATTTTTATTTCTCCTTTTCAATAGAGCGCCGGAAACTGTCCGGCTCTTCGTCAAATTCAATTTTTCCGCGCTCCGGCGCTCCATATTTTCCAAATTTTCCAGCTTGTTCTATCTTATTTTCTGATTCCCTTATTAAGATAGCATATGTATTTGCATTTGTCAACAAGTTATATTGTTGTTATGTTAGAGTGTCCACATAGCTATGTGCGCCGCGTTTACACCGTTGGCAAAGGATCGCATGAAGTCCGAGTTGAGAAATTTTCTGATTTTTTCCAGCAGTTTTTCCATATTTCAGTCCTCCACAACTTTGTATGTATCGTTTTCCAAATCTACCACAAGCCAAAGGCCGGTAAACTTGTTTTCATAAATAGCGCGGTTTTCGTCTTCCTGGCGCAAGAAACAAAAGCCGCTGCGCGTCAAATTTTCCAGCATTATTCAAACTCCCTTTCTTCCCATGCGGTCAAAGTTTCCACCCATACACGATCGACGCGCGGATAGCTCAGATCGGTGCATTCCTCCCGGATCGTGTCGGCGGCGTCCTGGGCGCTTGTAGCCATGATTTCTTCCACTTTACGTATGTATTTTCCATCCCGCTCAAAGTGATACGCGACTTTATAATTGCGAAATTCCATATTTTCCTCCTTTACCTATGCACGAGATAAACTGTCCAACGCGTCCAGTCTTCGCCGTCGCTCAAAGTTTCCGTATATTTCACGGCGACAAATTCCGCGCCGGTATTCCCGAGTGGGCTGCCCCATGCGGGGCCGATATTGCGGAAAAACTCATATTTTCCGGCCTGATTCAGATAGAGCCTACTGCCGCCCGAAAATTCCACGAACGTGGCGCGAGCCGTGGCCGTGCGTTTTTCCAAAATTTCATCGTCATAGAATTGCAAGCTGTCCAGCTTTGCCTCCAGTGTGTCCTCCGTGATGTTCCGCGCATTGCCGACAAACGTGGTCAAATTTTCCGTGATTGTGCGGATAAATTCCGATTTTGTGATTCTTTCCATGATATTTTCCTCCCTCAAATTTTCCGAAAATTCTTGCAAAGAAAGTCATAGCTCAGGCCGTGCGGATAGCCCTGGTTATCGTAGACAAGTACGCCGATATTTTCCGGCAAATAGTCCACCATGGTATAGATTTTTCCGGCGGTAAAGTATTCGCTACTGAATAGACAAAGATAATTTTCCATAGTTTTTCCCTCCTGGATTTTCTAAAATTTTGTTGAATGGGATCGGATTTTCCGTTGTTTCGCGGGGAAAAGTCCGTCAAAAAGTCCGCGCCGGTTTTCCGGAATTTTGCCCGATTTAAGCCACGGGCTGCGCAGTCCACCAGTTCTTCCCGCCTCCCTCCTGATCGTAGTGCATGAGAAAGCTGTTAACGTGGCGCATAGTTGTGGCAGAATAGCCGCCCCAGAGCCGCCGGAAGTGGCCGGACTTGTCCAGCTTGCACACCCGTGTGCCGTAGCTGTAGAGCGTCTTTTCCCCGTTTTCCTCCAGAACAACGGCTTTTCCGTAAAAAGATTTTCGGCTATCATAGCAAGGCAATTCAAATTTTTTCATGGTATAAACCTCCTTTTTGCATTTGTCAACAGTTATGGCCGAATAAATTCGCTTGTCACTTCTGCGCATTCGTAGGCGATAGACTCTTGACGCAAGCGCCGCGCGAGATATTCGCAAGCGGATTTGACGGCGCTTTCTTCTGCGTCGTAGATGTAGACAACAATGGTATTTTCGCGGACTTTGCGCCCGTTGTCGTGCGTGTAAACGCCGAGCGCGGGGAGGATCGTCGCGCCGCCGAAACGGGAAATCATGGTATCTGCTATAATGGATTTTGCGATAAATGACGGGATAATTTGCGGGTGGCCGGGAATTTTGCCGTCTCTCAAGCCAATTGAAAGAGTATACTTTTTCATTGTGTTCAACCTCCAGATTGAAATTTTTTAGCATTCATTTTCCGCGCCGTATCTTGACGGCGCGGGCAGTCAATGCTAAAATGTTTTTGCGTTATACGTCCGTTAACTTTGCCTTGCGCGTCTGCAATACTGCAAATTTTCCCGCGCATAGTTAAAGAGTTGACGCCCCAATATAACCGCATTATACGCGCCCTTTCTGCGCCGCGGTATTTATAGCCTATTCTATCCCCACAAGTTTCGGCCCGCTCGTATCGTCGCCGGCTGCGCGTTCCCTGTTGTGGCTATAAGATATCACGTACGAGATATAAACGCAAGTGGTAAAATGCACAAAATATCACGTACGAGATTGTGCAAATTTGCCAGGATCGTACAATTTAACCATTAAAAGTTATGAAAAGGGCTGATTTATATGGATTCTGAGAACAAAAAAAGAGCGAAAAATGTTGATTATAAATTGAAATTTGCCAAAGAAAAATATAAACGGATTCCGCTTGATTTACCCATAGAAATAGCGGAAAAGTGGAAAAAAGCCGCTGAAATCGCCGGAATGCCGCTAAATACTTTTATAAAAAGTGCAGTAAATGAAAAAATAGAAAGCTTAGAAAAAACTGTTGACAGCCACGACAACGAAAGCGGGAAAACTCTGCTTGATTCTCTTTCGGACTAATACACTATAGAAATAGAAAAGCGCGGTTTTTTTTGCCGCGCTTGAATTTTGCAATTATATAGTATAGGCAAGCACAAGAAACAATCTGGAAATAACCGTCAAGAGCTTTTCCCGCGCAAGGCTGACACGCAGCCCGCTATATATGTCCGATGTAGATATGTTTTCCCGCGCTTGTGTATCATGTCGAATAGGAGGGAAAGAGAAAACCAGGAAGTGTATTATTGTATTAAGCGCTTAATACATTAGCTGGAGGATCTGATTTCCTATTGATTCAGTGGGGATTATATGCGCATGGGATATAATTCCTATAAAGCAAGTGGGGAATTAGAGCGGATTGTAAAGGAAAAATACTTGACAAGTGGGGAAAATGGATTGATATTAAAGTGATATCAAAATGATATCATGCCAAAAACAAAGGATCATATATCGAGCCTCGATATATCGCACCTCGATATAGTGCTAAAAGTTAAAAATTTTGAATATTTCAACTTTTTGAATAAAAAAGCTGTTTTATGCAACTTGCACAATTAAATTGCGATCAATTTACTTTACTTAGCTAAAGTCAAGATTTTGCGCTTTTCTTGACTTGCCACGGATCGCCCACGGCAAGAGCAGTTAGAGCTATCTAACCGGGGGTGGGTTTACATCACCGGCCACTCCAGCAGCCGAAGCCAGGACGGCATGTGTTCTCCTTCACTCACATTTTTTTACCCCTATCTTCCCCCACTTTTTTTTGTTTTTCTCCGTCCTGTCTTCTCACCCATTTCATACTGCCAGATTTTCATAACTTCCCAAAACAAGATACTTTATCGAAAATCAAATCGAAAACTCTACAAGACAACAAAAAATGGGAAGTTGAAGATCCGATCAGTAATCTGACACAGGTAGACAACTTCCCACGACAAGAGAGTTTCTATATGAAATTGGATTGATTTTAAGCTTTTGGACAATTCATGATCTAGTGAAACAATAACCGTCAGATACTCATACGCGCAGAAAGTGCCCAGTTCATGGTTGCTTTCTGCATTTTTGTGCAAATTGTACAATCGCAACCACTCACAGCACTTTGCGCAAAAAGTTCTGACAGCTTTGAAAATTGAGTTTCATACTGTGAGAAAAATATTTCTCTGATTGTTGTTCATCGCGTAAGCTATTGAGTTTAACCGGCGTGTTATTTACAAATTTTGATCAGTTGACAGAGGTTAAAATCAATAGGTTCGCGACACAGTATTAGTTTATGAACGTATATAATAATGTCATATAGTATTAATATAATAAGTGAATAAACTAATACTGTGTTTAAGTAATAAGTATCTTACTGTATGAGTTTATTACTTCTTACAGTAATAGTTTATTACTGTATTTTATTACTGTAAGAGTTTATTGCCTTACCTACTTAATACTATATTTATATAATAATATATAAAAGAAAGAAGAAAGAAAATCTATAAAAGAAAAAGAAAGAAAAGTCTGGTCGAGGCGGCTGTCCTGGTATGCTGCCATAACAGTTTCGGATCGGCTGCCTCTCCCCTTTCCTTCTGTGGGAGCCATTCCTATCTTATCGATCTTGCAGCCGGAGCTCTCCAGTTTATCATCGGCACAGCAAAATGATCCCCGGTTCATCTTCGTCCTGGCGACTGCCACAAAACTTTTCGAGATACAGCCAGATTAAACTGTTGACAAATGCATAATAAAGGAGTACAATACCATCGACGATACCGATATGCCCATCGGTGATTCGTCCTGGTAGCTGCAGAGATGCCCCTTGGCGGTTGCCCGTCATAGTAACTGTTGACTAATGCAAATATATGAAACAAACTTGATAAGAACAGAAAGAGAGGATTTATGGCCGCGTGAAACTTTCATCCAAGCAATGTAAGGAGATCAATAAGATCCTTCCTCAGATGACGGACGATCAGTGGCAACCATTGTTCGGCCATCTGCGAGATATAACCCAGCCAAGCATCGATGACCGCTTCCCTTCTCATCGATACTCATTCGAGAACACACCATATACATATACCGGCGAATCAGAATGGTTCCGTTATACGCAGTTTATTAACGGAGTTTTGCGCACGATTCGTTCCGGCAGAGAAGACTTCTGCTTTAAGATAGAACATATCATTGACTTATTGCGATTTGAACATGACGAATTACAAACTGAATGGCTCCCAGACGAGCTTTGTTTTAAGGTGGTTAAATGCAGTCAAATAAAACTAAAAGAAGCGTAATAGAATCTGCAGAGCAAAGTCTGGCAGAAGCAGATCGCCAGTTTAATCTCGGTTCTGAGTGTGACAACTCGGACATGGCCTACTTGGCTGCATATCTTGACGGTGCCCGCGCACAAAAGAAGGAAGACGACCGATGGTGGAATAATCTTATTGCAAACGCAGAAGAGGTGCACGATGTCAAATAAAGAAGCAATTCATGTTTTAGAGATCATGGCAATTGATTTGACCGGCGCTATGGCTGGACTATCGAAGAAAAACCCAATGTTTGATGTGCTTTCTCAGCGCATTGAGGCGATTGATCGTGCCCAAGAGGCGCTTAGTCGATGGGATGATTATCTAAGGAACATATTTAGTGAGGAAAAACATGGACAATAAACAAATCACTTCTCCATTAAAAGCAATCAGAGCTAAATGCTTGGATTGCTGTTGTGACCAGACCACAGAAGTCAAACTCTGTCCGGCGTCTACCTGCCCGCTCTATCCATTTCGTTTCGGCAAGAATCCGTTTCGTAAACGGGAGCTGACAGATGAACAGAGAGAAGCGCTCTGTCAGAGACTCGAATTAGGACGTGCTAAAAATACTCAATAAATTATGGGAAGAAATTTAATCTGTTCTCAGACATCCGGATACCCACGGAAACAGGCATGCGAAAATTCCTCCCCATAAAATATGTGAGATTTTTATGGCAGGTTTAAAAATAGACCTACTTTTTCAAGAAGGGTGATGCATGAAACAAAAGGCAGCACAGAAACTTATTTATAAAATTCATACCAAGCAGCTCAAGCGAGCGAACTGGGATTTGGATCTTCCGCTGGAAACCGCGCTGCGCGATTACCCAGACCTGATCGTTGCTCTGAATGACAGCCAGATGCTCCGGTGGATCGATGAGCTCAATGGTGTAGAAGACTATGACGCCAAGGTAAAGCAGATCCAGCGCAGTATCAAGAACGAGAAAAAGCGTCCGAAGAGCACGGAGACGAAGGTTCGGATTCGCAGTCTGTACAATGCCCTGTACAGATTGCAGTTCCAGCCTGATTACGTCTGCGTTGTTATGGATAGCAACAAAGATTACGACCGCGCCAATCAAGGATTCAAGATCAATGGCGTTCGTTATCATCGTTTACTCGGAACAAATGGCGGTGTTAAAACAAGCACCATCGTATATGTGAATGACGTTCTCTGGCCGGAGTTGAGAAAACGTATTGATAACGGGCGCAACATGGAGAAGGAGCTCGTCCCCGCAAAGTTTGAAGCATACTGTGCCCTTACCTGCTCTGGTTCTACTCCGATTCCGCAGCCGAATGGCGTTATCGTTGTCCATGACTGTATGACTAAGTTCAAGGATGATGTCATCCTAATTAATACGGATACGGATGGCGAGCCAGAACTTACATATGAAGACGGTTACGAGATCGAGCACGATGCCTCTGACGGCAATGGCATGATCTCTCCTGCTTACTCTCGACGTGTCAACGGATTTCTGAACGGAGACGCGGAGCATACACTCTCCGGATTCAATTGCAGAAATGCGTGGACGAAGGGAATGCTTTATACCTTTGACTTTGTTGAGTTTGCAGAGAAGGTCGCCGGAACATACTTCATCAAAGATGTCTGGGGAGACGTGCGAGATGTTCGTGAAGCAGATATGATTCTCACCGAGTCTATGCTCAAGCTTTATGATTCCTACGACAGTTGGGAAGACTACGCGAAGAACTGCGCGGAAAACCACTATCTGTTCTCTGCGACGAAGGATACTCCGGAGAAACTGGAAAACGTTCGAGATAGTAACTATCAGTTCCTTCAGGATATTAATATGACGGATGAAGAGATTGACGAATTATGCGAATCAACCGTTCAGGAAATCAACGATGTTCTTGGTGGTGACTACCGCAAGAGTTTGGCATTTTTATGCGGGCAAGGTATGGATGACAGAGAGGCTGTTCATGCGACCGCCGATTATGTTAAAGCGCTGATGGTAGAACCGGCCATGATCAACGACCCATATGTTCGTCGCAATATCCACTCTATGATAAAGAAGCGGATTGATTCTGCGAAGAAGGGTTCTATTCGCCTTAATGCCAATTTTGCCATGCTTGGCGGAGATCTGTATGCATTGTGCCAAAGTATGTTCGGGCTTCCTGTAACAGGGCTCCTTCATGCAGGAGAGATTTATCATAGATATTGGATTGACAAAGAGGCTGATGAAGCCTGTTGTTTTCGTGCTCCGATGACCAGCATCCACAATATTCGGAGGATGAAACTCAACAAAAGCGATGAGGTGCTGAATTGGTTTCAGCATATCAAAACCGCGTGCCTTATTAATGCATGGGATACCATGGCGGATGCTCTAAATGGCTGCGATTTTGATGGCGATACAGTGTTTACTACGAATGCCAGAACAATCATTAAAAACACTCCGAATGCACGAACTCTACTCTGTTTGCAGAAGAAAGCGAAAAAGAAAGTGCCGCAAGAAGAAGATATCATAGAAGGTAATAAAAAAGCCTTTAATGACGATATCGGCGTCGTAACGAACCATGTTACTGCGATGATTGAAGCGTGTGCAGGGTTTGAAGATCATGAATCTAATGAGTACAAAACGTTGCGGTACAGAGTTATGTGCGGGCAAGCATTTCAGCAAGAAACAATAGATCGGATTAAAGGGATTGTTTGCAAGCCGATGCCATCCTGCTGGTTCTCATATCGAGATATTGATAGTGTTGAAGACGAGGGATACAAAAAACTCTGCCGAGAGATATGTGCGCCGTACAAGCCGTATTTCATGCGTTATGTGTACAGTAACCTCAATAAGCAGATTGATGATTATATCAATGGCAATGATAAGAGCTGCCGAAGGAATTTTGCCCATCTTGGTATTTGCACACTCGAAGAACTCCGAGGAAAAAAGTTTAAGGTTAAACGAGTCAAAGACTTTTTGTCTCACTATGATACAGATAAAAAGATCGGCATGAATCCTTGCACTGTAAATCGAATCTGCTGGCATATCGAAGAAGTATTTCCTAATTACGGTCAATTACCAAAGCCAAATGATTTTGATTATACGATCATGAAGTCCGGTGTCGAGTATAGCCAAAAGGATTATCAAGCCATATCTGATCTATATCGCGACTACCAACATGAATTACAGCAGTATATGAAATTCATGCGCTCGGATGGTTATATGAGCGAGGATGAACTCCCGCAAACAAAAGATGATTTCATCAGGCGCTTCAGAATGAAGGCGGAGATCATATGCCCAAATGAGAAAGAACTCTGCGACATTGTTCTGGATCTTTGCTATCACAAAGAGGGGTCTAAGCAGTTTGCGTGGGTTGTCGCTGGTGAACAAATTATTGAAAACCTGCTCGGTTCAAATGGTGGCATGATTTCATATCCGAAGCATGGCGATTCTGATACCGGGGATACGTTTACATACGGCGGCGAAACATATACGATGACAACTGTGTGCGTCCTGGAGGAGCCCAATGAAGATTATACTGAATGAAAAAGAATATGCGGAACAGTGTTTGCGAGAGAAGACGTTGGGTGATAACGCTTGGCAGACCGCACAAATCTTGGCAAAATATTATTACCACGAGCTTGGCTATCGCAAAGTTCGGATACAAAAGGCGTTGACGGAGTTTATCAGCCAGAACTATCCTCCGTATAAAAAGAGCATTCTGAGGTGGGAGGAAGTCATCGAGGCACTGGCCTCCTCTGCCGGGAAGTATAAACTGTTTCAGCAATACTTTGTTCCGATCACAAAGGATGAGCTCGACACAATCAGTGGATGCGGTCTGTCAAAGCAGCATCAGCAGGTTCTGTTTTCATTTCTGTGTTTGGCAAAACTTTTGAACATTCGGAATCCAAAGAACAACGGTTGGGTTGGATATAAGGTCTATAAAACAAAAGATGTATTCCAGATGGCACACGTCTCTATGAGTGGAATGAAACAGGACTTTATGATTAACGATTTCTTCATTCGACATCTCGTAGATCTTCCGAAGAAAAACGATAATCTATCTGTACGCGTTACTTTCTGCGACAACGACGGAGATTGCGCTTTGGCTGTGACGGACTTCCGCGATCTTGGGTATCTGTATCTTCAATACATAGGTGAGAACATCGTTACTTGCCAACAGTGTGGGATCTTGATGCGTGGGAACAAAGCTGGCACGAAGAAGTATTGCAAGGACTGCGCTGGGTATGTACCGCAAGAGTACAAAATTATTACTTGCGTGGATTGTGGAAGAGATGTCCGCGTCAGCGCGAAGAATACAAAGACCTGTAGGTGCCAAGACTGTCAAAAAGAACATGACAAAAAGCGCAAACGAGAATGGAAGTCCCAAAGGTAGACGCAGCAATTAAAAGTTAAAAACATCAAAAAAAACAAGTGTTTATGCGGGTTTCAAGTCCTTCAAAAATTTTTAGTATTATGGTATATAGTATAAAATATACCTGTTCTCATTTCTCTATCTTTCTCTTCTCTGGAGCTACCGGCATGGCTTGTGCTGTGCCGGACGTGCTCTAATTATAACATAGAACCCGACACGCCTCTCAACGATGCGTACCACGTCGGGTCTTTTTTATATTCTGCGGAGTAGTAGCAGTTGGAAGCTCGTCAGCCTCATAAGCTGAAGGTCGTTGGTTCAAGTCCAACCTCCGCAACCACACAATTGAATACTGAGCAAGCTACCGGCTCTAAGTGGCGGCAAATTTATTTAAGGATGTGTATTCACAATTAAGGAAATCACCAAGGAAGAAATGGAACTTCTGATCAAGAAAGGCATCATTCGCAACACATATCGCGGCTATGTTGACCGTAATGGCAACCTCGCAAGTTATTACCGCACGACAAACAAGAGGTATATTGGCGATAAATATGCTGCACTTGCAAAGAAACTAAACAAGTAAGAAGGGAGCGCGCCTATGAGCATCAAGAAGCTGAAAGGCGATGGTATCTTTTTCACTGGGAAAGCATCCGAGGATGTAACTGGTTCCCAGTATCTTATCAAGTTCGGCGGTCGCCAAATCCTTCTTGAGTGCGGGCTACATCAGTCATCGAGCAATAGTTACCTGGACAGCTATAAAATTAATGCGGAGAAATTTCGGTTCAAACCGTCTGAGATTGACTATGTGTTTGCTTGCCATGCACACATCGATCACACGGGCCTGCTGCCGCGTTTGGTAAAAGAGGGATTCCACGGGAAAATCATTGCAACTGATAAGACCGCTGCCGTGATGAAACCGCTTCTTCTTAACTCCTGTTACATCTTAAATGATGAGGCAAGAGTGCTTTCAAAACGATATAAACGGGATTACTCCCCTATTTACGAAGAGAAAGATGTTTATGAGACACTAGATTTGATTTACGAACACGACGAATATAACCGCGTATACAAACTCGACGATGTTGTTAGTTTTCAGTGGCTCCACAACGCTCATTGCGTTGGTGCGGCACAACTACAACTGATCCTGACAACAGGTGGGAAGAAAAAGAAAATTCTATACACATCGGACATTGGTGCTCTCAGCACGAAGAACCACTATGTTACAGATACGGAAGTACCAGATGGCTACAACGATCTTGTGCTGTTGGAGGCAACATACGGAAACTCAAAGCGATTTTCGACGAAGACAAGGGAACAGGATGTAAAGCATTTGAAATCAGCCATCGATACGACGCTTGTGCGCGGCGGCAGTGTGGTACTCCCCTGCTTTAGTTTTAGCAGGACACAGGAGATGTTGACAACGCTGTATGAGATTTACGGCGAGGATCAAAGCTTCACAGTTCCGATCATCGTGGACTCCAAACTGAGTTGCGAGATCAGCGAATTATATTACCATATTTTGGAAGGTCAAGATCTTGAATTATGGGATACTGTGAAACGCTGGGAGAACGTACAATTCATTTCCGAGAAAGCAGATTCGCAGGCGTGTTTAGCGGATAACCGTCCGAAGGTCATTCTGTCTGCGTCTGGCTTCTGTACCAATGGTCGTGTTGTAAATTACTTGAAAAAATATATAGCAGACAGAAACAGTATGGTAATTTTCTCTGGTTATACAGGAGACAATCCATCCTACCTGTCTTATCGGATTAAAAATTATAGAGATCACAAGTTTATAAGTATTAACAAAGAGCGTGTTGCCAATCTTGCTGATTGTATCACGCTCTCTTCTTTTAGCAGCCACGCAGGACACGAAGACCTTGTGAAATATGGTAGTTCCCTCAATTGTGGAAAACTGATTTTGGTTCATGGAGAACCAGAAGGGAAAAAGTGTTTAGCCGACAAACTAAAAGAAGCCATTTCCAAGAACGATAAAACTTACCGTGTGCTCTGTGCTTTCAGGGGCATGGTCGTCCATCTGTAGGAGGAAACATGGGAGAAGAGATCATTCGAGAAGATATTACGAAGACTTACAACTATTGTTATGCAGATAAATTTGATATTGAAGATATTGAAGAGAATCGCCATCTTTATCTGAACGGCGAAGTTGATGAAGAAGTAATTGACCAGTTGGTGTATCACATTCTGCGCTACAACAGGCTTGACAAGGGTGTTCCTGTAGAAGAGCGCAAACCAATCCTTTTGTATATCAATTCTCCTGGCGGAAGCGTGATTTGCGGTTATAGCCTTGTAGATGCGATTGTCAATAGTAAAACACCCGTTTATACAGTCAATCTTGCTGAGTGCTCGTCTATGGGGTTCCTGATTGCTATTTCAGGCCACAAGAGATATACATTCCCTCACTGCGAGTATCTGATGCACGAAGGCTATACCGGTGCTTTTGACAATATGTCGAAGGCAAAGGATCGTATCGACTTCGAAGCCGGTGAAATGGAGCAGATGACGAGAGAGTTCATCATTTCTCGCACCAAGATCAGCGAAGAGCTTTACAAGGAAAAATATCGTTGTGAGTGGTATTTTCTTCCGAAGCAAGCCAAGGAGCTTGGTGTCGTTGATTACATTGTTGGTGAAGATTGCGATATTGACGAGATAATCTGATAGTTGAAATAGGAGATTGAGTTTGGTTATTACGAGAAAAGAGAACGAAAATGAGGAGCAGTTCCTCTGGAGACTTGGACAAGCAAAGGACTCCGGCGCTCTGGATATGGACTGGTCGGAAATTGCAGACTTGATGAACAAAGAGTTCCGAGATGATGAGACGGAATATCGAAAAGAGTCTGCATACCGCAAAGCATATACTAACGCCAAGAAGTTTCATGAGGCCGGCGTATTCAAGAAATACGATGACGATTCTTATGTCAAGGAGCTGCTTGCCGCTAAAGACGAAGTTCGTAAAGAGAAACAGAAACTTTTTGATGAACGTAAGGCGTTGAACAAACTCTCCCGTGAGTCTGCGCGAGCAGAAGAAAATCTTACTCGGTTGGAAGAGCAGATCCGAGAGAATGGCAGAACGACTCTCCCAGAAGTTCATAATAATGTTTACCAGTCAGGCAACGATTTGATTATTTCGTTGTCTGATTTTCATTTGGGGACAACTTTCAATAATCATTTCGGGCGCTACGATTCCGATATTGCCAGAGAGCGTCTTAGCAATTATCTTAGTGAGATTCTTGAAATTCAGCGAGTACATCAGGCAGAGAGCGCATATCTGATTCTCGGTGGTGATTGCGTAAGCGGCAATATTCATTGGACTACTCAACTTGAAAACCGCGAGAATGTGATTGAACAGGTGCAGAAGTGTGCCGAGTTAATTGCTGCTTTTGTCTATGAATTGAGCAAGAGTTTTTGTGCTGTATATGTGAATAGCGTTGCTGGGAACCACTCACGCATTGGGCAAAAGGATCTTGTTCTACGAAGCGAACGTCTTGACGATCTTATTCCATGGTACATGAAGGCGAAATTGTCACATCTGAAAAATGTTGTATTTCTGGATGACAGCAATATTGATAGTACGATTGCCTCATTTGTTGTGCGTCAGAAAATGTATTTCGCCGTGCATGGTGACTATGATACCTACAGCGAAGCAGGTGTTTCAAAACTTGTGATGATGCTCGGTGTCAAGCCTCATGCTATCTTCTATGGTCATATGCATCATTGTTCTTATGACGATATTGCCGATGTAAAGATCATTCGCAGTGGCAGTTTTTGCGGCACGGGTGATGACTTTACGGTGTCCAAAAGAATCAGCGGAAAGCCAGCTCAGATGGTGTGTGTCGTGAACGAAAACGGTGTCAAAGCCTGCTATCCGGTCGCTCTGGATTAATTGGAAATTATAGTTGAAATCGAGGTAAGAAATGACTAGAGGAGACGTAATTAAAAAGATCTCCAAGAAAAAGAAATGCAATTATGATACATGCGCGTTCGTTATCGATTCATTCTTTGATGAAGTTAAAAACGCGCTAATCAGTGGAGATCGTGTACTTTTTAAGGATTTTATGGTATTCGAGGTTGTTGAAAACAATCCTCAGCGCCGTAGGAATCCAAAAACTGGTGAAGTGGAGATGTACCCCGCACATAAATCTGTTCGGTGCAAGATTAGCAAGACGCTGAAAAATGCGATTAACGAGAGGTAGAGAATGAAACGAGTTTATTTTGGAACGATGAAAGAACTGGCCGAGTTCATGTTTACCGAGGCCGTTGGTGGACATAGCGCTATCGCCGCTCTTTTTTATGATGAAGCAAAAGAACTGATGAGAGAGCTCCTTAAGTATGACGAAGTTGATGCTTATGGCATCGAGATTCATCCAGAGGAGTGGGAAGGCTATAACAAAGAGTATTATATTACTTTGTCTGACGATCTTACTCTTTTTGTAGAGCAGGCGTATCAGAAGGATAAAGATAGATACCTTAGTTTTGAGCACGACTGCCTTATCCTCGGTTCTGGCGTGAATAGCAAGATTGCTTTGAAAAATGAGGCGAAACACGCGCCTGTATATGAAGCCGTTTTTGAAGGCGATGAAGATTTTGATTGCGGTGATTGTGAACTGTGTGCGTGCGATTGCGAGCACTGCGAAGACAATGATGATGCCGTTATCCACTTTGAGATCAATATGAATGGCTCTCATTATAACGGAACTACCACCCTCGGCAAGTTCCTTAGTTCTTTCCTTGAATAACGACAGTCGCGGCAACCTCTCAATGAAGTGCAACCGCTGCGCCTTCTGTTTAATAGAACTCCCCACACCTCTCCGCAGAAATACGCGATGTGCAAAATGGGGAGACTTTCATTTAGTCGATAACTATTTGTAATAGTTGAGATTGGAGGTGGCAAGATGCCAGAATCTCTACTCGAAGGTGATGGGAAGTATACTTGCTGCCGTTGCCGAGAGATATTAGATCTTTCTAAAGATTTTTATAAATGCTTCAGTGATCTATATTCCGATACGGGGTATATGCCTGTTTGTAAGAGTTGCTTTGCCAAAATAATTGATACATACACGATGAAGTATGGTAGCCAGCGAGAAGCAATGAAGCGTGCATGCATGGCGTTTGATATTTACTACAATGACGAATTGTTTGATCAAGTTGAGGACGATGATGCGTTTATCGGTAAGTATCTGCGAGGTCTGAACAGGACGCAGTATCGGAAGAAAACGTTCGATAATTCGCTGGATGAAGGAACGACTATTGCTGGTGTGTTGTACGACAAAAAGGCAAGAAATCTCAGAGATAAGATTCTTGCTGCAGAAGAAGCCGAAAAAGAAAAAGAATCCTCTATTGATCCTGCCGACATCAAGAAGTGGGGTGCCGGGTTTGCAAAGGAAGACTACGATGAGATGAATCGGCACTATACTCTGCTGAAGGCGGCAAACCCGCGTGCAGACGGCAATCAGGAAAATTACATCATGGACTGTTGCCGGATTAAGATGCATCAGTTGAAGGCGTCAAGAGAAGGCCGGCTTGATGATTTTCAGAAGATGACGGATCTGTATACGAAAACATATAAGGCTGGCAATTTGAAATCTGTTGGCGATGGTGCTGTTGCAGAGGACTTTGTGTATGGCGTTACTGCTGAAACCATTGAACAATATACTCCTGCCGAATATTACAAAGGGAAAGAACTCTATCGTGATTTTGATGATATAGGTGATTATTTCTCACGTATGCTTGTACGCCCGCTTAAAAATATTCTCCTTGGAACAAGGGATAAAGATGAAGAGTTCTACGTCAAGGATGAAGATGATGGTGGTGACGACGATGAGTGAATCTGCGCCTCGTAAACACTATCGGAATCGAAATGCGGATGATCGACAAGCTGAATTATTTAAGCATTTCCCTCCAGACTCCTTTCTTGGAGACGAAAAAAATGTAGATCATTTTATTCTGTGGACAACTTTCTTTCGGCGTAACTTTCATCGTTTTGCGATGGATTACCTTGGGATTAAGCTATATCTTTACCAGATTATTATCTTGTATTTGATGGGGCTCAATTCTTTTTTTGTCATCATTGCAAGTCGTGCAGATGCAAAATCATTTATTGTTGCCCTTGGTGCATGTATTTACTGTATTTTGTATCCTAATTCAATGGTGGTTATAGCATCAGGAACCAAAAAACAAGCGAAGCTTTTGGTTTCTGAAAAGATAGAAAAAGAACTCATGAAGATGTCTGCGCCTCTTCGGAAAGAGATTCGAAAAGTAAAAGATAACCAGAATGAGGTTATTGTTTATTTTAAAAACGGGAGCACAATTACAGTTGTAGCACCTGGCGATGGTGGACGCGGATACCGTTCTACAGTTCTTGTGCGAGAAGAGTTCCGACAGATTAAGAAAGAGGATGAAGATAGTGTCCTTTCTCCTTATCAGATTGTGCGTCCAGTCCCTTACATGAAAGATGAATTCTACGCAAACGTACCCGAATTACAGGAAGAGCCATTAGATATTTATATTAGCTCGTCTTGGATTGATAACGGAACGTCATGGCTCTGGTCAACAGTGGACCAAGCATGTGACGAGATGTTGAAAGGGAAAGACTCTTGCCTTCTTGCTTTCGATGAAGCAATCTCGATTCGTCACAGGATCAAGACAATGCGATACTTTCAGAGAGAAAAGAAGAAACAAGACGTTATAACTTGGGAGACAGAATTTCTCAATCTCAGGGTTAAAGAAAACACGTCTGCGTACTTCACATACGGGATGCTTCAGCAAAACCAACGTATGAAGAAGCCGTTCTATCCAAGGAGAACAGAAGACTATCGTTCTGGTAAAAAGAATCCATACGATATTTCAAAATTACCGCAAGAGGTTCGTCTTTTAGCTGTTGACCTCGCGTTTGTTGAGAACAAAAGAAACGATAACTCAATTTTTTCCTGTATGCGATTGATCCCGGAAAGCACAAGGTATCAACGAGAAGGCAGTGACGACATTGAAGTAAGCAATGGTTATCGCCGAAGCGTTCCTTATATGGAATCGATGCAGGGCGGCGACACACTTCGTCAGGCAATTCGGATACGGCAGTTGTTTGAAGATTTTGGTGCTGATTATCTTGTACTTGATACGCGCAACGGCGGCCTGGTTTTATACGATATTATGGCGCGACCTATGTATGATGATGAACGAGATGTTGAATATCAGCCATTGCGATGCATGAACGATGATGGTATTGCAAGTCGAATTACAGTCGAGGGTGCAAATGAATGCGTTTATGCAATTAACGCCTCTCAGAAACTTAACAGCGACATTGCAATCGACTTTCGCAGAATACTTGTTGAGGAACGCATTGACTTTTTATCAAATCTTGAGTCAGCCATTGAGAACTACTTGCCTAACATCAAAGAGTATGCATCGGCTCCGGATGCAGACACACAGTTTTTTTATGAGAGGCCGTTTCTTGAGACACAAGAGTTTATTAGCGAGACGGCAGGACTTGTCTATGAGAAAAAACCTCAGACAGGCGCAATTGTTGTTGGCGAGGTTGGAGCCAATCGCAAAGATCGCTATAGTTCCGTTAGCTACGCAAGCTTCGTTGCGTCGTTACTGGAGCGAGATTTATTGTCTCAATCAGAAGAATATGAGTTTTCAGTGTTTGTAAATTGAGGATATATGGAAGTAAGTCTTTATTGTTGCTATTCTGCAAATTTAAAAAAATATTTAATAGATAATGGTCTGAGGTACAAGATTGCTGCGAAGAATCCTAATTCTCTTGCTGATTTCTGGGTTTTTGTGCGAGATGAAAAACTAGATAGATTGCTTAATCAATGGGCTGCCAGAAAAACTGGCAGTTCTTTTTATGTGGAAAACTATGGAGGTAATAATGGAACGGAAAACGCACGAGCAGTTTGTCGCTGATTTGGAGCTTAAAAACCAGACAATTCATGTTTTAGATCGTTATGTGAATGTATCGACGAAAATCATGTGTGAATGCGAAGTATGTGGGCATATATGGAGTGTAAAACCAAATTCGTTATTGACTGGGCACGGATGCCCAATGTGCGCAAGAAAAAGTGCTCATAACAAACTTGCATGGACAAGTGGTCGATTTATTGATGAACTTTCAAAAGCCAATCCAGATGTTGAATTATTGTCAGATTATTACAATTTTGCAACTAAGGTTAGGTGCCGCTGCAAAATTGACGGGCATGAATGGGAACAGTATCCTCAGATGCTATTAAACGGTAGGCGATGCCCAATGTGTGCGGGGGAATTGTATAGGAAGGGAAAACCGCACGAGCAATTTGTGACCGAATTAAAAAAGATAAATCCATATATAGAGATTATATCGCAATATAAGAGATCAAGATTGCCTGTTAAATGCAAATGTGCTCATTGTGGAAATACATGGACAGCAAGGCCAGATGGCCTCTTGCGTGGTACAGGGTGCCCTTTTTGTCAGGAGTCTCATGGGGAAAGAGAAGTGCGGAAATACCTTGATGCTAATGGTATCAGGTATCAATATCAGAAATCTTACGATGGTTTATATGGATTGAATGGCGGCAAATTATCGTTTGATTTCTTTCTTCTTGATTACAATTTATTAATTGAATATCAGGGCGCATTTCATGATGGGACTACTCTTGGCGGTTATAAAACAGGAGAAGCTTTGGAACGGCAGGAAGAGCACGATAGACGTAAGCGTGAATTTGCCGAGGAAAATAACATCGGATTGCTGGAAATATGGTATTGGGATTTCGATAATATCTCACAAATACTCGATAAAGCGATAAGAAGGGAGGGTGATTATGCCCGAAACAAATAACAATGGGAACAATCGTCCCCCAAGAAACAGACAAAGCAAACAGAAGCAGAACGTTGCTCCAGTAAATGAGTTCAACTCTTACGGTGACGCCTATACATACAGTTCATTCTACTTCGGTATGAATATTCTGGATGTGTACAAGCCAGAAGACCTGATTGCTCTTGTCAAAGACCCAATGGGTAACAACCAGATTCTGCGTGAAATTTCTCTTATGCTCTATGGTACAAACGGTTCGTATACGAACACGGTTGACTATATGTGTGCTCTGCCAACGCTGGACAGTGTGATTGTGCCATATGGCAAGAGCAAAGAGAAACGAAAACGGAACAAAGAACTGATGGAATCCACTCTGCGCACGATTCGGCATAAAGAGATTATCAGGGATATGCTTTGGAAAGGTATGGTCGAGGGTGCAGCGTACTACTACTTTGAGACCGCAGAGCGTCCGCTTTCCAAGCAGAAAACGATGTCGGACTTCGATGTTGACAGTATCGTGGAGATCAATGACATCGGCCTAAATGCCTACTGTCATGCGCTTCCCGCTGATTACACAAAGATTGTAGGGTTTAAGAACAACTCTTATGTGATTGCTTTTAACTTGGATTATTTCGATCATCGCTTGGAGAACGCAGATCAGGCAGTCCGCAAGTGGCCAAAGGAAATCCGGGATGCGTGGAACGCGAAACATACTGGCAAAAAAGACGCAAAGAATTGGGTTGTCCTTGACAACAGCAAAACTCTCGTGCTGAAAATCCGCTCTAAGCGTGAGGAACGCTATGGTCGTCCTCTGGTGCTTGCTGCAATTCGCGATATTCTCTATAAGGATTATTTCACGGATACAAAGCGTGGGATTCTGGATGATCTGAATAACCGTGTGATCTTCGAGACATTCCCCGAGTCCGCTACCAAGGGCGTGAGCGCCCTGACACAGAAGCAGCAGAAAGCGCAGCATGACACGATCAAGGAAGCGATATTTACAAAGAACTCTCGTGGCGGTACTAATTTCTTCTCTGTTGCAGCGGGGACAAAGATCGATTCGCTTGACACGCAGAATACGGATATCTTTGATGAAAAGAACGAGAACAACATCAATGATAATGTGGCGCTTGACCTCGGTTTAGCATCTGCGCTGTTAAATGGTGTTGGCAGTGGTGCATACGCCTCTCAATCTCTCAACCTCCAGCTTGTTGCATCTGAGGTATTCCAGTGGATTGACCAGATCACCGAGGAGCTCAATAAGGTCATCACAAGCAATGTGATCCGCGATAGAAAGAATCGTGTGGAAGTCCGCTATCTTCCGCTCACCCATGTAAACAAAAAAGAGATGGTTGGGTTTGCTAAGGAATTGTACCTGCAAGGAAAAGGTAGTCTTGCATTCTGGGCGGCATCTTGCGGAATTTCTCCTGACATTTTCGAAGCTATGCTTGATTTTGAATTAGAGAACGACTGGGAGAACCGCTGGCCCGTACACAGGACGAGCTATACGCAATCTGCGGACGATAAAGGTGGGCGTCCGGAAACGGACAATCCCACAGACAACACGGCAAGGTCGAGGGCTAATGACGGCAACGCACTCCCCTCTCCTTCTGACAACTAAAGAGTGCAATCCGTTAATAAGAGATCGGTTCGAATGAGCCGGTCTCTTTTTATATATAAAACTTCGATCAGAAAGGTGGTGTGAATGATAAAACGATTTGAACTTTCAAACAAGAAAGCGAAAGACGGCATGCGAGATATCCGAATTGTTCTCCATGAAATCTATCCAGAAGACACATTCTCCTCAGATGGCACTGGCAGTCAGACAAACCTGAACGGTTTGGCATGGCGAGAGAAGTGGGTTGAGGCAAACAAGGATTCTGTCGCAGACAAAAGCATCCGTGTGGAATTTTTGGACGACGACCGTATTGAAACTTGGGGGCACGGCGCGACTGATATTGGCGCTGACATGCTTCCTCATTTTGAAGACGCGACTGTAATCGGTCATTTCAAAAAGGCCGAGATCGAGGATGTTGAGTTTGGCGAAGGCGATGTTCGCAGATGCCTTGTCGGTTATGGTGTTGTGGATGCGATGTGCTATCCGGCCTACGTGGAAAAATTGGAGGCAGATTTTGAAAGCGGCGAAACTATCCATGGCAGCGTAGAAATCATCAAGGATTCTGAACATGACGCGATCATCTACGAGAATGGATATCACGAAGAGTCACGAACACCACAATTCTATCAGTACAGCGGGTATGCGATCCTGTCTATTAAGGAAGCTGACCCGTCCGCAGTTTTATTGGAAATCAACGAGAATAAGGAGGAAAGCAATCAGATGACTGCTGAGGAAATTAAGTCTCTGGTGGAGCAGACCGTCTCTGAACTGAATAGCCAGAAGTCTACTATTGAGCAGATTAAGGCTGAGTGCGAGACAAAGGTCGCCGAGGCGAATGAAGCCCGCGATACCGCTATCGCCGAGAAGAATGAAGCGACTGCCAGCGCCCAGAAGATTCAGGAGGCGCTCGATCAGGTTCACGAAGAAATGCGTCAGAAGGATGAGGAGATGTCTCGTCTGTATGCTGAAGCAGAGGCCCTGCGCAAGCAGCTTGGCGAGGCTCAGGCTCGTGAGCGTGTTGGTGAGATGAACGAAGCGCTGTCCAAGTTCACCGACGAGGAGAAGGCTTGCGTTGCTGAAGAGATGAAGGCTTTTGAGGAAGATCCGATGAGCGTTGAGATCAATGCTGTTGTGAGCAAGATCTACGAGCAGATCGGTAAGAATGCCAAGGCTGCCGAAGCCGAGGCTGTTGTTGTGGAGCAGAACTCCGCGAACGCTGATGTCGATGACATCTTTGGTGCCGTTGAGGAATCCAAGGATGACGAAGACACCAGCATTTTTTAATGCTTTAAGAAAAGGAAGGTAAATACAAATGGTTAAATTCCGCACTGTTGGCGAGATCGAGATCGCCAAGAATAACCCCGTGCTGACTCACAATGCCGCTGTTAAGAACGGCTCCATCTTTGTTGCTGATGGCGAAACCTACATGATCTGGAACACCATCAACGGCGACGACGCTTACAAGGATGACGTTGTGATCCCCGCCGGCGAGTTTCTGAACGGCTTCAACCTGAGCGCGAACATCGGCCAGGAGCTGGTTGTGGATGCCAAGCACATCACCAACGCTTATGCCGGTCTGAAGGCTGGCGATGCCGTGACTTTTAAGTCCGATTATCTGGTTGGCACTCCTACCGTTTCCTTCACAGCCGTTGCCAAGACCCAGCTCACCGGCGACGCTGTGATCGTGAAGATCGGCGCTGTTGAGTAATCAGCGTAAATGCTTTGAAAGGAAGGTTCTACATAGATGAAAACTACTTTTGAGATGAATAACGAGCGCAAGGACATCGTTGTCAACAGCCAGCTCAATGCTCACTCCCCTGTTGTAGAGGTCTTTGCCGCGATGGCCAATGGCGAGTCTCTGGATCGCTTTGGTGCCAAGGCTGACAAGGCTGTCACTTATATCAAGGCTCTTGGCGAGCGTGCCACGAACGGCGACTACTCCGCTATTTCCGAACTGAACTCCATCCGCCGCCTGGTCGTTGAGCCTCTGCTGATGGAAGAGATCAAGCTCCTCGGTATCTTTGGTTCTTACCAGAATGTTGGCTGGGATGAGAGCATCGAGCGCGAGGTCTGGAAGCATGTTGGCGAGAAGTCCCGCGAGCAGGCCGCGAACGGCGACGTTGTGTTCCCCTCTCTCGTCAAAGAGACCTATCCTGTCGCTACCTGGACTGTTTCCGGTGGCTATCAGGTTGATTACCGCCGTGTTGCTCTTGGCGATATGTCCAAGGAGAACGAGGGCATGGCGCAGGTGCGCGTTGACATCATGAACCGCGCCAAGGCTGCCATTATTGATAAGGTTTACAACGCGATCTACAATGCCACCGGCGTGAAGTACGCTTTCCAGGGTGCCGGCCTGACCAAGCAGGGCGTTGACGACGTGCTTGGCAAGGTGCGCCGCATTGGCCGTCCTACCGTTATCGGCGACTATGCTATGATTTCCCAGTTCACTCCTTGGGCTGGCTATGTTGGCTCCATCAACTCCAATACCATCCTCGGTATTTCCGAGAAGGCCATGAACGAGCTGCAGCAGAATGGCCTGCTGGGCATGTACAACGGCTCCGTGCTTGCTGAGATGGATAATCCCTATGACTTCACCTCCAAGAATGCGGCTGGCGACAACTTCGCCACCATGCTGCCCCAGGGTCTGGCCTTCGTGCTGCCCACCGGCGGTAAGTCTCCCATTGCCACTTACACCCGTGGCGGCCTGACCACCTTCAGCGGCAACGATGTGAAGACTGGTAGAATTTTGAGCCGCTTCGATTTGGAAGTTGGCTGTGATGTTGCCAAAGGCCACGAGTTTGAAATTGGCCTGCTCAAAGACACCAACCTCGGCTAATTTTCTCCTTTTTAGAGGATTTGCAGGATAGCCACCTGCCACCTCTTAGATTATGCCCCACCGGATTTCCGGTGGGGCTTTTACTAAGAAGGAGGATTGGCTTTGAGCAAACGAAAAACACAAGAAGAATTCGTCGATGAAGTAAAGAGTTTACATCCGCATCTTGAGGTGATTGGGAAGTACCAAACTGCAAAGAAACCAATCTCAATGAAGTGTTCTTTACATGATTATGTTTTCGATGTAACGCCAGGGGCAGTGCTTAAATCTGTGCATGGATGCAAATTGTGCGCGCAGGAATATGTTACAAGTTGCGCTCGCAAGACGCATGAGCAATTTGTTTTTGAAATCGGAGATGTTGCAAACAAGGTTATTTTTCTTGAGCAATATCACGATATGAAAACAAAAGTAAAAGTCAAATGTGCCAAATGCGGGCATGTTTGGGATGCATGTCCTGATGCACTTATGGCTGGGAATGCTTGCAAACCATGCGCTATGCGATATGTGCAGAATTTGAGAATCAAGTCGCACGAACAATTCATGGGCGAAATAAGAAAGTATAATCTCAACTGGGACACATTTGATGTGATATCAAAGTATCAAAAAGATGAGTTGCCTATCACATGCAAGTGTAAGATCTGTGGTAGAGTTTGGGAAACAAGGGCTCACCAATTGATAGATAAGAGGAAGGCAAGTGCATGTCCAGATTGCTATCTGTCTCGTGGGGAGGCGAAGATCCGCAACTACCTGAAAGAGCACAATATCGACTATGACCCGCAGAAAAGATTCGACGGGCTAAATGGTTTTGGTGGTCGTCCGCTACGCTTTGACTTCTTTCTTCCGTCTGAGAATCTACTGATTGAATATCAGGGAGAGTTTCATGATGGATCGGTTGGTTATCAGAGCGAAGAGAAGTACCAAACACTACAAGAGCACGATAGACGCAAGAAGGAATATGTTTCCGAAAATGGCATCGACCTCCTTGAGATTTGGTACTGGGATTTCAATCGCATAGAAGATATCTTATCGACGAAATTGCAAAAATAATAGAGGTTTCATAATGGAAAATAGTTCAAACTTTTATTGTTATTCTTTCAGGCTTTTCCATTATTTGAGCGCCTTTTCTGAGAAGTGCTTTGACTCACGGATCAACAGCAACACTGGCAAACGCTACTGGGTCTTCCAGAAGTCGGAGCGTCTTGACAGGATTATTGCATCCTACAACGAAATGAAGCACAAGTTTAATTAATATCATTTGACTTAGTTGAAAGAGGGTTAAGAAATGGCAGGAACAAGAACTGCAAGAGAGAAAGAATTGGATCTTGACAAGAAGGTAACGGTGCGCAGTATTGCTGAGTGGAACACCGGATTTCACCGCACCGATATTGACGCCGACGTGACATTTTCACCGAAAGGCACTTTTCGTCTGCCACGCAATGAGATTATCTCGCAGTGCAATAACGGAAACAAACTGTTTACTGGCACGGATGGCAAAGGCAGCCACGCTACGCTTCTGATTGACGATGCTCCCACCCGCGTAGAGTGCGGTTTCGAGAGCGAAGACGGCACGCAGAAGCAACTCTGTTTTAGCGACGAACTGGTGCAGGAAGTTTTCGGCATTCAGAATCAGAGCGAATTTGAAGCAGCGTTTAAGAATGCTTTCCAGATTAGCTCTGAACAACTGGCTGTGCTGGATGCAATCAAACGTCTTGGCATCAACGATTATCGCAAGATCCGATTTGCAGAAGAACATACGGGTTATCGCCTGTAAAAGATAGGAGGTGTTCTTATGGACGAGAACACTGTCACTCCGACCAGCGCTGACGAAGTAATCGACAGCTTTGAAGCCTCGTTCCAAGATAAGAGCATCATCCCGCTCGAACTTGAATTGCTTTGGCTGAAAAAAGCTGTCGCTCAATATTCCGTAGAAATAGAGCCCATTTCGCTCGTGGGCGAGGAAACGTTCGATGGTGTGATTGACCAGTATGTGATTGATACCTTGGCTCAGATGATGAAGGTCTACTATATGGAGCGCGAGGTTTCCAAAGTGAATAAGCGCGTTTCGATAGTGTCCAAAGATCTGAGCATTGACGGAAACAACGGGTCAAAGACCGCTGCGAAGAACGAGCTCGATTATAACGTTGTCAAGGCGACCATCATGACGGCCAATCAGAAGCCTACCGCCTACAATTGAGGTGAGTTATGGCACAAAGTTGGTATTTGATGCGACCGCCACATATGCAGTTGAGCGGCTTTGAAAGCGAAGCGCTGAACGACTTTGGCGAAGAAGGTTTTCTTGAAGCGCTGGAATCTGATGTAGCTCTGGATGTAGAGCTTTATAATTATGACTTGTCCGAATGTACTGCCATTCGGGCAATTTTTAATAATAGGCTGACTGACACCAAACTGAAAACTCTCGTGCGACATCTGCTGGTGCCGATTGGCTCTTGCCATGCGGGAATGTACGCTAAGGTGAAGGGTCGGTTCTGGCTGATTGTCGGTATCGTAGATGATAATGGCATTTATGAAAAGGCTATTTTATCTATCTGCAACTATCAACTTTCTTGGCTGAATGATGCCGGTAAGCCAATACAACGCTGGGCGAATGTCATCTCAGCCTCGCAATACAACAACGGCGAGCATGTGAATTTAGATTATACGATCCGCTCCGACCAGTTGCTGATCTCGTTGCCAGACGACGACGAGTCGCTGATGATTACGCAGAACAAGCGCTTTGTGATCGACAGGCGGTGCAAGATCTACGAGAAGTCATTTGACGATTCCGTGTCGGTCGATACATCGAATCCGGTTATTACTTACAACGTCACTCGCGTTGACTCTGTTCTGTACGACTATCAGGACAGTGGTCTGCACCAGATCATGGTGACGCAGGACGAGCAACACAAAGACGATGGGTACTATGTCATCGATGGAGCAGGCTATTGGCTGTGCGATGTGCCTGTCGCCGAAAATGACGGCATCACTTCACGCTCCTGCGAGATCGTTTGCGAGGAGCCAGTGATCTATAACGACATTGAGCCAGTCGCATTCGTCGCAAGGTTCTATGATGTTGACGGGAAAGTGGTGTCCGATGTAGCACCCGAGTGGAGCATTGTCGGCGACTTGTCCGAATTATTGGACATCGAGTACGCAGAGAACGCGATTGTGATTTCCGCCAACAACAAGAAATTGGTGAACAATTCATTCGTGCTGACTTTGAGTGCAGACGGGTATGAATCGGCTTCTATCACATTTACCATTGAGTCTTTTATGTGAGGTGGAATGAATGGCTAAAGTTAATAAAGACACCGCAGAACGCGGGATATTCAAAGAGAACATCCATGCCGCCTTGTATAAGAGTGCCGACATCAAAGAGCTCCTGCTCGGAGATCTTACCGGGAAGAAAACTTCTCAAATTATGAAAGAGTTTCGCGATCATGTTAAGTCTCACTTGTTCATCGACGACACTATCGAGGCGACGGAATCGTTCATTTATTACGATGTTATTATGCCGAGTCTGCGAACGAATACAAAGACTTGCCAAGTTACGTTGTATGCGATCTGCCATAGGGACATTCTGGATGATTACTCAAAGGAAGGTTATCACGGCAATCGCTCCGACATTCTCTCACAAATGATCGAGGATGTTCTGATCAACGACGAAGAAGTCAATAAGGAATTCGGCATTGGGCCGATGAACCTAGTGTCTGTATATCCGTATAACTCTAGGCAGATGTATGGCGTGCAGATGACTTTCGAGGTGCCCAATTTTAGATGAGACTTGATTACGGCACTATGACGAGTCCGCTCCCGATCCGATTATCTATTTGCACTATCAGGAAGCCGACGATTGATATGATTTGGGATATCGGATTTGACACGCTCGCGTTCTATGAGAGTTTTCTTTCGATGACTCCGGAGTTGTATTTCACAAAGATTAACGTAGAGGCTGGCAAGAAGCTGTGGGAATCTTTATCCGACGAGGAAAGGGATTCTATGACGCTGTTTTCTGCTATAGAAGCGGATGAGTCTTTGCGTGAAATATACATGGAGTTGTTTCGATTTTTTATCGAAGAGCCTGTTCTGTACGAGCATGGCTTTTTTATTATATTGAACAAAGGCGTTGATCCGCACGGAGATTTATCAAAAGATGATATCCGTGGCGCTATCACCGAGCCTTTGTTTCCACAGGTTCTCAATATCTTGAAACAGGTTTGCGGCATGGAAGCTGATGAAGAAGAGATTGATCCTTCGCAGATTAAATTCAAGAATGAGAAGGCACGAAAACTATATGAAAAAATGCAACGGGCTAAAAGAGATCAGAAAAAGAATGGGAAGCACGATCCCAATCTGACTCTGCCGAATATTATTTCTGCCGTTGCCACAAGGCATCCATCTATCAATTATACAAACATCGGAAAACTTACGATCTATCAGGTAATGGATTCATTTGATAGGCTGAGAAACGATGCTTTCTATGAGATTGATAAGACGAGGGTGTCTGTATGGGGCGATGAAAAGAAAACGTTCAAACCCGATGCTTGGTACAAAAACGAATATGACACTAAAAAAGGCCAGCCATAAGGTTGGTCTTCATTCTTTATTTAGGAGGATAAAAATATGCCTGAACTGAATAAAGCCAACCGCCAGGTATGTGATCTCGATATTCGCATCCTGAAGACTATGGCTCCATATCTGTTCTTTGAGACTGCCAATACCACCACTGTTGGCCTCGAAGGCGATTCCGTCTACGCTATGGCTAAGGGCGCTCGTCGCATTGCCTTCCCCAACCCCATCACCGGTACGCTGAGTGTCGAGGCGCAGGTCTACACCTTTAAGTTCTTCTCTCTGTTTTCCGATGGCACCATCGACAATTCTGCCACCATCGCTATGCACGAGAAGATTAAGGCTACCGAGGCTGGTAAGATCACCCTGGTTCCTGGCGACGGCAACACCATTCAGACTGGTTTTGTGTTCGCGTATCCCGCTGGTCAGTACGGCGACGAGGATGCCGCGATTGCCGGTACATTCGCTGGTAACGTGTTTACCGCAACTACGGCTTCTGACATTGCGGTTGGCAGCGAGTATGAGATTGGCTACCTGCTGGTCAAGAGCGGCGTGAAGAAGATTTCCTTCAACAACAAGAAGATGCCGAAGGATTACTTCATCACCATGAGCACTCTGGACAAGGACGAGGAGGGCGCGTTCGCTCCCTTTAAGATCACTGCCTATAAGGCTTCCATCCAGCGCACTTGGGAACTGTCCTTCAGCTCCGAAGGTGATCCTGCGACGGTTACTGCGACGTTGATAAGATAAGCAGCGTCCGTATACGGAGACGTGTATGATAAATAACCCATTGAATTGCTGGAAAATCCTAAAGCTACATATACCACAACGTAGAGATGAAACATGCTCAAGCGTGATGGTTACGAAAGTAGAAAGAAAATATGTAGATAGCGCATGGTTAAATCCTAAACGCTTTTTAATGGATAATCAGCAGCCAAGCTCCGAACAGGAGAAGGTTCAACGACTAAGTGCCTCTAAGCAGAGGACTGTGGTGGGCATCTTAAAAGATGAAGATATAGTCTGCACTTTATGGAAACATAGAGATGCGCTTTGTGCGCTCATCGAGAGTAGCGACCTCGGTGGAACATATGGTTGATCTTATGGAAGACAAGGACGGCAATATTCTCGATATGGTCGAGGAAGACGCTGAATAAAAACTATTTGGGGGGGCGGAGAAATCTCCGCCCCTTGTTTTAATTAGAAAAGAGGTGGCGAGATATGGGGAAGATGTTCGGAGAATTTAAGTGTGACATTGGAGACCAAATTTCGTCACACGATAGAAATTTGATCATTATTCAAAGAGAATATAGGTCAAAAGAAAAATTAAAACGCGGCAAGTCATATACACAAAATGAAAAGTGGTATTTGTATAGATGCCTTGATTGTGGCAACGAAGATTGGGTGAGAGAAGATGCGCTTATATCGAAACGTCCTTGCGGATGTAACGCTTGTTGTGTTTCTCCCAGCAAAATAGTCAAAGGTGTGAATGACATTTCGACGACGGCACCATGGATGATGGTTTATTTCGTTGATCAAAATGACGTATATACAAATACAAAGTATAGCAAGAAATATGTTGATATGAAATGCCCTGATTGCGGTCGAATACATCACAAACAGATTCATCAGGTGATGAGCAATCATGGTTTAAGTTGTTTATGTTCTGACGGTCAAAGTTATCCGAATAAATTCATATATTCTGTTTTGGAGCAATGCGGTGTTGATTTCCATCCAGAAATGAAATTTGACTGGTCTTGTGGAAGGTTCTATGACGAGTATATCGAGCATCATGGTAAAAAAATAATTGTAGAGATGCATGGAAAACAACACTATTCCAGGCCAGTTCATGTTGGTGGCATGTACAGAACTCTGGATGAAGAGAAGCAAAATGATATATTTAAGAGAGATATCGCGAAAGAAAATGGCATTGATTATTACTTTGCTATAGATTCTAGCGAGTCTGATTGTGATTATATCAAAAATAATATTGTATCATCTGGGCTTCTTGATGTGCTTGATAAGATGGTTAGCGATATTAATTGGGTTTTATGTGATTCATTCGCAACATCAAACTTTGCCAAAATGATTTGTGATTACAAAAATTCGCATGGCTTCATGACGATTAAAGAGATTGCGAAAATTTTTCGGATTTCATATAAAACTGCTCTTGGATATATTCAGACTGGTGCTAAATTTGGTTGGTGCACATACACCATTCTGGAAGACAGAGAAAAATTAGATTTAAGTAATGCCATAGAGCATGGTGCAAAACCGCTATTTTGTGAAGATGTATCAATGTATTTCAGATCCGCTAACGATGCAACTGACTGGTTAGAAGGCGTAGTTGGAAAATGTAGCCAACGTGCGGTTAGGAAATCGATAAATCGTGGCAGTAGATATAAAGGCTACAAGTTCCAGTTCGTAACTCGCGAGGAATTCAATAAAGCAAAATCTGAGTCGCCGGACAAAGTTGTTGGCGGCTTTTTCATATCCAAGGAGAATTTAAATGCTGAAAGAATGCAAGGTTCTGCTCAATAACGAAGCAGTTACTGTAATTCAGTATGACGACATTCAGGTTCAGATCCCAGCAATTGGAAGAAAAGCCACTGTCGTCAAGGTCAAGGATGACGGGCACTACACTGTGGTTCCCGATAATTATAGCGAGCCGGTTGAGAAAAAGACGAAAACTCGCAAGAAGAAAACACCTGTTGTATCGGACGAACAGTCTGAGTCGAAAGAAGAATGACATGGGTATCGTAGTTTGTTTTAGGGAGAGACAGACTATTGAGAACCTGTTATCTCCCTAAAATTTTGCGATTTGGAGAAAGAATGAGAACGATTAGTTTTGAGAGTTTGGAAGAGGCTATTGAGTGCTATGGCCGAGAGAACCTGATACCGATTGATAATCTACGTCAGGTTATTTTTTATACCAGCCATGGCTGTCAGCCAAAGTTCGTATTTGAGAACGAACTGAAACCGGGTAAGATTACCGCTTGGTTCCTTAAAGGCGAGACGGCCTATGTTTACCGAAAGTGGTGCGAGAGTGCGCCGAAGAAGGACTGATTATGGCGATATCCACCGGAAAAAATTTTGAGATCCAGTGGGCGAAGTCTGCTCCGGACTATGCACTCGTACATAGGCTTTCGGATTCTGCTCAATCATTCGGTCGATCCGATAATCTTAGGTTTAGTTTGAAGAATCCATTTGATTATTTTGTCTGGGATTCCAAACGGCACAAACCTTATGCTTTTGAACTAAAGACAGTGTCCGGAAAGTCTATTTCTTTTGAGCGCACAGAAGATGATAAGGGAGAAATTCATTATCATCAGATTAAAGGGCTTAATGTTTGGAATAAATATGATGGCATGACTTGCGGATTTATTATCGAATTCCGCGAGCTGGAGTTGACGATCTTTATTGAGATTGAAGCGTTCAACAGACTAATGGATTGTGTTGGTAAGAAGAGCTTTAATCTTAAAGATCTGGATGACTATGATATCCAATACTTTGTGATTCCGCAAAGGAAACTAAAGTCAAATTATAGATATGATATGGATGCATTGCTGAGTGTTTTAGGCGAAAGGCCGGCGGCGTAACAAGGAGAGGTGCATATGTGGCACGATCTTATAAGTGAGATATCTGCTCTTGGTTGGAGAGCGTTTCTATACGGCCCAGAAGCATGGCTTGTGTTGCCAGTGTTCCTTGTTGTAATTGGAGCTGCGTTTTTGGCAATAATCACAGGTTCAACAAGTAGAAAATAATAACAGATAGAAAACTGATTTTATTGAGTTTGGAGGAAGGTAGAGAAATGAGAATTGATACTAAAGTTGGCGTGGTTGAATATATCAATCTGGTCGAAGATATTGCTGCTGGTTTTATTGCTGAGGATGGTAGTTACATTCCTCATGCCGGCAGACTTCATGCAATGCAGATTTTTTATGAGAACTTTTATGCAAAAGACGCAGAGCGCAAGACTACTGAAGATGACCTGTCTGCGCTCGACACTGTATTTGGTAACGACGATTTTATTTGCGCTTACCGTGATGCGCTTGATGGATACGCTCTCCCCTGCTTGAATTTTAGCAACGCATATTCTGATGCCATGCAGATTGTGTCAGACCGCAGAAGCTCTCTTATCCGTGGCGTAAACATTATCAGCAAGTTTATTGAACAGTATTTCACGCCCGATAATATGGCGAAGATCTTCGGTGAATCGAATCGTTTTAATGAGATCGTTGGCGCTGACGGCGATAAGGTTATCAGTTTTGTTGAACAAGCTTTGAAGAAAGAGTGATGTAATATGCCTACTGCAACAAGCTCTGCGCAGCTCAGACAAATGCTTATGAGGAGCCTGACTAACGCAATGAAAAGTGCGGAGCAACTGGCTCTTGGAGATTTGTACGAGGAAACAGGCAGGTTTTATGGGTCTGGCGAGCCAAAGAAGTATGTTCGTACTGGACAACTTGCTAATACTCCAAAAACTGATGGTGTAAAAGCAGGATCAAATAGCGTTGAATTCAAAGCATATTTGGATACAAGCGGAGGGTACTCGACTGGCAGCAAGCCCGGAATGGGAACTGTGCTTGGTTGGGCAGAGAACCATGGCGCAGGCGTTGTCGGTGGGCCACTGGATTTTGATCGCGCTATGAACAATATCATTAGAGATGCTTCTGCTGTAATCGAAGCGGCAATTAAGTAAAGGAAGTGATTGTGATTGGGAAAAGTTGAAGGGCGTTCTACTGTCTATAACGAGATAACGTCCGAAGAGAAAATGAAGCAGGTAAACCCGGATAACTTGGAACTTGAGAAAGACTTCCTTGAATATCTGGAAGCAACGGATAAGGCGAAGAATACGATCCGGCAATATACAAGCAATTTACATATCATCTGGTGCTGGAGCTTAGAATTCAACAAGAATAAGGCGTTTGTGGATTTCACGAAACGCGAGATCACGAAGTTTCAGAACTACGCTTTGAATGTATGGGGATGGTCTCCTCGAAGAATGCGTACTGTGAAGGCTACGGCGCGGTCACTCGAAAACTATATCGAGAATATGCTTGATGACGAGTTCCCAGATTATAGAGCAATTTGGAATAAGATTGAGTCTCCGGTTAATGAAGAAGTCCGCATTAAAACAGTCTTCAAAGACGAAGAACTGAAATCGTTGCTTGATCATCTTGTCGAGGAAAAACAATATATGAAGGCGTGCGTATTGGCCTTGGCGATGTATAGCGGCAAACGCAAAGTAGAACTAACTCGATTCAAGGTTTCTTACTTTGATGATAAAAACTTGATTTGTGGAGGAGCGTTATATAAGACGCCAGAAAAGATGGTGACAAAAGGGCGTGGACAGAGAGGCAAACTTCTCGATGTCTATGTGCTTGCGAAACCATTTAAGCCATACTTCGATATGTGGATGCAGGAAAGAGAAAGACTTGGCATTGAAAGCGAGTGGTTATTCCCTGATTCAAGGGATTCAAATGAGCATATAGGTGTTCCAATGATGAACTCGCTTGCAGAAACTTTCTCGCGAATGCTCAACAAGCCATTTTATTTCCACAGCGTTCGGCATTTCTGGACGACATCTATGCTCGAAGCTAATCTCCCAGAGGCTGTTGTCCAAATGATCTCTGGCTGGTCTAGCGCAGAAATGCTTAGACTTTATGATGACCGCTCAAATGATTCCCAGTTAGAAAAGTATTTTGGAGCGGACGGCATCAAGTCTGTTAAGCAGACCTCATTGGAGGATCTGTAAAATGAATAGTTTTATTTGTTCGCCTTGGATGGCGAATTTTTTATTGACCGAATCTTTGAGAGGAGGGAGATAAATGCCTGGTGGTAATTGGGAAGCACTAATCAAAGTAAGGCTTGATGACTCTACTGTTGATGCTGATGTAGCACGAATAATCAAACAGATAGAGTCTGCGTATAGTAACAGATCTTCAAAAGGCAATCCATTTGAAGGTATTGCGAAAGGCGCAAGGGAAGCCGCAAAAAGCACAAGTGAATATAAAAATGAACTAACACAAATCCGCTCTGTCACGCTTTCTAATAAGATCCAGACTTGGATGAATAACAACTCGAAAGCGGCAGACAGGTTTGGTACGGTTCTGAAACAGATGCAAAAAGAGCTCAAGGCTGGTGATGTGCCAACAGATAGGTATCGACAACTTGCGCTTGAGTTTGCGAAGATTCAGTCAGAGGCAAAAGCGGCAGGGCTGACGGTAAACTCTTTTGCCGCATCTCTGAAAAACACGGTTTTGCAGGCTGTTGGGCTCGGTAGTGCATATCAGGTGCTCAGCAAAATTGTAAGGGCAGTAGAGAGCGGTGTTAATACAGTTATTGAACTTGATACTGCTTTGGTTGACCTTCGCAAGACGACCACGATGTCGGACGGGGATCTGGTTAGTTTTTATCGTGATGCGAATAAAGAGGCTAAGGCGCTCGGTGTAAGCACTAAAGAGATCATATCTCAAGCCGCCGCGTGGTCTAGGCTTGGATACGGTTCGAAGCATGATGCAACATTAATGGCGAGACTGAGCTCGCAGTTTGCAATGATCTCGCCGGGTATGTCAACTGAGACGGCACAAGAATCTCTCGTCTCGACGATGAAGGCGTTCGGCATTACAACCGATGAAGTTCTTGACGGAGTTATGTCTAAGATTAACATCTTAGGTAATAGTTTTGCTCTGTCGAACAAAGATCTCGCCGACGCACTTCAAGTTTCTTCGGCGTCCATGTCTGCGGCAAACAACTCGTTTGAACAAACACTTGCGTTAATTACGGCTGGCACAGAAATAACGCAGGATGCCAGCAGAGTTGGCAACGGATTAAGAACGATTTCGATGCGCATTAGGGGTAGGAAATCCATGCCCAACTATGTAGAAATACATAGACTATGCTGCGCTCAACAAATTGCATAGATAACGAACTATATAAGTCAAATGGATACTGGAATCCAGAGACTTAGGAAAGATTACTGTTTTGCATAAATGATAATGATGAGGTGCAAGGATTGACAAAAGATGAATTCCTTGCTCTGCTCGAAAAAGATGGTTATACGATTGAACAATACATATCGTCTACGAAAATACCGGCACATGATGCAGATGGGTATAGATATAATATTTGCAAAAGCAGGTATTTATCTGGTAGAAAGCCGAGCTGGATTGAACGGAATCCATATGCTGTTGAAAACATCAAAACGTACTTAAATATCAATTTTCCACATTTTCATCTGGTGAGCGAAACATATTCTGGTATGCATGATAAATTAGATTTCATTTGCGATTTGCATGCAGAGTACGGTGTTCAGCAAAGAACGCTTAACAATGTTGTCAATGCTGGTAGGCATTGCCATTATTGCACGATGGAGAAATCGGTGAAAATGGTTGATGAAGACACCGTAATTGATCGATGTAACAGTCTCGGTCTTGAATATGTTGGAAGATATTTGCGCCATGATAGGACTGGCTCTATCGTAAAATTCATCTGTCCTGAACACAGAGGAAAAGGTGAGCAATCTATGGCTTGGGACCATTTTAAGAACTGCGCCTATGGGTGCTCATACTGTGCTGGTAAAAATAAAACTACCGAGGATTTCGCTCTACAAATAAAAGATCGTTCCCCATTTACTCAGATAATTGGGGAATACTCTGGCTGGGAATCAAAGATTGAGTGTAGGTGTGCAAAGTGTGGAGACACTTGGTTTACAACTCCAGCAAGCTTATACCAAGGCTCCGGATGCCCGTCGTGCGTGTTTAGCAAGGGCGAGGATCGCATAGCTGTGGTTTTGAAAAAGAATAAAATACAGTATAAACCGCAGAAGACATTTGATGGATGCGTCTATCAGCAACCGCTCAAGTTTGATTTCTTTATTCCATTATCCAATACGATTATTGAATTCGATGGGCAACAGCACTTCTTCCCGGTAGATTTTGCTGGCAAAGGGAAAGAGTGGGCAGAGCAACAGTTTGAAAAGAATAAGATAAAAGACGCTATTAAGACCGATTATTGTAAGTCAAACAATATTAAACTAATACGAATCCCGTATTATGATTTTGATAAAATAGATGAGATTTTAGCTCCTGTTATACAGGAGTATTTTTTATATGCAAAACAGTAGAATCCTCAGAGACTGCGGGGTGCATTTGGTAACAGATGTGCTGAAGTTCGTTCTCCCTGCCTAAAGGCGAGAGTAATATACAGTCCGAACTCGCGCTATAATCCAGTAAATATGAAACGCGAGAGGTAGCCAGAAACGACTGCCCGCCATGTGATCATGGTCACAAAAGCAACAGAATGTTGGATGAGGAGACAGGCGAATTTGACGAGACCCTTGGCAACGTCAAGAACGACATCTCCGAACTCACTCATGGCAAGGTCTCCATAATGGAGAACCCAACCACTTATAAATCCACCTACGAAATCCTGAAACGCATTTCTGAAATCTGGGACGAACTTACCGACAAGGAACAGGCTGGCCTGCTTGAGAAACTATTTGGTAAGAACCGCGCCCAGATTGGTATGGCCATCTTGTCCAACTTCAGCGCCGCTGAAGATGCAATGGCAAAGATGGAAACCAGCGCAGGCAACGCAGATAAAGAGATGTCCATCATCATGGACTCTCTCGAATACAAGCTCAACGCGCTGAAAGAAACTGGCGTCGGGATCTGGCAAAACCTCTTCCCACGCGAAGGCATCGGTAACGCAATTGACGGTTTAACCGCTTTTGCAGATGTCTTAGAAAAAATCACGGGCTTCCTTGGCCCTGGCGGCACGCTTCTTGCCGCTGGTGGTATTGCAGGGATCGCCGCACTAATACAGAACTTCGGTCGGCCCCTTGAGGGCACGCTTAATTCCGAGATCTTTAAGCTGGCCTACTATGGGCAAGAACGCGCAGTAATGGTTGCGTGAACAAGTCCATAGGATGAAGGTTCTAAAATAAAAAGAGAGTAAATTGCGCGAACCCCTAACGCTCACTACGCCTATATGGCAGCCGACGAGGCAAATAAGTCAAACCGTGGCACGCGGGAGTGGGATGTCCAAGTCTAAACAATAACGCCTACCGGACACGACAATGGGCAACGCGCAGCTAACCCGTCAGCAGGGACTCCCCTGTCGATCCATATAATCCGGTGGAAGCAATCGGGCAACCGATGCCGGGATAAAGGATCTTATGGCGGAGATGTTCGCAGGGCAGAATCTCTCACAGCGGATGAAAACCATATTTCATTCGCTGTTAATGCATGTCCGAATGTGCAATACAATTTAATAAAAAAAAAGAGGCCGGAAGTCCGACCCCTCTTATACTATCATTATACTGTGGCATCGATATAGATGCTAAGATTTATGTTATTCAAGACATTCCCGATGTCGATATCGGCTTGTTCACACAATCCCGCAGCGATTCTCACAGCGTCTTTCCACTCGTTCTGCTCTACCCTATCCAGAATCCTCTTTCCGCACGGCTTCCGATTCCGGATATTGGTGCCGAGTTTATTGTTGAAATGCTTGTAATAAGTATTCCAGGCCATGACGAAGTTGCCGCCGAGACGATAACTGCCATATGCTCTGACCAGGCTGTTGATGCAGGCTCGCCAGTCCCATTCGCAGATCTCTCCTGTCAGCGCCTTATTCGCCGTGGTGAGACTTTTGTTTCTCTCGTTGGCGACAGCGAGATCGGTAGACAGTTTCTTGTTCTTCTCGTACTGCTCGTCCAGAAGCGAGAGAACACCGCGCAGGTATTCGGGATCACGCAGAGATTCTTTGAGCGTTTCCGGCGTCATGTATGCTCCTGTCTTACGGATTGTCGGAAGGACTTCGGAAGTCACCCAACGCTGGAACTTTCGGGCAGACGGGAGTTTGCTGGAGAGGATGAGGCTGTAAAGGCCGGACTCGTTGATGATTGTCAACCCGCGATTCGGGATATTTTCTAAGGTCGGGAATTGCGACCTTAGAGCTACTGTTTTATCATGCGCATCAACAAGCCTGACAAGAGCATCCTTTGTGTTGGCATACCCAAGAATGGTTGCTATCTCTTTTCCAATGAACCACGGCTCGTTATCGATCATGATGGTGCGGATGCTTCCGAACTCTTCGTTGGCAAAAGTCTGAATGGACTGATTCATGCTACCGCCTCCCTCTTTTCGGTGGCGCTGAGAATCATCTTGCTTGTGAGAATGCTGTGTCTATATGTATCAATGAACGTGAAGACCTGATCCGCCTTGGTGCGCAGCTCCACTTCTGAGGGCTTATGTTCAAATACCATAAGCGCCGTATTGAGGTCTGGTGAATTTACAAATCCATCCGGCACCCCATGATAAGATCCATGAATAACAGGATCAAGAAACGAGAAAATGTCTTCGGTGTCGAGTTGCCCAGCGCAGCCTCCGGTTGCCCAATTCAGAGCAAACAAGGAGGCACGGCTCAGAGAAGTCGCAGGCGCGATGTCTACCGGCGGCCATTTCTCATTGATAATGATGGTCCCTTCTGCATTTCTGGTAAACGTATATTCTTTTGCGTCTTCCATAAAATCTCCTTACAAATCATTGATGTTTGACAAGGAGACCGATTTGTAGTAGGATAGATTTACAGACCGATCTCCTTCGGTCGGGAGCTCTGTGACGTGGATGCCGCCAAGCTATTCACACGTTGCGGAGCTTTTTCATTTGTTCTCAAAATACTCAGAGCATATCAGCCTGACAAGCGAAGCCAATGAAATATTCTTTTTCGCCGCTTCTTCTTTAAGCTGATTATATAACTCTGCTGGTATTTTGATATTTAGTGCCTTATCGTTCATACGCCCCTCCTTTCACTACAATAATACTACAATTATTGTAGTATGTCAATGCTTTTTCAAAATAAAAAACAGGGACTGCTGCACACAGTCCCTGGCACACCGCTATTTAATTTTCAGTGAGACGCTCGATGGCGATCAAAATGATACCAACGAGGAGGTCTACTAAGGCGCTTAACAACACCGATTCAACCATATCCCACCTCCCTTCTCGTCCGAGAATGTTCAGACGCCGTTCATCATCCTACTAATTCTCTGACTTGAGGGGAGCGATATGCACTGAAATTATAGCACCGATGTCATTTATTGACAACTCCTATTATCCGAAATTGCTGCCGCAGTTATTACAATGCCAAGTTTTAGAAACAGACCCAGCAGCAAACACACCAAACAGCGCTACCTTCCCGATCTTAGAAGCACCACTGATTTTCTTGCAGTTGGTAGATTGGCAGAAGGGGCAAGTGACAGTTGATTTCGGATTCATAACTGCGTCGAATGCTGGATTTGTAATGTTATTATTCTGAGATATAATGCTTCCACATTTTGTGCAGGTTGTTTCTTCAAAACTCCCGCCAACCCCGGATGTGAAGAACCTTTTCCCTTCTTCATTTCCGCAATTTGGGCAATGAATCGCAACTTGCTCAATGGAAAAATTTGGTTTTCCCATTTTTATCACCTCGTTGAAATTATACTATGAATGCAGTCTTCAGTCAATTAATAAATGCGACTTAAAGATCTCGGAGTAGCCGTGACTGCCCTGCGTTCGCTTGGTGATGAAGCAATGTTGCTAAGTCCCAAATATCTTGCTGCCTCATTGGCAGCGAAGGGGCTGACCGAAGACCAAATCAAATTAGCTCTTTCTTTTGATGCTGTTGGAGCCTCTATCGGTGTTGCCCTTCCATGGATCATCGGTATCGGTGCCGCCATAGGCGCTGTCGCCATTGGCATCAAAGCCTATAGAGAAGCTCACCCGACTCTCGAAATGCTTCAAAAAGATGCCGAAGCAGCAAAGCAAGAGTTTGATGAAATGCAGTCAAAGGTCGATGAAACTCAGAAGCGCATCGACGAACTGAACGCACTCAAAGATTCCGGCGAACTCAGCAGCACTGAGCAGGAGGAGCTTGACAATCTTGAGAGCCAAAACAATCAGTATGAGAGGCAACTCGAACTGCTAAAAGAGATTGCAAAATATAAGCAGGACAGGGTAACAGAAAAAGCAAACAGTGATGCCGCAAAAGCGCTCAAGTCTTTTACAGATAACGCATGGCAAGAGCGTTTAGACGGCATTGGCGAGCTCGAACGCAATAGCTCCGGCCTCGGTGGACTCCTCAACGCAATAAGCGATTACACTACAGCCAGTGAAAAACTTGACGCTGTAAATAAAGCTATCACAGATGCAAAACTCGACAACGCTGACGAAGAGACGCTTGACGGGCTTCACAAAGAACTTGTTAAAGCAGAAGACGACCTCAACAAGCAACGGGAAACGCTCTCGGTTTTTCAGGATTTTCTTGTCGGTTTGCGTGGTGATCTGACAGATAAAGAATCTATAGCAACAGTAGATTCTTTGCTGGGCACTATTGCGGCGACTCTTGGTATTAAAGATTCTGAAAAGACGTTCGATAATTTTAAGAAGGGTCTCAAACAAATCGGCGACGACGCAGATGATGTTGTCAACACTTTTCTAAAAGACGGTAAGCTTACAGAAGATCAAAGCCGCAGATTGGCTCAGTGTCTTACTGAAATGGGTTATTCCGCAGAGGATGCGGCGATCTATTTTGAGCGCATGTCACGCGACATGGCGAATGCTACTGAACAATCAACGTCGGCACAGATAAATGATCTCGTTTCTTTCCGCGATGAATTAACTGTAACATCAAAGGCTCTCGAAGACTATAAGAAGGCGCTTGAAGGCGGTGAAAAGGGTGACGCTGCGGCAGAAATGGCGAAAGCTTATCAGTCTGCCGTTGAATCCTATAAGGCTGGCAAAACCGATACCTATGAGATGCGAGCCGCAGCAGACTTATTCTTTAACCGCGATTTCTTGGCGCAGAACAATTACGGGCTTGATAAAGTTGGCGAACTGCTTTCTTCTGGTATTTGGGAAGCCGTTTTCGCATCTGATGATTATGCGACTAATTTTGTAAGCTACTTGCAGGAGCACGCTTCTGAACTTGGAGATGCGGTTAAGGTTACGGCTGACGCGGCTGGTAATGTCCAGTTTGCGTATAAGTCAGTCTCCGCTCTTGCGGAAGCTACAAAAATGAGTGAGGCATCTGTTATCGCTTTGCTCGACGCATTGGATGTTCTTGGCGTTCAGGCCATGATGAGCGGCGAGGACATGGGAGAACTAGTGGATAAGCTTGATCTTATCCCGGGCGAAGTAAAGAAAAATTCCGAGAAAATCCCGCAGATCATCGAGTCACTTGCCGGTGATGGGCTTGATTATTGGGATATACAAGGGGCTCTGAAGAGCCTTGAATCCGCTGGCATGATCGATACTACGGGTATGCAGGATCTATACCAGTGGATCAATGAAGCGACTAAAGGAATTGACGAACTAAACGATAAGGGTTCTGGTGTAGAAGTAACCGCCGATGCTTCCGGGGCCGAGAGCGCTATTGACGGGTTTAAGTCGAGATTAGATGCTCTGCTTGCAGGAAGCCCTTATGAAGTTGACATTGTAGGAAATGTTACGACTAATGGCGAACTTCAGGGAGCCGCTGCAGCCGGCAGTAGTTCCCATTCCGGCGGCGGCTTTTCCGGTAGAGGCGGACATTTTGCTGGCGGCACGACAAATGCTCCAAGAGGGAAAGCGTATGTTAATGAACTTGGTCCAGAAACCGTAATCCAGGACGGCGTAGCCAAAGAATTCAATGATGGCAAACCGGCGTTAGTTGATCTTAAACCTGGCGACATTGTTCTCCCCGCCGATGTCACAGCAGATGCCAAACGGAATGGGCACAAGGTTAAAAAGTTTGGTTCTGCCGCCATTGGGACAGGTCCGAGCAAAAGTTTAGTAACCATAGATGGCGGGCGCAAACAATATCCAAAGCATATAAGATGTCCAAAATGTAACACGATGAACCCGGAGACTATGGCAAATTGTGTTGCATGCGGCTGGAATTTGAGTCTTCCTTATCCACAAATCTATACAAAGCAAGATAAAAAGAAGCCAAAGATTAAGCCAATTGATACACTTCAAGATGTTGATATTGGTTCTGGGTTAGGAGGCGGCCCCGGTTCTGGTGGTGGTTCCGGCGGAGGTTCTTCTGCTTCTGATAAGAAGCAAAAAATCGACTGGATCGAAGTTGCTATTGATCGGATTGAGCGTACTATTAGCAAATTCAAGAAAACGATAGATAGTACATTCAAAAGTCTCGGCAAGAGGCTGTCTTCTTCTAAAGATGCGATATCGGAGATAACCAAAGAAATTGAGCTTCAGCAAAAGGCCGCAGACAGATACATGAAAGAAGCTGAGTCTGTTGGTTTAAGCGATGATTTGGCGAAACTCGTCCGTGAAGGAACCGTTGACATCTCGGAGTACGACGAGGAAACCGCAAAGCTCATAAACGAATATAAGCAGTGGTATGAGAAATCTTTGGATTGCGCGAGTGCGGTTGATGATCTTCATGAAAGCCTCGGTGATTTGTATCGCGGAAATTTCGATGCCGTACAAGAAGATTTCGAGAACAAGATTTCGCAAATTGAGCACGAAGCAAACATGCTTAATGCCGAAATTGACAAGCTTGAAGCTTCTGGCTATTTGAGATCTGCGAAAGCCTATTCCTCTTTGGCAGATATAGAGTCAAAGAATCTTTCTATGCTGAAATCTGAACTGGCAGAGCTGCAAAAGTATTATGAACAGGCGATGAAATCAGGCGAGATCGAAGAAGGTTCTAAATCTTGGTACGAGATGCGCTCCGAGATAGATGGCGTAAAAGAAGCAATAAGCGAATCGGAATTACAACTCATCGAATTCGCAAAAACCATCAGAGAAATCAATTGGGAAAACTTTGATTACGCAATTGACCGTATTTCCAGGTTGACCGAAGAGTCTGAATTTCTTATTGGTTTGTTAGAAGATTCCAAATTGTTCAATGACGACGGCTCATTCACCGATGAAGGTATTACGTCAGTTGGTCTCCGCCTTCAGAATTATAATACTTATATGGCTCAGGCGGATCAGTACGCCGAAGAACTCAAGAGAATTGAAGGAGAGCTTCAAAAAGATCCGTGGAACAAGGACTTGATAGCTCGTAGAGAGCAATTATTGGACTTACAGCAACAGTCGATCACCGAGGCCAACAACGAGAAAAGAGCTGCGGCTGATCTCGCGAAGCAGGGTATCGAGAAGCAAGTGGAGGCAATGCGCGATTTAATTGATGCATATACCAAATCGTTGGATAGCGCAAAAGACCTCTACGATTATCAGAAAAAGGTTTCTAAGCAGACTTCTACTATTGCAGATATTCAGAAGCAGCTCGCCGCCTATACGAATGATTCTTCTGAGGAAAGCAGATCCAGAGTACAAAAGCTCCAGAAACAGTTAAAAGAAGCTGAAGAGTCTTTGCAGGAAACGGAATATGAACACTATATTAGCGAACAAAAGAAACTGATGGAGGATTTGTATTCTGACTATGAGGAAACTGTTAATAGCCGACTCGATGACATAGACGCCTTAATTGATGATTTAATTGGTGCCACAAACGCAAGTTCCGATGCTATTTGCCAAACCATAGAAAGAATAAGCGCAGGCGTTGGGTACACACCAACGGATGAGATGCGTTCAGTCTGGGATGGAAGTAGCGGCACGTTCTCCATCGTTTCTAAGTACGGTGGCAGTATTGATACGAAGCTTACGTCTATCGGGCAGGTGATCAGCGCAATACTTGCGAATGTGCAGGCGATGGTCGCTGCGAGCGGCATGTCTGTGAAGCAGTATAAAACCGGTGGCCTCATTGATTATACCGGTATTGCAAAGGTTGACGGCACTCCGAGCAAGCCCGAACTGGTATTGGATTCGTCCGATACTGAAAACTTGCTGGCTGCTATCAACTCTGTGCGCGGAGTTAATTGGGCAGGTATTAGCACTACACCAACGCTTTCTGCGTTAAGAGATATGTCCCGGATGTTTGGACGTGTTAACGGCGGTATCAATCAGCGGGCGTTGTCTGGTGGAATCGATAACGTCGAAGTCAATATTTCAATTGAGCGCGTAAGCGACTATAACGATTTCATTGCTCAATTGCAAAGAGACAAGAACGCAGAAAGAATTATCAAAGCCATTGCAGAAGACGCCATGTTCGGCGGAAATTCTATGGGTAAGTACAAGGTAAACGTTAGAAATTAAGTTCAGGAGGGCAGATTATATCTGCCCTCCCCTATCTTTATTTGGGGATGGAGAAATGATTGATGAAAGAATGGCTCGGATTCAAAGGCAAAAGATTGAACGGCTAACCGAAACAATTGCTGAGTTGACATCCGAAAACGCTTCTTTGTCCAAAGAAAATAATCTGTTGAAAAAGCAGATTGAAAATATATCGAAAGAATGCGACGAGGCAATCTGTAGATTGTCTGCTATTGAACAAGAATACGGATCTGCAATACTTGAAGCAAACGAAATCAGAAATAAGTATCAGACGTTAATTGATAGAGCTATGTTTGAGATGAGATTGTATGAGAAAAAGTTTGCGAAGATGATTGCAAAGAGGTGATAAGAAGGAGGCGGTCAGGTGAACGCATTAGATTTTGAATATGATGGTTTGTATTTGAGCGATTTCGGTCTGATCATCTGTGATTTTGATTATAGTGATGGTTTTGTTACAGCGAGCGCTGGATCAAAGATTGATTTCACAAAGACTTCCGCAAATTATGGAAGGCATTGGAGTTTACATTCATCTAAATATGACGAATGCCTGACGACGACTTTTGGAATATGTAAAAATCCTGACCTGTTCTCCGGTCAGGATATTTATTTATCCGACGATTTAATCAGAACAATTATGCGCTGGTTAAATAGAAGAGAATTTTGCAACTTGATATTCTACTATTGGGATGCAAGAGACGCGAGAATTTTTCATGCTAGTTTCAATGTAGAAAAAGTTTATATCGGCGCTGATGTTGTTGGGTTACAACTGACGGTGGAAACAGACGCTCCATATGGGTATGCAGAGGAACAAGTGTTTAATCTGGTGGTATCAGACACATCCGAACCGCTGGTGATTCGAGACTCTTCGGACGAGCTTGGTTATTGTTACCCATACATAAAAATAAAGTGCCTGGAAGCAGGAAAACTTACGCTAAGAAACGAATTGGTTAGTTCTCGTACTGTAGTTAACAACTGTGAAGCAAACGAGGTCATAACCATGTCTGGTGATAGTTTAATTATATCTAGCAGTAACTCCGGCCACGATATAGCAAATGACTTTAATTATGATTTCTTTAAGTTGGGCAATACGATTTCTGATCGGGACAATCAAATATATTCTTCTTTGAGATGTGAAATTGAAATAAAGTATTCGCCTGTTATCAAGTGTTCTATTTAAGTTGAGGTCAATAACATGGCTATAAAGATAAAATTTAATAACGGTATTCCAGAACCGCCGCAGTTTATTTTAGCTCATCGCAATGGGCGAAAAATATGTGCCATAAAACCAAATGAAACAAAATTCAGAGACTCAATGATGGGGACATCGGAAATATTCTTTCTTGTCTACAAGGACGAATGTTCCGATTATTGGGATCAGATTCGTGATTTCAAATTACTATATTGCAGAGAATATGACACTTGGTATGAAATTCACGTTGATATAGATGATGGCGATGCGGTCACAAAAAATATACATGCTATTTCTCTTGGTGAAGCAGAGCTTGGGCAAACAAATCTGTATGACATCGAAATAAATACCGAAGATGATATTTTACGGGATGATTATAGCCCAACAGTTTTATATAACGAGTCTAACAAATCAGTCTCTTTACTGGATCGATTGATCGAAAAGGCACCGCATTATCACGTAGATCATGTTGATGTTGGTATCAAAGATATTCAAAGGAGCTTTAGTTTTGATAATAAAACGATCTATGATGCGCTACAAGAGGTTGCTACTGAAATAGATTTACATATTGACGTTCGATGCAGGGCGACAAGTCAAGGTACAATCAACAGATCAATCAGAGTATACGACTTAGAAGACTGTTGTCTTGATTGCTCGAATCGCGGAAAGATTGATGGCGTGTGCGAGCGCTGCGGTTCAACAAATATCCGTCCAGGATATGGATCAGACACGCATATATTCATTTCGAAAGAGAATCTTGCAAAGGAAATTAACTATTCCACTAATGTCAATTCTGTAAAGAATTGTTTCCGTCTGGAGGCCGGTGATGACCTAATGACGGCAACGATACGCAGTTGTAATCCGAATGGAAGCGATTATCTCTGGTATTTATCAGATGATTTAAAGGATGACATGTCCGATGCTTTGAGAGACAGGCTGGCAAGTTATGATGCTTTGTATGATTATTATAATAACACTTGCGGTTTCGGAATGGATAGCGAGGTTAATGCTCAATATAATAATCTCATTCAAAAGTATCAGCAATATAATTTGAATTTACAGCAGCTACCGTTATCAATTATTGGCTTCTCTGGATTAACAGGTGCATATTATGATGTTATTGATTTCAAGCATTTTCTTTCCAGTGCTTTAATGCCTGAAATTGTGCATTCTGATACAAGTGCGCAAGAGCAGGCGGATGCCATCTCAAGTATTTCGCCATCGACTATTTCTGTTAGTGATATTGGGAAACTATCGTCCTATTCTGCAAACAGCAGCGTGCTTAATTATATAAAACTTTATATAGATTATAGATATTCGGCCAATATTTCTTCGTCAAACTTCGATCAAGAAACCAAAGCGTGGAGCGGAGAGATAATTGTAAAAAATCGTTTAGACGATTCTGACTCGGCTACATGTTCGGCTGTCTTTACGTTTGATGATGACTACGAGTCGTTTGTTAATCAAAAGATAAAGAACGCGCTGTTTGACAAAAGCGATAATGGATTTGATATCGTCTCGATATTTAATAAAAACTATTCGGAATTTCAGGTTGAACTTAGAAAGTATAGCCTTTCTTATTTAAGGTTGTTCTATGATTCATGCCAAGCGGTTTTAAACATCATGATCCAGCAAGGCATTCCTAATACTTCTGATATTAAGACACAAGCTGATCGTGACGTTTATAACAATATATATATCCCATATTATGAAAAACTCGGCGCCATCATGGGAGAAATAAGCACGAGAGAAAGCGAAATAGATTTGGTTGAGAATGGCGTGCAAGGTTTTATCGAAGAAAAACGCGCGTATGTTCAGGCTGAGTTAAATTTTCAGGATTACATTGGAGAAGAGTTGTGGACTGAACTTGTTTCGTATAAACGAGAAGATACTTACAAAAACGATAACTATATTTCTGATGGATTAAATAATTCAGAATTGATATCCAACGCCAATCAGTTCATAGCTTCTGCAAAAGAGGAAATAATCAAATCTGCAACACTTCAGCACAGTATAAAGTCATCACTAAAAAACCTGTTATTGATGCGTGAGTTCTCGTCTATCGTTGATTATTTTGAGTGTGGAAACTGGATAAGGATGCCGGTGGACGGAGTTGTTTATAGATTGCGACTTATCGAGTACGAGATCGATTATGAAGATCCAGAAAATATAACTGTCGAGTATTCTGATGTTTGCGCTGTTAATGACCATTCGAGTCTTATGGAGAAAATCCAAAGCATGGCTACATCGTATGATGGTGTTGTCAAGCAAGCCGACAAAGGAAAAAAATCAAATTCCTTGCTGAACGAATGGGTAAACAGAGGTTTGTCGCTTACAACGCTAAAGATTGTAAACAACTCGGATAATCAAGATGTGTGTTTCGATGAAAACGGGCTACTTTGTAGACGGCTTGATGATCTTAGCGGTGATTATGATGATCAACAGCTTAAAATTATCAGCAATGGCTTATATGTAACCGATGATGGTTGGTTAACGTCCAAAGCCGGTGTTGGAAAGTTCCTATTCTATAATCCGAGAACAAAGCAAGTAGAAGAGGCATTTGGTGTTATTGCGGATACATTGGTCGGCAACCTTATACTCTCTCAAAACGTTGGAATCTATAACGCAGACAATACGGTTGAGATCGGCGAGGGCGGTCTCGTAATCACAACCGAGCCAAGCTCCACCGCAGACTTATTTACAATCAGGAGAAGAGTCGTTGACGATGGTGAAGAAGCTTTTGAGCCGATAATGTATATCGACAGCGACGGGTATGTCGTACTCAATGGCTCATCCATCAACATTTCTGTTGGTGGGGTCGGCGATGATAGCATTCCACTATCAAGTCTTCGCGCTGGGTATAATGAACTGCAAAACGCGGTAACAAATATAATCTCCGACAACAAAGGTCTCTTTGTCAGGGTCACGAAACTTGAAAATGCTGAGGACACTCCGCAAGATTCTGTTACGACAAGCACCGGCTACACGTTTAACGCAGACGGTCTTACGATCCGTAAAAGCGACGAAGAGATGGAGAATCATCTGGACAATACAGGTATGCATGTCAGACGATATACCGGCAACGACCCAGAAAACATATTGATTGCCGACAAAGACGGCGTTAACGCCTTAAACATTACTGTGCGCAAATATCTAATAATTGGAGACAGCTCTCGCTTCGAAGATTATTCGAACGGAACAGACTCACATCGCACAGGCTGCTTCTATATAGGAGGATAAAAGGATGATTTTACAGCATAGCGGATATTTCTCCGCTCGTCGAAGCCGGAGGTGATACTTTGGCTTCATCAGGGTCATATTCAATTACTTCGCGCTACGATGTTACTGGAGTAAACTTCACGCTTAAGATAAACTGGTCTGAATCATATAATTCCTCGACAAACAAGCATCGAGTTACGATTACTTCTGTAGAAGTTACAGAGGGGTATATAAGCGGTGGCTACCCAAATGGCACGATTTCGATAAACAATAATGTGGTATTTAACTGCCGGTCTTCCTCCGGAAACTATTACATAAGCACCGGCACAAATAGAAAGCTACTGGACAGTTCCGGAAATGTAGCAACTGGGTATATTGACATCCCCGGTAGCGCAACATCAGGAGTTGATATAAGTATCTCCGTTGGCGGAAACGACGGATATGGTATAGCCTTTTATAACGGAGGGCGCGTTAGCCCATTCTTTCTTGGGACAAGTACAGTAGAAACAATTTATACACTCTCTGTCAACGCCGGGAGCGGAAGCAGCATTACGGTCAACAGATCGTCCTCTGCACATAATTCAGGAACCGGGACAATATCTAACGGTACGAAGATCTATAATGGTGATGTGCTAACGATATCTTTCGCAGCATCTGCGAACTATCAGTTGTTAACGCATACGGTTAATGAGGTGTCGTTCAGTTCTGGAGGAACTAAAACTGTTGATGGGAATGTTGCTGTTGCTTCAACGGCGCAGCCGCTGGCATCTGATGTAGCTGCTACTGACGCAAATATCGGGAGCGTTTCTACAATCACAGTTACAAAGCATTCGTCATCATACTATCATTCGCTCCAATATTCTTTTGGCTCTTCGAGCCCCGTTACCGGTTATATTACTGCTACAGGTGGCACGAGCACAACAGAGGTTAAATACACAAATACAAGTATCCCATTTTCAGTTCCGACTTCATTTTACGAAAAAATACCAAACTCAAAAACAGGGACGTGCACGATTACATGTAGAACATATGCTAGCGCATCATCGACCTCAACTCTCGGCAGCCCAAAGACTTGTACGTTTACCGTAACTGCTTCGTCTCAGACAAGTTCACCATCTGTAAGCGGGACGGTTGAGGATATCAATACTACGACAATCGCGTTAACCGGAGACAGTAGCAAATTAATAAAATACAGATCTACGGCACGCGCGACTATAACTGCGACAGCGAAAAATAGCGCAACCATCTCATCGAAAAGCATTAACAATGTTTCGTTAGGTACATCCGCAACATACAGAGATTTCTCTAATACAGAAGCTACACAGTACGTATTTACTGCAACTGACTCTAGAGGCTATTCAGCTTCAGCAACCGTATCGCCAACTGTTATAGCGTATATTCCGTTAACACTTAATATTACTCTTGGTCGCCCGTCACCGACAGCTAATAGTATTTGGTTATCGTTTGACGGGAATTACTTTAATGGGAGCTTCGGAAGCGCAAATAACTCATTATCTGTCCAATACCGCTATAAAGAGCAGAACGCATCGTCGTTTTCAGGCTGGGTGACAGTTGATGTAAGTAGCTATATTCATAATGGCTACTATACAACTGGAGGCGCAATAGATTTAGGAAACAGCTTCCCATACAACATATCATATGGGTTTGAGGTAAGAGCGGTTGATGCGCTCTCTACAGTAACAAAACAGTACACGGTACAAAAAGGTATCCCGGTATTTGACTGGGGCGAAAACGACTTTAATTTTAACGTCCCAGTATATGCTCAACAGATGTCTATTAACGGGATAGATGTTATACCAGCTAGCGGAACGTCCGATGGTGCGACATACTGTAAGTTTCCAGATGGAACTATGATCGAGTGGGGGCGGGCCAGTATTACAAGCGGAACATTTATAAACACAAACACAGGAACAACAGGTATGTGGGATATGTCATGTAATTTTACCTTCCCGGTTCCATTTGTTGCCGGAAGCAGCCCTCATGTGTTTGGATCGGCTAAGTATTCAACTGGTCATATAATTCCATCTGGATTCTTTGGCTCGTCTGCCACAACAGCCGCTTGTGAGTTGTATGACTTTTATCAACGCACTCCAAGCGCATCCGAGCCGTACTATATTGAGTGGACGGCGGTCGGACGATGGAAATAATAATCGAAGCAACCGTAAGATAACGTTATTACAAAGTGGGGGTGATACATTGGAGTTTATAACAGAGTTGAAGCTAGACCTAGAGATACGAAATACATTACCTGTTGTCAGGGTAAAGCAAGGCGACTCAACTAGCAGGAAACTATTGATTTATTTAAAGAAAAATGGAGAAACATATATCCCGGAGACTGATTGTTGGATTGCATTTCGATGCGAAAAACCTGACGGCCATTCTGTCGTATACGATAGTATGAGCGAAGACACGGAATTAGGGCGCTATTTGGTTATATCCGGGCTCGACGGGACCGTAACCGTAGAACTCGTATCGCAAGTGACGGCAGCTTGCGGTCATTGCCTTTGTGATATCTGCATTTACAAAGGGACGGAAAGTATTAGCACAATACCATTCTTAATAGATGTTAGAAAATCTCCGAACATAATGGATCGAGCAGCGTCATCTGATGATTTTAGGACATTTATTAATGCAATTGAGCTAGCCAGGCACGCAGTTGGCTCTCTATTTTGGCAAAGCAAAAATGAACCGACTGTCACTGTAAATTCGATTTCGTTCGATTTAGATGATTTGGTTGGAAGAGAAGATAAAGACCCGAAGGTTGGAGACTTAGTATTTTACAGTTATTACTATTATGAAATAACAGAAATACAGAACGGAATGGCATATGTAGCAGATGGTGTATCTATTCGTGGCGGCCCAACGGGTAAATTATGGACGGTCCAAGACATCTATCTCTTACGGCAGGTTTTAGAACACTTAAAGTATGATTCATCTACCGCCGGTGAAATTGCCGAAGCTTTACTATCATCTCTTGAATCAACAACGGAACCTCAAGGATGGACGGTGTCACAGGTTAGCCTGCTTGATTCTCTTTTTTCACATGTTAAATATATAGACGAGAGCGGTGGCGTATATGCAGACACGTTAATCGAATCGCTAAAGGGGCAACTAGTCGAGCTTGGCGGTACAATAACACTTTCTGAAAACGGAACATACAACATTGGGCGGTATGCAAACGCCGTTGTTGACACGCCGACTTATTCAGACGGAGATGAGGTGAAATACTGATGGCTAAAGTATTGGTAAGCGATACCAACCTGTCGAATATCGCATCGTCCATTCGGGCGAAGCTATCGACGCAGAACACATATACCCCTACCGAGATGGCAGATGCGATTGACGATATTCCGGTAGCTACACTTATCAGCAAGAACATTCTTGCAAACGGAACGTATGACGCAGAGGACGACAATGTGGACGGTTACAGCTCCGTGCATGTTTCTGTGCCTATGCCTCTGCTTGCATCGCTCTCTGTTACGAGTAACGGCACTTATACCGCGCCTTCTGACACGGCTTACAACGAGGTTACTGTCAACGTTCCCGCCGGCGGCACAGCTCCCACGCTCGTGACCAAGACCATCACGGAGAACGGAACCTACAACGCGTCCAGTGACAACGCGGATGGGTATAGTTCCGTGACGGTTAGCGTGGCTGGAGGTGGTGACATCGGGACATCTCTATCAAACCCGCCTATAAAAGCCATTTCTGGAACATTTACTCTCGAATCTGCAAATTATAGAGTAACCGTTCCAGTAGATAGGAATGTAATCGATTTGAATGATTACACACTATGGCATTTTTTCGCGATCATCCCGGACGAGTATTGGACAAATTATGAAGGCGATTCTGCATATGACAACTATGCATCCGGCCTTGAAATATGTCGGTTTTCGAATTATTGGGCATCGACCATGGTTTCGCTTTCCATAACTCCAATATTTTACGAACCAAATGCTAACAATCATAGCTGGAAAAGTGGCGGGGCGTATTCGACCGATGATACTTCGAATAGTATCACATTTACTACGGCTGGAAGCGGATACAATTTTTTGGCGGGAGTTGAATATAGATACATTTTGGTTTGCGCAAGAAAAGTGGCAACTACGTGAGGTGACGAAAGATGACAGAATACAAACTTGACGGCACCCGCTGGCGCAGCGCTTATAAGCGGGACGGAACCCGCTGCCAAAGAGAAACTCCGGCGACGCTGGACGAAGCCGGGGAAACCGTGCTTGCGAATGCAAAAGCCGCGATAGCCAAGTACGACCCAGACGGAACCGCGCTCAAATTCGCGTTCATCTCCGACCTTCACCGCAGCGAAGATGGCATCTACACCACAACTGCCATCGATGACCGCCCGTCCTTGCGGCTTCTCTCCCGTCTGTGTGACGATGTGGCGCTGGACGCGGTTTTCTGCGGCGGGGACATCGTTAACGGCAGAGACGAAAACGCCAGCTATGTCCAGAAGAACATGCGAGATGTGGTGGACGATTTTGACGATCTGTTTCCGTCAACGAATGTCTTTTTCACCTGCGGAAACCACGATAAGCGCTATTCAGTTGGAAGAACTCTGAACACAAATGAGCTTCTGCATGGGTTGTGGGATCAGGTGCAGTACGACGGAAACGGCGTAGAGCTGCACTACATCGACGAGACCAACTTCTATGTAGATTTTACGAAGCACAAGGTTCGCATGATCTTCGTGAATCAATATGACGGAGTAGACAGCGACTCCGGCTGGTATGCCAACGAGTTCACGACGGACGCGAACGGCCTGACCACACACGGGTCTACCGTCTGGCACTCCGCGCTACCCACGACGGATAAAGCGGATTGGCTTGTTGGTGTGGTCTATCACGGCGCGGATACCGGAGCGGCGGGAACCGTGAACCTCAACTCCTTCAAATTCACCGACCTCAAAGACACGCTGCAAGCCTATGTGGATGGCGGCGGGAAGGGAAGCCTTGGCGCTTTCGCGGGGCACTACCACAACCAAACAGCAAAAACAATCCTTCCGTCCCTCAACGTCGTTCATGTGGGATGTGCCTACGCAACGGAAGCCCAGGCTGGGCTGGCGACGGCCTATTGCGTCTCCGTTTTCGTGGTCGATTCGCAGACGGGAGAATTCCGGGAGGTTCGTGTTGGACGCGGTGCGCAGACCATCAATTATGATTCCTACAAGCCAGACTCAAATAACGGGCTGCTGCAAAACGGAACATGGCTTTATCCGCGCATCTTCACAGTTTCCAACGGAAACAAAGCCCGTTTTGAAGCGGTAAGCACTTCACTATGGAATGGTGTTAACCTCACGAATCTTTCCAAAATGACCGCAACATCTCCAGAATCTGACAGAGTAACGACTGACACGGACAACGTGCTGTTTTCTGCGCTTGCCGGAGATGTCATCCGATCAGAAATTGTTTTTGACGATGATTGCAGCGCACCGGCACAGACAGGATCGCTGGCAGTTCCGTTTGCCATTTTCAGCAATGTTATAAGAGCGTCCGCGCAGAGCGGCACGTTTACTGCCGGAATGGTATTCGGCAGGGCAACGGCTGGCGAAACGATTTCGCACGACGTAACCCTTACCGAAGACGCTAATTTCACGGCAATCGGATTGAAACTGAACTCAAGAAAATCAGGTTCTAACGGCATCCTGGGCTTCACGCTGAACATCTACAAGAACGGCGTAAGGCTGATAAGGAATGATGATAACGAGATGATTGGATGAAATAACACAAGCATATAAGCCGAGAGGTAAGATACATAAGTCCAGCACGTTCTTTGGCGCATATCCAGACGGATTGGATCGTTTATAACACAGTTTTATAGTGAAGATTGTTCCAACCAATAAATTAATAAAAGTTAACGACGGACGGTGATTGATTATGTGGAAAGCAGATGGTTGCTCTCTGCAGATGACCGCCGGTGACTATGGTGTTGCTCTTCCGTTTGAGCTTAAAGGCATTACTATTTCAGAACAAGACTCTATTAAAATAGTTGTTAAGTCGGAAACTTGCGGTACTAAACTAATTGAGAAAGATTTTCAATCAATAGAAGATAATATAGTCAATCTATTGTTTACGAAAGAAGAAAGCTCTAAACTGCAGGTTGGCGGATATAAATACCGTCTTGATTGGTATCAAGACGGTATTTTCATGTGCAATATCATAAGCGACGGTACTCTCAGGGTGGTGAAGAAGGTTTGAATATTTCGATTTCATTCAAGCCGCCGTCTGTATCTGTTCTAGTTGGAGACCCAAAAGTTGACATATTGTTTCGCGACAGAATAATCAGGGATGGTTCGAGCCTTGAGCCATATACAGGCGATTATACTGTTACACCAATGGTCGAAGTCGAGCAAACGCTTGAAACAAACGGGTTGCGGATGACGGACGATATTACGGTTCTAAAGATCCCATATTTTGAGACAACAAATCTAAGTGGTGGTTACACCGCTATTATTGGAGGTTAAAAAATGCCAAGCAACAACATTAACAAAGTAGTTTATGGTAATACAGTTCTAATTGACCTCACTAGCGACACACTAACTGATGCAGACCAACTGCGCAGTGGAGTTACTGCGCATGATCGCTCAGGTGCTATTATCACTGGTACAAATACATATGACGCGGATACGTCTGACGCCAATGCTGCCGCTAGTGAAATTTTGCTGAACAAAACCGCATATGTAAGCGGAAATAAAGTTACCGGTACGATGCCAAATAGAGGCGCTGTCACCGGCACCATCAGCACAAAGGCGCAAGAGTACACAATCCCGCAGGGCTACCATGATGGATCTGGCAAAGTGTCAATTTCGTCTACCGAACAGGCGAAAATTATTGCGGCCAACATTCGTGAAGGCGTTACGATTCTTGGTGTAGAAGGTGAAATGAGCGGTTCTGAAGATGTTAAGGCAACATCTCTCTCCGTCACTCCATACACCACCGCTCAGTCGTTCGTGCCTAGCGATCTTGGTGATTATAACTCTATTACACAGGTAACGGTTGCTGCAATTTCCTACGTGGAAACATCAAACAGCTACGGAACAACGGTAACTATCGGAAATGTAGCGCCAGCATAAGGAGGATAAGCGATGCCTGTCAATAAAGTTGTATATGGCGAAACAACGATAATTGATTTAACGCAAAGTACGCTGGATGATGCCAGCCAGATCTTAGCCGGGACAACAGCCTATGACAGGGGTGGCAACTTACTTACTGGTACAGCTATTAGCGGGAGCGAGTGGACTTCTGGTGTGTATAAAAACCAGTACGGGTTTATTAGGATATCTCCGTTAACTGCAGCAGGAGGGGCAAAACTAGTCAATGGATATATCCAACTCGCTCCCTTACAGGAAGGATTTAATACTGCAAACCTTGGAACTAAAACGATAAACCAAAACGGAACATATGATGCGACCGACGATTCTTTTGATGGTTATTCATCTGTGATCGTTAATGTTTCTGGAGGTGGCGCGGCCCCGGTTCTTCAGGCAAAAACTATTGACCCATCAACTACTGAGCAGACGGTCGTTCCTGATTCTGGTTATGATGGTCTGAGTTCAGTTACCGTCACACAGATTCAAACGCAAACAAAGGTGGTTTCTCCGTCTACTGTTTCACAAAGTGTAACTCCAGACGCCGGTAAATTCCTATCTGCTGTCGATATATCGGCCATACAAACTCAGTCAAAGACTGTAACGCCAAATACATCTCAGCAAGTTGTCACACCTGACTCTGGATATGACGGATTAAATTCGGTAACTATTAGTGCGGTTCAAACGCAAAGCAAAAGTGCTACGCCAAGCGAGTCTTCGCAAACCGTAACTCCGGACAGCGGCAAGTATTTGTCGTCAGTTAGCGTTGGCGCCATTAGCAGCACATATGTCGGAAGTGAAATAACACGTAGAGGAAGTACAGATTTGTCTGTATCCGGCGCAACGGTCAACGTCCCTGCTGGTTATTATGAGTCTAGTACGAGTAATTCAATTCCGTCTGGATCTGTGTCTGTCCCGGCAACAACTATTACTGACGACGTTGATATTTCAGTTAATGGTTCTACGGGCGTAATTAGCGCATCTTTTAGTGCGAGCCAATCTGTGGCTCCTACGGTCAACTCCGGATATGTTAGCTCTGGGACGGCTGGAACAGTCACCGCGTCTGGCTCTGGCACGCTTCAGCTTCAGACACAGCTTGGTGATACGATAACACCGACCAAGCTGGCTCAAGTCGTTGTTCCGGCAGGCAGATATACTCTCGGTGCTATTACAGTAGATGCCATCCCGTCAAACTATATTGATACTTCAGATGCAAACGCGTCTTCGTCTGAAATTATTTCAGGAAAGACGGCGTATGTTAATGGTTCTAAACTGACTGGCACCCTTGTAATACAGCACTATTATACAGGTTCCTCTGCGCCATCTTCAAGCTTAGGTGAAGATGGGGATATTTATTTGCAGACCAGTTGACGGAGGATGACAAATGGGATCTATTACAAGAGAAGGCAGTGTAGAAGCTAATCTGTCAAGTTATGACACATCGCATTACAGTTATGCTTCTGTGTCGTCATCGTATCCGCTAACCAATGCATACGCCGGGGCAACTAACACTACATACGGACAGGTAACATGGAAGACCGGCTCTGGTGCGGAAACATATCTGTATTTTAGATTTGATCTGTCGTCTATTCCGGAAAATGCAACCATTATATCTGTATCTGCGACATCTAAGGCGTATGTAAATACAACAAGCTCGTCTCGCGTAACAACTAGGCAGATGCAGCTATGCTCCGGAACGACATTAAAAGGATCTCCACTGACGATAAGCACGAGCACGAGTGAACAGATGTTTACATCTACAGGAACATGGACGCGCAATGAATTAGACGACGCTGGGATTAGATATTACGTAAAGCGTGGGACAAGTAATACGAGTTCTACGTATAACCTAAGAATCTATGGCGCGACAATTGTCGTTGAGTACGAATATCAAGAGGTTACTTATACTATTACCGTGAGTGGCGGCGAACCGTCTTCTTCTGAAGTTCTGGCAGGGTCTGAATTCACGGCTCGATGCTATGATACCGATAAGCCAGTTTGCAAAGATAACGGCATCAACGTGACGGACAGACTTGCCCGCGGTCAACTTAACGCTCCGTCATATGTCGTATCGCAAGCCTCTGGGGTTAGCTATGGATTTTCTTTGAATAGCAATGATTACTATGAAAGTAGTAACCAAGGGCAATCAAGCTCCACCGCGTTGAGCATTGTAACATTTGATCTACCTGTAGAGTGCACCGTTGATTTTAAACTTATCAACTACGCAGAGTCTACATACGACTTTGGCCTGTTGAGCAACGTTGATACCTCTTTGACTACTGCCTCAAGCGCAGATGCTGCGAATGTTTATTGGAGCGGGAAGAACAATAATAGTTCATCAGTTCAGACGGTCTCATATACTATCCCAGCCGGCGAGCATTATATCTATGTAAAGTATTTCAAGGACAACTATACGGACGATTACAACGACTCGCTGCAGTTCAGAGTGGAGATAACTCCAAACGAGCAGTATAGTACTGATCCGTATTGGGGCTATACAATAAGCGCGGTGACTGAAGATCATACGATCGTGTTTTCGCCGCCGAATAAACTATATTTCAAGAATAACGGAAATTACGTTGAAGCACAAAATGCGTATAAAAAAGTAAATGGCTCGTGGGTACTTCAGGAAGATTTATCAGCAGTATTTGCGAGCGGAGTAAATTATGTGAAGGGATAAAATGATGGCTGATACTTTAGAAATATTTGGTGTAGAGTACGCCAACGTAAATGGGTTTCAGGCGCAGGATGAAAACGGGAATTGGATTACTTATGTGAGGCCAACTGGAACCTTAACTGTAAACGATAATGGGACGTTTGATTGCTCATCATACGATAGTGTCACTGTTGCTATCCCGTCTGCTTCGGGGGTGAGCTTTTGAGTAACTATATTGTGGATGGCGCCGACCTTACAGCGGTAGCGGACGCTATCCGAGAAAAGGGCAATACTTCGGCACAGCTTGCGTTTCCAACTGGTTTTGTGCAAG